CGAGCGTGATCTCTCTCTTTGTCCCATCTGGCCTTTGTACAATGATGCCTCGTCCTGGCTGTGACCGATCAATCGTCGCATCCGTTGAACCAAGATGGTTGCTCGCTAATAAGTTTGCGTTCATGTCCGAGTTGTCAAAGACCTGAGCCTCTGACTGATCGACCAACACATAAACTGTTTCGCCTGGAATCAAAAATTGACCTGCGGCAAACACAAGTTTTCGTCCATCGACCGCAAACGCTGGCCAACGAATAACCTGACCTGTATTGACGAGATAAACCTTACAGGTCAGCGGGTCAGGAACAAACTTCGTGACCGTCAGTTCTGTTTCGTCATCATCGCCGTCTAAATCAAATCTCTGGATCGCTTGATGTTCGTCGTACACCAGCGGATTTTGCTCGCCATAAAACACGCCAAGTCCAAGCAGGCTTGCAGTTTGCGACGCTGTAATTTTGACTCGCAGATCGTAAGTGTAACCATCAAGATCGAACACTGCCTGATTGCCAGCATCGGTAAACCAAGCTGTTCCATTAAACTTGACAGAATCACCCTCTGGATATGTTCCGCTAGTTGAATCGACACGAACCGAAACAGCATCAACGCCTGTATTGAAATTATCTTTGTAGGCTTGTGTAGTTTCAATAACCAGCCAATAGTCGCCCTCAACTAAGATTGCTGGAATATCAATCGCAACAATGTTGTTACCAGCACTCAAAGATGAGATCGAGATGGTGTCCGAATTTTGTCCTACAACTGTATCGCCTGGGGCATTGGCATCATCCTTTACAATCTTTACAGACAGATCGCCAGTCGGCGATCCAACCTTGTTGATATACACATTGCCAGAAAGAATTTTTTTCTTAACTCCAGCCGCAAGACTAGAAAGTTTCACGGCGTATGATTGGCTGTTGTTGTCGTTTAGCTCTGCAATCGCGTTGGCGTTTATGACATCATACTCATACTGCGTTGTCCCTGGAGGCTCTGCGAACACATGAACGCCACGAAATTTGTTGGACTCGCCAACTCTCTCCATCGTGACAGTTTCAAAGTTTGCACCACCGTCCTTAGACAGCTCGTAAGTGGCTGCATCGTCTATCGCTCCATCGCTCCATAGGGCATGAAGTTCGGCTTGCAAGTTCTCCTGCTCGCTCAATAAGAACTGTGAGCCGTAGTGCTGAGTGGTGAGTAAAAATTCAGTGTTGTTTAGGTCATACTCGCCGTTGGCGATGTCGTAAAATCCAGTAGAAGAAACATCAACGCGGTCGTTTTCGTGAACCTCTGGGACGTTTGGAGTCAGCCAGTTAAGCGTGAACCCATCATCCTCAAGCCTTCTGCGAAGCTCCTCAATGAAAAGCTGTCCAGGGCCAACGCTGCCAGAGCCACTTCCAGATCCAACACCAAGCTGCCTGATATTTGCGGCTGTGATCGCCTGAATTCCGCCGCCAGTTGATTGAACGTAAACCTGACCAATCTTTGTGGCGTTTGATGCAAATGCGGCATAGGGAGCATTCGCAAGAACAGCGTTATTTGATGATCCTGCAAGAATCAATAATTGCACGTTCAAGCTATTATCAAGATTTGAAGTTCCAGGCGTTGCTTGGACAGAATACCATTGATAATTGCCCGCAGGCACAACAACTGGAGCAAAGTTTTGACCCAATGGAGTTACGCCATCGTCCTTGAATACCAATCCAGTTGTAAACTCAATCTCCGCTCCATCAAACTTCATCACAAGATTTTTAATCTCTTGAATGAGCTTCGTGCCAGAGTTTAGAGTTCTCTCTGCTCCGCGCACGACCACGCGATTCGGATCACTCGGATGAGGCTTGATTCGCATCTGTCCCAAGAGCTTGTTCAAAGTCTCAAGAGCATCTGATACGCGAGTATCAGAAGGCGAAAGAGCCCCATTATAAGTCGGCGGAGTCGCTGCCGCACTTCCTGTGAAGATTGCAAAAGCAGGATGATCTGGATCATTCAATCCAGTGAGCAATCCGTGATCGCTCGCAGAGAACGCAGCAATCGAAGTATCAATCGCTTGTCTTAAATCTCTGACATCTCTTAACGATGCCTTCGGTGCATTCGTAAACGCGCTCGAAGTTTCAAAAATCAATCTGTAAAGAACCTTCATCTCATTTGAAGGTAAAACTCCAAAGCTCAAAGACTCATACGAGTTGTTCGCTTGCGCATTTGCAAGAGTCGTATCTTCTCGTTGACCCATGATCGCAATGATCGGTTCAGTGATGCTATTCGTTCCAAAGATCCACATGGCAACGAAATTACCATCGCTTGTCGCTTCAGGCTGTGTCCACGGCCCCGCTGGATTGTTGTACTGGATTCGATTCACTCCAGTTGAAACTGGATATTGAGAAGCTCCCGCCTTTCTCCAATCACCCGCAGCACCATCTCGATATAAAACTGGAATCTCTGCGATTGGATCAAGAATCTGTTCAAAAGGACTTGATGGAGCTGCGTTGTGTACTGGCAGAAGCTCAATATCTTCATCGTACATCAAGCCGTTTGAAACGCTCATTTGAGCATCTGCGTTCGCGGCACCTGTTCCACCTGTGGTGAAATTGCCAAGCGAAAGACCGCTCACCCATCGGCATCCAACAGTGTTGTGAAGATACTTGTGAGTCGCTCCATCAAGAGTTAATCCGTGTCGCTCATCACCAATCAACACGCCAACGCTATTTGTGGCATCCCAATAAACCGATGCAACAAAAGCGTATTCTTTGATGATCTCATAAGACCATACTTGTGACGTGATAAGTGTCGCGCCATCAAAATAAATAAAGTGAATGCCTTCGGTATTTGGAATCACAACCGTCTGTGCAGACGACTTTCTGTGAATCCTTCCCTGAGTCATGTAATCAAAATGTGTTGCTGGAGCCAAAGGCTGGATCGTGAATGTTCGCGTTCCATCATCGAAAGAGATTTCAGAATCATCACGATTCGGGAATCCTGTCGGCTCGCTTGAAATGTCCGCAGACTCCATCGGTCTCCAACCAATTGTTGAATCACGATAGCGCCAAACAGTTTTAAAGTATGAAGTTCCAGATTTGATCGAAACGGTATCGCCGTTTGTTGGGACATCTGAACCAGAGAAAACGTCTTTCTTGTCCCATGTGATCGCAACGCCTACGCCTGCGATTTCATAAATTCCATTCAAAGCCGCGTTCGCAAAAAGAACTCGATTGCCGTTTACAAGCGAAGCTCCATCAATCGTGGCCGAAACTCCTGAAGGCAGCACTGTCGCTTCAAGATCGATGTAATCAGCCTTGAGAAGCGTTCCAGTTCTTTCACCAATGCGATTGATCGCAGTTGGATAAGAAGAGCCAGCCAAGATTCCAAAGCCCTGATCGATCAGAGCGGCTGAATAAGCCTCTGTCGCAGTTTCAGAAGTGATTCCAAGTTTCGTTCTAATTGCAGAAGGAAGATCAACACCAACAACGGCCACTTCGCCAGAATCAAGCTCTGGCATATCAAGAAGACCGTTGATCTTATTGTTTCGACGGAAGAAGATAATTTGAATTCCAGGATCAAAGCCAACGCTCGTTGGATCGATAGGCACATCTTCAATCGCTGCAACAATCGGCGTGAGCGCAGGAGATGGGACATCCGCTGGAATCACCACATACATCGCTTCGCCTTCAGCTAAAATTACGCTTCCAGCATTGATCGTGTATGAATTTGCGCGATCTGCGATTTCGATGAGCATCGAAGAAGACCATCCGAGAGTGTTTGCTCCCTGAGTGCCTTCCCATTCGATATTCCCACCGCCAGTGATGAACATATTTTGAAATTCTTTAAGAACAGCGACAGAAGGCCACGGAGCATCTGTCCACTCAGGCGTTCCCTTGATCTCTTTGATCGCAGTCGCCAAAGCCTGATAAGCCTCAATCAGATTGCCAATGCCCTTATCTGATCGCGGAGAACCAAAGTTCCAATAAGAGTCCACATGGAACATAAGCTCGCGAGCATCTGTAATAGTAGAAATGTTGCCGCCAGAAGTTGTGACGATTGCGAGTGGCAGCTTATCTGGATCGCCAGAGAAAGAAACTGTGTTTGAGACCAGTACAGGAGTCTCTTGAACGCAAGTGTCCACCGTTTGCGTGAACTCTTCACCCTGACCAGCGTTTGCAGTCGGATCCCAAATTGCCACTGTATCAGGCGCACCCGTTCCAGTAACGATTTGAACTTCAACGTAATTTGTCGCATTGTCGTCAAGATCCAAAAGTAAATCATCGTCAGTCGTCTTTCTAAGGACAACCGTTTCGTGATCTGCTCTCTCAGGATTTATCAACAAAGAATCAATGGTCTTGTTGACCTTAACCTGAAGACCGCCGTTGTTTATCAGCGTCCAGCCCTTAACAATTCTGTTCAAAGGATAAATGAAGTTTTTATTGTATGTGTAAAACTCAGCATCAATGAAGTTGAGCATTCGCTCATGCTGAGGGAGATCATATCGTTGATCTGCTACAAATCTTTGCTTTTTTTGCAAGCTGCACCTCTCATTAACACTCTGGATCTAAAACAATCCATCTGACTACGACTCCCGCTGCGACCACACTCTCAACGATTTGTTGAGCCAAAATTCGAGCCGCCTCAACCCCGACCAAGAACACACTCAGATCAGTTCCGTCCTGTGCTGGCTCTTGATATGGCTTTACGATCACGTTCACGACTTCCCCTATCGAATGATTTTTCAAAAACGTGTAACTTGGATCAAGTAGAAGCGTCGTGTTATTTGGACGGCCAAAATACTTGATATCCACCTCTTCGGCTCCACGGCCATACGAGAAGATCAATCGACCGCTTCCATCTGGAATTCCCGAAGCATCTTGCATGGTCAAAGTTGGATAGATGTTGCCTGCCGTAATACTTTGACCAAGAATGCCTCTTTGCTTTGTGACCGTGTAGGTCTTGCGAATGTCTGGAACAAACGATCCAGGGTAGTTGGTCACATCCGCAATGTTGAAGCTGTCTCCAACTGTGTAGTCCAAAAGATTCGAGCTTGCGGCGAATTGAATCACAACTCCTGAATAACCAGCCTGATTCGAGAGTATCGGCCTTGTGATCGCCCCAACACCAAAGGTCGCACCCGCAAGCTCATCCACAATCAAATTCTGAGTGGATGAATGGAAGTTGACCGTAAGGGTTTTTACGATGTTATCGATGGCGGTTATGGTTCCAGCATAAGAATGGAAGTGATTTGAGCCCTTCAGGGTTCTTCGCAAGGCTGGAACAGAGCTTGGAATTTGGATCACTATTTCATTTGGATTAACCTCAAAAACAGCGACCCTTGGATTGCCTGCTCCAAAGAATACCTCGAGAACCTTTTTGATCGTTGGAACGACCTGCTTTGGATAAAAAGAAAGCGCTGGAATCAGTTCGCGATATTGCTCATCTGCAAGGCCAATTGAAGAAGGTCTGAACACGCCGACATTCGAGCCAAGAGAGTCGAGATACTGGAGCTTTGCGAGCTTCACATAAATCTGCTCTTTGGCATCTTGAATCGCCTGAACAATCTGATCGTCTTCACCTGACCATGCGTAAAGGAGACCTTTGACATGGACGTTCGTCGTCGGCCTATAAAGGCCTGGAACGAAACGCGACATACTATTTAATTTGCTCATGTCTCCCCTTCCTTAGCCGACGATGATCTCTGAGTCGCTAATCCTTGCAAGCTCGTTGTCTGCAATCGCAATGTTCGCTGTCGGTGCGGCCACAGTCACATCAAACACGCCATCAACTTCCTTCACTGCACAAGTAATCGAACTCACGATCACGTCTTCACCCACAGGCAAAGTATTGATGTAGGTCGAAACTGCGGATTTGATATCGTTTGAGATCGAAGAAAGCGTGATGCCTTCGCGAGTTGTAACGTCAAGCTCAACTCGGATCGGAATTCTCACAGGCTCAAGAACTTCAATCTGAACTCCCGCTGCGCGATAGCCTGGATATGTTTCTTGATCGTCCTGTCTTCCATCAATCGTCCACTGTGCAATCTGCGCAAGACCCGTGTAATGGCGGTATCCATCCACACCAAGCCTTGTTGCTGTTGAGAAGTTGAGAACAGTGTTGCCCGTTCCACCTGAAACTTGAATCGAAGAAGCGTCTCCTGAACTCAATGAGGCAATTTGAACCTTCACTCCACCCGAAGAAGTTTTCACTTCTGCGCGAGTAGAAAGAAGCGTGATCTTCGTGTTATTCCAGAAGCGAACGACCTGATCTGCATTTGTTGGAATGATTTGATAAGCCTGACCCGTTCCAACAGAGCTTCCAAAGGCCGAATCAAAGATGATCGTGCCTGTGCCAGCGTTGTACGAAAGAATGTTTCTTCTGTTGCCAGCTTCAGGGCCCGAAATCATTTCAACATCGTAATCAGTCAAATCAGCGTTAAGCGGGAAGACCGTGTTCAATGTTGCATCGACAATCTGAGAAGCAGACGAGCCTGCGCCCGTAGTTCTCTGAGTGTAAAGAGGCACTGTGAAGTTGTTAGCCAAATTGCCATCAACAATCACAATCACCTGATCGTCAGCATTGAAAACATAAGGTTCAGCGTTGCCAGACTCAACGGCTGGAACGTGAGGAGAAAAGCTCTCATGAAGATCTGTATCAAGGCCAAGAGTCGCCACTGCGGTTCCACCTGTGACTTGGATCGTTCCACCGTTCCACTTGTTCGATGCGATCTTTACTTTCGTATTCAACTCAACAAGAGTCGCTGTTGCGCCCTTGAGATCTTTGTTGATTCTTGAAAGCACCTCAGATGCGACCGCAGCACTCGGAGTTCCAAAGTCTGCAATCTGGAATGTCACCACTTGCGGAACGCCATCGACTGAAATGTTCAGCGTTTCACCGCCAACAAGATTGAACGTCTGCGCCGCTGTAACCACAAAGGCTCGCGTATTGAACGAGCCAATCGTTACGAAGTCCCCTGGATTTAAAGGCTCAATAAGCTCAATTTGTCCAAGGAATCTGTTCAGCGTGTAATCACGGTTTGAACCCTCAGCCGCAATCTCAGGGAATGCCAAAAGTTCATTGGCTGAAGAAATCCTAATGCGATCCTCAGTTGGCGGAGTCACAAGACCCGCATCGTTTCGCACAAATCGAATCCAGTACGCATCGAAAGAATCAACCGTGTTGATCTCCCAATCGTGCGGAGCTTGGAATTCAAAATGTCCTGCGACCGTGAATCCAAGGGTTCCATCAAACACTGGCAAAGCCGTCCAAGAGGATCCGTTCCAGTATTCAGCATCGTAACCCATTGGCGCACTGGCAGGAATTTGAGGCGAAAAGAAGGCCGTTCTAAACTGAACAGTTGAATGTCCAAGGTAAAGGATGTCGCCATTGGCATCAAAAATCTGAGCATCTGCCGCTGTAGCAATCGCCTGAGCGGTGATATTAGTGAATGCTCCATTGAATTTTAAGACTCGCGTGAAATTCTCAACGATCTGTAACTTCGACGTAGAAGATCTGATCGTGTTCGAGGTCAAAGAAACGCGGGTATTGTTCGAGCTTCTTGACGCGATAAGACCAGAAATCTGTTCGTTGATAAGCTGAACGACCTCAAGAGCCGTCGCGCTTGGTGGATTCAAGAAATCGGCTGGCCTGAACCAAGCAAGCTGCACGTTCTTTTTACCATCCACCACGAAAGAAAGGACTCGATCCAAGGCAGAGAAATCGTAAACCTGAGCATTGCCAGATTCCATCGTTGCCGTTGATCCATCCTTGTTCAAAAGAGAAATTCCAAGATCTCTTTCAAGATAAACCTTAGTTGTAAATTTCTTATCAGTAACAAAGTTCAAAGCCGTGTTCGCTGTTCCACCTGTCACTCTGATTGCTTCATCAAAGTTTTGTCGTGCAAAGATACGAATCTTCACACCGCCAGAAGAAACGCGAGACTCAAAACCTTGGGCAGCACCATTGATTCGTTTCAAAACCTCTTGCGCAGTCGCTTGTCCCGCTATGGCAAAATCCGTTGACTCAAAGGTGATGGTTTCAATCTTCCCGCCTACATCGACGATCAAGGTTTCTCCGCCAACCAAATTGTACGGCTCTTGGTTCTGAGTCTCGACAAATGCTTTTGTGATAGGGAAGTTGTTGATATTTAAAAATACCTCTCCACCTGTTGCAGATGGAACAACTTCTTCATAACCCACGCCCGCGAAGGTCGCCACGAAACCAGTTCCATCATCGATGAAAAGTCTCACAACATCCGCAGGGATTGTCGGCTCAACGAGAGAAGCTGAAACGACACGCTTGTTTTCAGTGTCAGAAATAACACCAATCACGTTTGTAATAATTGAAACGCCAGTTCCACGCGAAAGAGATTGAATTCGATCTTTGATTCTATCGCGAAGCTCTTGATCGCTTTCGATATCTCGACCGTTTGTCACACGCGAAGGATTCGTCACTGTCGCCGTTGAGAATGGCGGAGAATCATACTGAATGATCGATCCAACTGGCACGTTGGCTTTTGAACCCGCTTCAGCCGCAGTGACCGCGACACCTGTGAGTTCAGATTCTCCATCGAGAATCGTTGCAATCGCATCCAGTGTAAAAGTGATTTCAGGATTTACATCGCTCGCTGGAACTTTTACGACTGTGCCCGCAGGAACAACTCTGTTGCCTGCTTGAGAAAGAATAATCGTCTCATCGGTTCCATGATCGAACGCCAACGCTCCACCAAGATTAAACGTCACATAATTGCCGTTATCTGTGATCGAAACGTATGTGATTGTTTCAGCATTCGGAGTGCCACGACCAACAATGATCGATCCACTCACAGGGAATCCTGTTGAGCTATCGCCGTTCACACTTGTTGAACCAGCCGACGCTCCAGGAAGACCAGAGTAAACTCCAGTTGAAACTTTTGTTACCGCAGAATCTCCAAGAGTCACATTCGTTGATGCGACCTGAGCCTGCAATCTTTCAAGACCATATTCAAACGCTCGGTTATCAAGATCGCTTCCTGTCGTGGTATCAAGAGAATATCCACGGATAATTTCGAGCATCTGGAAGTATTGTTCATCATCTTCTTGAGCCGCAGCTTCGAGCATTGTGAACGCGACGGCACCAAAGTTTAAATCGGTGATCGGAGTCACAGAGATCAATCGCTCTTGCATCTCTCCAACAATCTCTGGGAACGTCCTTGGTACAAACAAACTCATATTACACCTCTACAGTTACAGGGACAGGCTGTGCAGTTCCGACAACCTTGATCGCCGCTTCAATAATTGTTGTGCTTCCTTCTTGCTTCAAAGACAGATATGGAACGCTATCAACGCGAGTATCTGAATTTAAAGAAGCCAAAAGATTTGCTCTTGTGATGTTCAAATCTCTCACCTTGCCGCCGATTCCAAGTGAAGCACCAATTTGCGGATGCCTCTTCAAAGATCCATTCTCGTACAAGATTTTAAGTAAAATTGCCTGAGCCATATTCTCAATTCCAGCGACCAAATCGTAATCTCCGAAGTTTGCAAACACGATGTCATATTCATCATCAAGACGAATATCTACACCGAGAGACTTCTTTGAGAATTCAAGATCGCGAGCGATTTCGTAATCCTTGTTCATGCGAACGCCAGTGTCTCCACCGCCTTCGCCTGCTTTTGGAATCAAAAGAGGATCGCCAGGTTTCAAAACTCCAGGCCCGCCAGTTTCAGAAATGTATGGCGGCTTCAGATTGTTCAAAAGAACGATTTCTTTGAAGCGATCTGGATCTCCAAGCTCTCTTGCCGCAATCACCTGAAGCGTGTCTCCACCGCCAACTGCGATGGACTTTACGTTTGATGGACGTGAAAGAGAGAGATTGCCTTCGTTCACATATTTCAAAGTTCCATCTGTTCCAAGAGTCCTACTCTGGTAAACAGCTTCGGCAGCTTTTGATTGCTTGTTTGGATCATTCGCAAATAGCTTTGGCTGTGCGATGATCGTGTTGCTCATCTTCTTCAAAATGTTGAGTGCATTTAAAACTTTCAATTCTTGATATGTTGATTGACGGCCAGATGAGCCTCTCAACGTCGAAACGCGACCAGTGGCCGCGTTGTAGGATGCAGTATCTCTTCCAAGGACATCGTTGAAGTTGGCCTCAATCCTTCTACATTCTTTTTCAAAGTTCTCCATGAATCTTCGTGTGATTCCAAAAGGAGAAAGATCAACAGCTTTACCGCCCTTGATTGCGATCAGAGCGAGATTGATTTGCTTCAATGGATCAAGGAGCGTTGAAGTGATGTCTCGCTCAGTTCTTCGGATCAAGCCGATTGAGCCATTGATAACCTGAGTTCCATACGCGATGTAATCAAGAGCCTTATCAATCGCCTCAAGCGCAGGAAGAAACGCGGCAGAGTTTTGTTTTTTAAACTCAGCATTCCCGATGCCTTTAAGAACAATCGTGTAATCGTACATGAACGGCTTTGATGCCGATCTCTTCATCGTAAACTTTTGAGGCTCAACAAAGATTGATTCAGAATCTTTTCGATTCGTAAAAACCATTCTCAGTTCGCCAGCGGCATCTTGTCTCTTTGCTTCTGCATACGCTCTGAAATAAGAGCGAAGCTCATGAAACTCTTCATAACCAGAATGTCCGCTTGCAAGGACTGGATTGCCTGATTGCGATTTCGCTCCACCTTCTTTACGAAGCGGAGAAACGCCTGTGGTTCCAGACACGGTGATATCTTTGATGAGAACACCTTGATGCTCCACCAAAACCCCACGCAATGTCGGAGTCACTTGAATGGCGAAGACTTCATCTTGCTGAAGCTCTTGCGGATTGATCTGAAGCTCAAACTCTTGCCAGCCCTGTGCTGGAGAATTGATGATCGTCGAACCCTTCACCTGAACCACATTGAAAGAATAGCTCTTGGCCGTTCGCCAAGAACCATCGTTGTATCCAGGATCGTTGGTGACTGGCTTGAACTCATTCGGCCACTTTCTTGCGCCCTTAGTCCTGCCAAGCAGAGAATCCACCGCACCTGTGAAGCTCTTTTCAATGCTTTTGATTAAATCAGTAAATCCCATTCTCCACCCTCATCGGATTACAATTCCTTCACAATCCGCGCACTCTCTCCAGATTTATATGTACTCGGGATCGTCACACTCAGAGTGACATCCAGCCCTGAAATTCCTGTGATTGTTGCATCAATAACAGGCTGTGTCTTCGAGCAGACCTTGACCGTATCGGACACCGCCAAGCCAGTGACGCTTGTAAGTGTGACCGTGTTCGTTCCAGTCGCATCCGCACTAAAGACCTGAACAAGCCAGATTGCCGAATCTCGGTTGTACTGATTTGTCAGGTTCGTTATCATTTGACTGAAAAGAGTGACCGCAAGACCTGAATCGTAATACGTCCTCAATGTTCCACCCGCCTTGTTCAAACGAGTGTTCAAATTATCAAATAAATTAAAATACTGTCCTGCTCCTGAGAAAGATCCATCGCCCGCTTGCGATAGCGTTCCAAGGGCTCCTGTGATTTCTGGAATCCTTGCTGTGATCTGTGCAGGTCTCGCACCAAGAGCCGTCTCCAGTGCTGGCAAATTCGTTCCAAATCTGCTTGTGCCCACGCCAGTTGAAGGGAATGCCTGCCAAGTATCAATCGTCGTTTTGTGACCGTTTACAAGACCCTTCGCAGCGGTTATCTGCGTGGCCTCTGCACCTGTGGCATCGTTTAAATTCAAAGCTGCAAGCTCGGCGTTTAATCGAGTCTCCCAATCGCCGACATTCGTATCGATGATTGTTTTTATTGCCGCCATGAAAGCCGAATCTCCAGCCGAAGATCCAACTCCAGATTCTCGTTCAGCAAGCGTCCAGCCATCGTCAAAGTTCTTCATTGTCGCGCCGCTTGCGATTCCAGCATAAGAGGCGTTGGCAGAAATTATTGTGACCGTGACGTTCAGACCAGCAATGTTGGTGATCGTTCCATACAGATAGTTTGAGCCAGAAATGAAGATCACACGATTGCCAATTGAAAAGCCTGCCGCAGAAGTTACTGCAACAGTGTCCACGATAAATGCGGCGGTCGTTGTCGTGTTAGCCGCTCCATCTGTGAAGCCAGCTTTCAAAAGCGTGATATTCGTATTTGCAGTCGTAATCGCAGCGTTCTCTGTCTGAGTCCACGCAGAAGTTGGATTGCCAAGATTTGAAGCTGCGACTCCAGGCTGGAAGTTCACCCAAATCGGCGAAGTGATGAAGTGAATGTTTGGATCGGTCAATCTTCCAGCGGGATCAATGTCCGCAGGATTATAATCAGTTCGCAGGATTCCATTCAGATATTTTAGCTCTGCGTGATACTGAGCGATGATGTTTATCCAGTTGTTTGTAAAAACAGTGTTGGATTGATCTTTTGAAAGAATCTTCGCCTGATTCGCATTCGCGTTTGCCAAATCAGAATTTGCAGAAGCGAGATTGACTGGATAATCAACCATCGCCTGCGTAAGTTCAACAATCTGTGGATCTGTAAAAGTTAATGCCATTATCCGCTCGTTACCTTTGGTGAACCCTGAAGGATTTGTGAAACGACTGGAGCGCCCAAGTTACCAGTGCCCACGACCATATCGCCCAATCGAGCGACAGGCGAACCGCCGCCAGCCAGAGCAACAGTCACACCATCAACCTTTGTTGGTGATCCACCATCGCCGACATCTGTGCCGCCAGTGCCTTTAAAGGTGCCTTTGCCGTCGCCAGATACCGTTACATCGCCAGTGGCGTTAATAGTAGCGGCTCCATCGGCATTCACAGTCACATCTTTCGAGTTCACAGTTGTATTGCCGTCAACATTGATGTTCGCATCTCCAGCGACCGTCACGTTGACCATGCCATCTTTCATTTCGACTTTATTTGTAAACTTATCTTCGATGATGATTCCGTTTTCATCGATGATGATTTTGTTGTCCTGCGCGTAGAGTTCAAACTTTTTGGTCTCTTTGTTGAATTTCATTCGCAGATCGGCAGTGCCCTCAGTTCCATGAGTGTTCAACTCAATATCGCCTATGCCGAACATCTTGATGAACGCGCCAACTGCGGCTTCGTTTAAAACTTTGCCCGCAGGATCTTTTCTTCCGACCTGTTTGATGATGTAGTTTGAATCTTTATCAATTAAAAATTCAACACCGTTGAACTCTTCAATGTCGAAGAGTCCATCTTCTTTCTTTGGCTTCTTGTACGCAGAATGAAGTGGATGCTCTGATCCACCAAGTATCAAGGGAGAATTGCCGTATCCTTCGAGAAACGCAACGAAGACGTGTTCTCCATCCACAAGCTCATCGAATGTTCCCTTTGAGATTTTATTGGATTTCGATTTCTCAATACCTTTGCGAACTCTTTCTTGATAGTTGTACTGGCCGCCAGCTTCACGGATGTTAATTGCATTCGGATACTCTTGCCCGCGCACCTTGACCACATACTCCATGCGATCTTTGGTCGTATTTTTTGGATCATCTGGATAAACTGCGCGAACAATTACGCCGCGATAAATGCCGAACATCTTTTCATGCTCGCGCTCTCTTCTTAGTGAAGTTGGAACTGAACTCGGTATCGGTGTGCCATCTGGAAGATATCTCGTCATCTCGATACTCCAGTCTGCGCGATATAAGAATTCGCAAGCAAGATGTCTGGATAGCCGAAGTCCTCTGGAGCAATATCAATAAAAATATCTTTGCCTTCGGTCTTCCACTGACCATGAGTCACTGTGAAAGTCGTTGACCAGCCCTCTCTCAATCTCCATTCGTGCTGATATCCTTCAATGAAATAAACCTTATCAGGAGTTTGATCTTGCGCAGATTTTACGATCAATGCTTTGCCAAGCTCTGCTTCAAGAACGCCAGTGCAGACCAATGTGCCAGCATCGTAAAGATGATTTGCGAAGTGCATATCATAAAGCTGCGCCATGAATGCCTTCCAAAGCTCGATCTCTGTTGAACCTGTCACGCCCTGTTCTTTTGCGTAACAAAACTCAAGAACCTGATCCAATCTCTTCAGGCCGTGTCTTTGAATTGATTCGCGCACGAATACTGGATTTGAAATCGTCTTTGGTTGACCCTGATTCGCCATGTGAGAAATGTTTTTCTCTCTGCTTTCAGGAGTTCTCATCCAAAAAAGATTCATTCTTGAATGGTCATCTTTACCGATATCTTCGTACTTGATTTCTGCTTGAGATATTTCAACGAAGTTTTCTTTCGCAAGATCTTGTAAAGATTTATAAGCACCGTTGAGCTTCGATAATTTTGCATCCTCAACCTTTTGCTTCTTTGGAATCTCTTTTTCTTTTTTCACAACAATCGTTGTGTTCGGATAAATAAGATCTGGATTCGTGATGCTTGGATTGAGCTTCACGATTTCTTTTACTGTTGTGCCGTATTGCTTGGCGATCCTGCCAAGTGTGTCTCCCTGCTTGATTCGATAAGTAACATCTTTCTCGACAGGCGGAGTCCTTGGCGGTTCACCAACTGTGAAGAGATCTTCAAAGAAAGGAGTTTGAATTGGACGCGGCTTCAATACCAGCGTTGGATTGATCGTTCCATCCGTGTTGCGAACTTCTTCAAGATAAACTTCGTTCACAAGCTCATTTGAATTTCGCTTAATCATGTCCCACAGAGATCCGTTTGAATCCACTGTGAGCATTTCGCGAGCTTTGAATCCAGGAAGCTCATCTTGAATGTCTGTTTTTAAAATATCATAAAACTTGTCTTCAGAGCTTATTGAGCCCGCTCCGCTGACCGTAGTCCCCAAGAGGCTCAAGAGTTCGGGAGAATTACTATTCAAAACACCTGCGATAGTCGCTCCAAGTTTGCCAGCAAGAAGAGATGGAATTCTCCACGGCTTCAAGTCTGAAGTCGCTCCGCTTGCCGTTTGTCCGCCAGAGCCCAAGAATATGTCCACAAGGTTTGAAACGAGATCTGTTGGATTGCCGAGAATTTCTAATCCTGCATTTCTCAAAGCAACATCAAGAGTGTTCACCTGCTCTGCGTATGGATCATACCAGAGATCAGTTTCTTCAAACACTTTGCCGAAGTTTCTTCCTGCCACACGATAACGAAGTGAAACTTTGTCCTCATCTTCATCTCTTTGTAGCGAGCGAGAAACGCGATCAATGTTGCCGATCATAAGGCAGTTTCGAGTGTCTTGCGGCTCGCCTTCGGCTTGGAATTCGTTGAACAAATAAATTAAAACCCAATCGCCAGGAGATAAAACTCCCTTCCAGTTTTGACTTGGAAGGAGAGAGAACTCAAAAGTTCCACTCGCAGCTTGGATTGATTTTGAAACCTGAATTGAATCAATGTCGTTATCGATCACGCCGACTTCGACGCCAAGAAACGGCTCTCCGCCATCTCGAAGATTTGTTGGCTTGCCGAAGTTTTGTTTCTTGTAGTGATAATAAACGATCTTTGCATACGATGTTCTTGTCGCGATTGCGCGATCTGCAAGAGGGAATCCTCTGAACACTGTTGTCTTGTCGCTCTGTCTTCTATCAAGAGATTTTGAAATTGCCACTCGTTACCTCTTGCCCACTGCCCGCTCATTCATCCTTGTTGGGTTCGCGTATGAAGGATTCGGCGTGTATGCGTTTGGCTTTGTGCGAATAATCGCCTGCGTGAGACCTTGAATCGCAATGGTGTTTTCGCGAGTGATTGTGTCCTCAAGAGAAACAGAAGGAAGTGATGGAGCCGATGCTCTCGGTGCCGCAATCGATGGCGGAATCATCGGAGATCCAACTTGAGGAGAAAGAGGAGAGCTTAAAGCACTCGTTGGATTTGTAATGTTGTTGATATCGAATCCGCCAGTCGCCATCTTGTCAGAAGGAGTCGGCATCATTGCTCCGCCGCCCGCAGGGGCTTGAGGCCCAGCGTCTCCGCCGCCTTGGAAGTCAGAATAAACATCTGCACCAAGACCAGCCCATCCAAGCCAAGGGAATAGCGTTCCACCGCCATAGGCCATCAATGCGGCTTTATCAGCCTTGCTTGCCTTGTCCCATCCACCCTTATCTTCAATCTCTTGATATTTTTGATAAGCGGCCACAGCGTTGATCGCGTTGCCCACAAATGGGATCGCTTGACCAACAGCTTTCGCTCCACCTTTTGCCAAAGTTTTTGGTAAAACTTTTTGAGCCGCTTTGCCGCCAAATTTCTGTAATCCTCTGCCAACGGCTTTGCCAGGAGCAGATTTCGCAACGGCTCCAGCCGCACCCATCGCTTTCGATCCAGCGTACAATCCGCCAGCCATCATCGCGCCTGTCGCGACAGTTTCTCCAGTATTTTGAACGGTATCAAAAAGTCCTTCAGCCTGTCCCATCTTGCTTGTGATCCATTGAACAAACTTTACAAGTGGCGGAACAAGTTCCATCGAAATAACTTCGATCAATCGATCAATTTTTGCCTCGAGATCTTTGATTGAGCCCTCAGCGTTCTTAAATGTTTTATTCAATCTTTCTTCAGGGCTCATCGCAGCTTCTTTGAGCTTGTCTGAAATGCCCTTCATATCAGGTCTTCCAGATTTCAATTGTGCAAAGATCTCCGCTGCGGGCCCAGCTTCCAATCCTGTTCTTTGTTGGAATGCGTACAATTGGTCATCTGGACTCATGCCCTCTGTTGAAGACATGATGTCTTTGAACATATTGCTCACGACATCTGCGCCGCCAACTCTCATTGCGCGAGTATCAACGCCTGCGGCATCAAGCTGTTTCAGTGTGCCTTCATCAAGCTCACCAAATAAGCCCATGCTGCGACGGAATTCTGTTGCAGATGCAGAAGCTCCAGGTGCTGACGCAAGAATCGCTCTTGTGCCCATCGCTTGCTGGAATCGATCTCCGCCTTTAAATGTTTGATCCATTGATCTCAATGCAGAAAAAATTCTGCTTGGATCGTTTTTGAAAAACGGAAGTGTGCCCATCGCCGCTGCGAAACCGTTCAAAGAATCATTATCAACATTGATTCCTTGAGACATCTCTTCCATAAATCCGCGCATACCATTCAAGTATTCGCCGATCTTCGAGCCCTCTAATCCTGCGGCGACCGCTGCACCGATTGAGTTTGAAAGAGCCTTACCAGTGTCACTCACACCCGCTCTTCGAGCCGCTCCAGTAAATGATGCAGAATCCTCTCTCTTAACCCCGTAGGCGCGTTCAATCTGCTCGCCCATATCAACAAGGCCAGTCAATCTTCCTGAATCAATAGCGCCCGCCTGAGAAGCGAACATGGCCGCTGATTGACGGCGCTCGCTTGGCAAATATCCATACTTTGAATCTTCGCCAACGTATCCTGCATCTCTCGTCAAAGCTCTTTGAGCCAATCTCTCATCTGCAATTCCCGTTGCACGGCCAAACATGGCTCGCACACCAAGCGCACCAAGAACAGGAGCAATCAAGCTCTTGAGACCGCCAAGCGATCCCATAATGCCTTTACCGCCGCCGCCCTTGGCTCCACCCATTCCAGGAATCTGAGAGCCCATGAATTTATCTTTGAAATCGCCGAACGCGCCCTTATCAACATTGGCCTGCTCGGTATTGATGTCTTTCAATTGTTGCTTGAGATTTTTTAAAGCCGCTGTGTAGTTGACGACTTTTCGAGAATCAAACGCCTCTTGACCGCTGGCAATCTTCTCAAGATTGACAGAGATCTCTTCCATCTTAGTTTTGACGGTATCAGCTTGTTTGATTAAATCTTTTGAAATTAAATCTTTGAGCTTCTTGGCCGACTCTGGCGCGACATCGATATCTTTTAGTGAGGCGAGAGACTTTCTGGCATCATCAACTGCGCCCTTGAAGCCTCTCACATCCGCTGTCAACGATACCTTTGCCGTCCTTGCCATCTCATCTCCTTAGCCGAGAGTATCGAACTTCTCTTCAAATTCATCGTCTTTGCCGAGAGTCACTTCGTTACCCTTCTTCGTCACAACTCTTGATCCAGGCAATCCTCTTCCAAGGTTTGCCAAAATCTCTTCTTCTTGCTCTGGCGTTAGCTCATCTTTCGACTGGTATTTTGAGATATCGACCTGTTTCTTCTTGCTCCAGACCTTCTTCATTCGATCTTCATGCTCTGGAGAAACGCGGCCATCCCATTCGCCAGACTGTTTCGCATCTTCTGTGAGAAGGAATTTGTGAACTTCGGCTGGCTGTGCTTCATAGAAATCTTCCAGCATCTCGATCACAAGCTCTTCGCTCACATGATCTTCCCAATCTTTAAGAGGCCGCTGATACTTCTTCGTCCACCAACGCTCAAGGACTCTGTTCGAGTCCTGAAGACTTGCTATCGCAATTCTGTGGAGATTGCTGGAATCATCAAGGCTCTTGTCCCTGAGAAGCCAATTCAGCCCCTTGTACTGAGCCATCCTTTACATCCTCTGGCTTGCCGCCATAAACCTTCTCACGCCACTTCGCCTCAAATTCCATGCACTTGTTGTGAACTTCGATAACGACGTTCGCATCGTACATATTCGCCCCGAAATCAGTGTCCTTCCACCAATCAGGGTATTCTTTGAGAGTGAATCGCAAGAATGAGATGGCCTCATTGTATGCTCGGATGTCCTCATCGATTGTCATCAAGTCGCCGTTTAATCGGGCTCGCATAACATCGGACATGGCTCGTTCACGAAGCGTAGGTCGGCGATACAAAAAGTCACCGACCCACACGATTTTGGATTCTTCACCTGTAACCTCAACATGGAATTTGTGTTCCATGTTGGGGAGTTTATATTCTTTTTTCATGTCAACCTAACCTCTTAATTTCACTACAAATTCAAACTTCGACGTAGAAGTTGGTCGTTATTGACCAGCTTCATCTGAGGACTTGCGTCCCTTGAACGACCACGTTTCAGTCATGATCCCACGGGCATCAACTGAAGTCTGACGACTCTCAAGTTTGACACCTTCCATGAGAAGGATAACTGCGTTGGTCGTGCGATCAATGATCTCTGCGGTCAACTCACCTTGAGTGAGGATCGCATTGAGCTTGGACATAATGCCAAGCTGTTTGACCGATTGATTCGCCACGCGGAAGTTTTGGCAGGACATATCAACTCGATATCCTACCTCTGCGTGTTCTACGACTGCCAAATTGTCGAGGACATTCACTTCTTCAAGTTGAATGTTCTCGTTGTACGTTACACTGGAAGCGAATGCGACTTGATTGCCGTTCAATCTGAAGATCGCCTTCGCACCTGTCATTACTTGTGACATAGTTCACCTCTCCTTATGCACTCTGCCTAATGTCGGCGAGATAGATTGTTGGCAAGATAAAGTCGATTCCCTGAACAGGAGTGATCGACACATTGATTAGAGCCGTATTCCCTTGAACGACCACGCTCAAGTTTTTGTAACCGATACCTTCATTGTCGTCGTCTCCAACGATGATGTCTGCATCAAGATACAAGCTCATGCGATTCTTAACGAAGTTCGCAATTGCTTCTGCGGTTCCAGTCCTTGCCTTGCTTCCTGTGAACTGAAGATCCAAGTTGAATCGAAGGTCGTAGGCCACATAGCCTGCCGCTTGAACAACTGATTCTCGGTTCCACACGAAACTGCCATCGGTAACATACGTCGTGTTGCCAAGAACGCAGCGGAATCCGCCAGTGTCCAGAGGCTCAACAATCGTACATCCAGCTTCGATCATCTCGGCGTAATCTTTACGAGGCTGCCAAGATCCATCTGTCACGCGAACATCGTTCACGTTGATGGTCTTGCTCGTCAAAGGTTCACCAACCTCAGCACCCGCTCTCATACCCGCAAGGATACAAGCAAGAGCCCAAGGATCCTTCCAGTTCAAATTCCCGAACTTATCAAGAACTCGAACCTGTTGGCCGACGATTGAAACGTATCCAGAATTGATGGCCTTCGCAGCATCCTTGAACGCTGTCTTAGAGCCTTCGATTGAAATAAATCCTGCTCGCTCACTCTTACCAGTCGTTGACCAGCCCCATGCTGCGTGTGAAGCGGCAAGAGCGTTGATCGAATCGATAGTCAATGCACCGATATCTTTTGAAATCAATGGAACAACCACGTTGATTCGAGCTTCTTTGAAAGCCTCAAATCCATCCGCGAAATCGCTGTTCGCACTCACTCCATCTGAACCGCCAGAGAAGAACACTGGACTTGCAACAATCGCAAGACCGCGCTCTACGTTTGACACCTTCGCAGCGTTCGCAAGAGTTGTGAACGTGTTGATGTAGCTTTCGATTTCATACATATCTTTGGTGATTGTCGCAGCGACAGTCATGATCTCAAGATCATCAACGTAATCAAGCAAACCAGCATTTGCGAGTGGGTTCGGCCCAACTGCGCTTGCTTCGTATGCTGCGTGAGAGTTGATAAGATCTGCGAGAGCTTTCATCGTGTACTTGTTTCGACCTTGGTCGTCCACAAGAACGATGCTCAAGTTGTCCGCTGGAGTTCCAGTGATTACTGTTGAAAGAACTTTTTCGCCTGAAACATCTTGGATGTCTAAGGTCGCCGCAGTTCCCGCTCCAACATACTTCACTTGAAGCTCTTTCACACCGCCAAGATCCAACGAAGTTTCGCTGAACGTGCCCTTTGTGAATGTGAAGATTCGAGAACCTTTCACACCGCGAGCTTCGCCAGTGATACCTACGATTGTGTCGATGGTCGATGCTGCATTGATCTTCAAGCATCCGTAATCGTATTGACCGCCAGTAACAACTGTTGGATCAAGAGTGATCTTGATTGCAGTTGTGTTGTGAGCGGCAGCGATCACAGGCTTAGAAGGAGCCCATCGTGCAGGAGTGTTCAACTCTGCGATTAAAGCCGCAGCGGTTGTTGAACCTGTCAGAGTATTCGTGAACGTATAAGAAACGCCATTTGCAATCACGATCAGAGTCTCTGCGCCAGCCAGTGTGTACGGGCCTGCTACAGATCCACCAATGAATGCGTGTGCATCCAAGATTGCTCCAGCGTTTACAGCGACCGATAACTGGTTCTCATCATCGCCCCAATTCTTTGAGGTTAGATTCAAAGCCGTTACGGGTGTGCCGTGGTCGTTTGCAAGAGCCCGCGCAGATTGTGTGCCTGCATTGGTCTTGTAAACAACGATTTGACTTGCGCCGTTTGGAATTCGTGGATCGAAAGAAGGATTCGCAAGAAGCTCAAGAGCATCTGCGATTGGGCCTTCTTTATATCGAGCCTTGGCATCTTGAATGCCTTCTTTGCTCAAGAAATCCAAAACGTGCGGTTCTCCACCTACAGCTTCACCAACGATGCCAACGACACCTGTGGGCTGTAGAGGGAAGCCAGTAAGATTCTCGACGACGATTTTCGAGTACGCACCTGGCTTGATAATCGTCGCTCCATTGAATGTGCGCTTAATTGCCATTTAATCCCCCTTAAAATTCTTTAAAGATTTGATCCCACTCTTCGAGTGAGTTCATGTTTTTAAGCCTTGCTTTCGGATAGGCCATCATTGCCTTTTGCCGACCAATCTCGATTTTTCTTATTCTGGCGTACACGTTGAACGGAATTTTACCATCCGCAGATTCATCGTGGATCGCCCCAATCTCTTTCAGCAAGGCTTTCTTTTGAGCTTCAGGCATGGCCGATTCGTTGATCGCTTTGATCTTCTTTTCAAGCCAGCTTGACTCTGCAACGGGTTCAGCACGTTCTTCACGCACTTCCTTCCGTCCAAATCGAGCCTTTTCTTTATCTTCAGCCATACTTAACCTCCACTCGATTGATTCGTATCGCTTAATCTCAATCCAGTTTCTACGTTCTCAATCGCATTATCGGACGATTCGACCGCCTCTCCACCTAAAGAAGAACTTGGATACGATGCGCCAATGATTTGCTCGACTATTGGCACCATGCCTTTGTCGAACGATGCGATTGTAAAAATAGAGAAATTGATAAAACGCGAATAGATATTGGATGGGAGAAACTCGTTCATTCGCGAGAGATCTGTTGCCCTGAAGGTTCCAAGGTGAAGACCTCTGCGCTCCATCTCTGGCTTAAATGCGCTTAAAATGTAAATGGTCAAATAGTACAGGTATTTTGTCAGGTCTGGCGTGTTCGAGTTATGAATGCCGATTTGAATGTTGTCGAAGACTGGAGCGTAACCGACCTCAGTTCTTCCTTTCACCATGTTGTCAGCATCCAGCACGTCGATCTGAGTCCTGAAATCTGCAAGTCCAGCCCTCTCGGTCATCTCTGAGCCATCAAGAAGCTGGATCGAAATGGTTGGATAAGTGGCATCGATAAGAGCAAAATGCTGAACAATCTTGATCTCGTACTTCTTGATGAAATTCGTGATCTCAATGATCTTGGCTTCACCGTATTTTGAAAGCCACGGATCTTCCAAGTGACCAAAAACTCGCTTGCCAGCACCCTCTGTCGTGCGAAACCATTCAAGGCCGCCGCGAAGGATTGACTCCAAAATGAAATCGACAGGATGAAGCCCGAAGTGCTGATCTTCCTTAAATTCTGGCGGTGGATACTGATATGCACCTGCTCCTAAAGTTTGCATCAAAAATCTCCTGATAAAACTGTTTCAATTATGTTCCCAAGCTGATTGTCCACCCACGATTCGACTTCAGGAAGCAAGTTCGCTGCATCAAGGCCTGGATGGATCCACGAATCAGGTCTGCTCTTTTCAGACATCACCCTAAACGTGGTCAGCGTCGATGAGCCCTTTTGAAGACCTGTTTTGGTTGTCCCATCCATGCCTTTTTGAGTTCTCACCATGCCCTTCAAATATGAATGCACTGGAGCCTTATTCGGAATTCTTGAGACCGCTCCTTCGACAACTTTGCCACTGGCCGTGCGAACCATGCGATCAAGGCCGTAATCTCTGACGGCTTTGCGAAGCTGATCTTTCAGATTTGGATCGACAGCGGCAGCTTTGCCCGTGTACGCCATGCGAGCCGAATCGCCTGTTGAATGCCTGAACGGAATCACGACATACTTGGAGCCATCCGCTGCGGTCTTTGCCTTCGCTCCACCAAGCCAGCCTGGACGAACCGACTTCATGTCAAATGAAGCCATGCCGAACTCAAAGTTGTTTGGCATATTCCCAACGAGTTGAATTTCAAAAATTGGAGAAGTTGGAGAGCCCTTGACCGTGAAAGACTCGGCCTGCCTCAATCCATTGATGTAAATTTCTCTTGAAGTTCCAAGGCGCTCTTGAGCGAGCCTGATCCATTCATTCTGCGCACCCTTGGCGATGCCAGCAAGTCCAGTTTCAAAAGCCGACACCATGCCGAGATCGAAGGCATCAACGTCGTAACCCATGTCTGTCAATTTTGCTTTAAGTGAAAAATCAGCCATTCTCTATCTCAATCTGCGTTCCCGATCTCTTCGCGGCGTAATCCCAACGGATGTGCGCTTGTTGCGGAAGATTCACTGGAGTCTTCACCTTTTGTTTGAAACCAGTGTAGTAATATCGGTTTTCGTGCATCATCTCCATCACACGAAATGTCGGCAGAATTGGATAAACAAAAGAGTACAGTTCTCCTGCAAGTGGACGTTTGGCCGAAATCCATTTGATGTATCTATCGTCAACGATCTTGTAATCTTCGTTGAGAGTGAACTGCGTTCCATCTTTGGCGATACAATAATAGGGAGTATCGCAATTCCCTGTTGGTTTATATCTAAGACGATCTCGCTCTCCACCGCCTCTTTTAAGAAGCTGATTGTAAACAGATGCGAAATCTATAACTTCAATTTTGTACCAGTAATAAAGGCGAATCCCCTGCTTTACAGTGATTCGAGCGTCCTTCTGATCGTAAATTCCCTGCACGTTGAGCATCTTCTCGAAATCGATTCCCTGAATAAATGCCCAATCTTCAATGCACTTATCATCGAGATCCACGACCTCTGTCCCAAAACAAATTGGGCAATCAAGAACGTGATTCGTGTCTTCAAGAGAGGTTCGGTTTGGACAAAGAATTGAAGGCGTGATGCGAACGAGTGTGCCCTGATCTTCAATCAGTGCTTCAAACTCTTCGGGCACAAGATCGACACGTCCAGGCTTCGCGCCCGCTCGCTTCGGTCTCGTAACATCTGAAGCTGGTTTGATAGGTATCGAATCACTCATGCAACAGTGAAGTTGATTCCGCCATAGTATTCGCGGAGCCCCTTCATCCTTTCTTCGATTTCTTTATTGTATTGTAAAATTCTTGCGCCATAACCAGCGTTGGTCGCAGAAGATGTCGTTGAAATAGATTGGCTCAATCCATCCAAGCCGATTGACTTCGTTGCGATACCAGCGCCCGCGATCAAGTCACCCGCGATGTTGAGTGGGCCCATTGCCGCCTTCATGCCGACGATCTCTTTCAACTGCACAGGAATTTCGTCTTTCTTAAATCCAGCCGTGTACGTCACTCGAAAGAGCGATGGAACGTATGAAAGACCTTGATAAAGAAGTGGCAAGAAATTGCCGCCTTGAGAAAGCAGAATCGAAGAAAAAGTCCCCTGAGTTGGAACGAGATTTACAATTCCATTCACACTCTCAGCCCGATACCATGCGGGATCAAATTGCAAAACATTTTGCGCGAGCGGGAATTGGATCTCGACCTTCTCAACACTTTGAACGGGATATCGAAACAGCTTGATAAAGCTGTACGACATATAATCCGCAATCCAGTAATCGTGAACTTCGGCCTCAATCTTCTTTTCACAAAGCATGAGTCCGCCCATTTGGGTTTCAAGCCACTGTTGCGCGGATAAAATATAAAATTCAAACATCTCCTCTGGATATGGATCACCATCATCATTGGTCAAATCCACGCCAAAAAGAAAAATATCTTTAAGCTCTTGAGGAGTGATAATCAGATTCTTAGAATATGGCCTCTTGTTGTACGCTGGCGTTGCTGTCATTCATACCTCAACAATTCGGGATCGTTAATTTTTTCGATCCACCTTCTACAACAGCAAGACTCATTTTGCCCTGCTTTGTAACTCGCACGATGATCGCACCGTCAACCATTTGAGAAGTTTCAACACTTGTGAGATCAACATGAATTTTTGATAACGGAGCATCATCAATCACAACCTGTGGAGATGTCCCCTGATCGACAAACAAATTATCTGGAGAAGCAGGAAGTTCGATTTCAACTTGAGTTCCAGTGCCGCCGCTCAACGATTGCAATGCTGCAACGATTTGCGCGTTCGATCCAACCCCTGAAACCGCAACAGTCAAAAGTTTGGCGATATCAGCGTTCGCATCAATCTTCGCTTTGATTTGCGTTGCAGTTGAAACTCCAGCTTCGATTTGCACCGTGATCTTTGATCCGATGTGAACACCTTGGCCGACATGAACAAGAGTTCCAGAAAGAGTGACGACTTCGCTGCCTGCGGTTCCACCGCCGACATATTCGATTGCGATCAGATTGCCAGTATCACCACGCTTTAAGAGCGCAGTGTAGGTCAAATCTTGAACGATCAAAGATGCAGATGCCAAAGGCACAACCATGCCGATTGGCTCTTTGCAGTCGTTCTTATCAACATTTACTTGAAGTTCGAGTCGCTTGGACTCATTTGCGTAAAATTCAAAATATCTTGAGAAACAGCCCATTCAGATCTCCTCGACGATAGCTTCTAAGCGAGAGTTCTCGCTGGCGATTGCCTCTACGCTATCGGATTCGACTGCGACGGCTTCAATCATATCATTCTCCACGACTAAAGCCTCAAGCACTGTCTCCCCCTTTTAGTATGCTAAATCCATTGTCGCTCTTCGCTTCTGCTCAAACTCCAAACAAATTGATTGATGGAATTTGAATTGAAGATCCTCAGCCTGCTCAGGTGTCAGTTCAAAAAAGAACTTTGCCTTGCCAGGTCTGAGCTTTTCGACTTTCACGACCTTGTGTCTGCCGCCTTCATTGGTTTGCAAATAAGCGGCGAACAAGTAGTTAACAGTTTCAAATAAAGGAAGACTCATAAGTTTTACCCTTCCCGACAGGCAGAACTGGTTGAGTCACGGCTCTTTCGGGACTCCATCCAGAAGATATTCTAAGAGAAATCCTTCTTGGATCACATCCAAGTCTTTTTGCCCAAAACTGATAGTCACCGCTCAATCCGCCAACCTTAATCATTCTTTTTCTTTTATTCTTATTGTTTTCAGCTTTTGTGACCCAACGACAGTTGGATGGAGAATAGTCTCCATCATTGTCTATTCGATCCAATGTCAATCCGCGCTCGTATCCAGCGGCCTTTGCCCATTCAAAAAACGGAACAAAAGAGTTCCACTCTTTGCAAAGCTGAATGCCTCTGCCGCCATAATTTTTGAAGTCTTTGTGATCTGATTTCAGGCAACGCTCTTTCATCCTCTGCCACACGACGTATATTGGCTTGCCAGCCATGCCGTGCCTTTTCGCAAGAGAATTGCCCGTTTCAAACATTATCGCACCTCAACCAGTTGTAAAAATCCTGATCCAGAATTTGGAATCGCGTAAACGCGATCATACTGAATCATTTGGATTACAACAGGAGTATTTGCTGGAACGTATGTGTCACTGACTGTTGCAGGGCCAGCGAACTCTTCAGCCGCTTGGACAAAGTGAAAGGCGATATTCGATATCATTCGATATGCTTTGCCTTGCTTCAATCCATCGGCGCTTCCAACAGTAATTGCTCCAGCCATCGCCTTGTGGATCGCTGCCGCTTGACGGCCAGCCACAGACTCATGTTGCGGAATGTTCAGAGGGCCATCGATAACCTTCTTCGCTTTCGCAAAAGCAGAATGTTCGGCGTAATCAACTTCGCCCTGACTAAAGGGCTTTGTTTCAGGTGTCCACTCTTGAACCATAAATTACCTCTTTTTATTTTTCTTATAGAACGGCTCTTCTTCTTTTTTCGCCTCTTCTGCTTCAACTTCTGCTTCCATTACAGGTGCCGTCTCTGGAGCCACTTCTGACTCAGGCGCAGGAGCCTCTTCTTTTTTTGCAGATTTGAATCGTGTCTTCGTTTCGACAAATCCAGATGCTTTCAAAGATTCGATTGCATCCTTATCAGAAATTTCGATTTGTCCTTTTTCATCTGTGGACACAACTTCTTTGCCGAGAGCGAACTTCATATTCGGCATTTTTTCATTAACGAGAATCATCTTAACCCCTTTCAATCTAATTCAATAAGAAAGTACAGGGGAGCTTTAGGCTCCCCCGTCCAAAATTTCAGATTACACTAAGCCGAGCTTAGGTTGTTCCAAGAAACCGATGTTCTTGATGATGACCCATCCACGAGGACGGAACACGATTGGCACGTTGTAGTACAACTGCATCCAACGGATGCTTGAAGCCACAGTTGCCAGAGGGAATTTCAGCATCGGGCTCAACTCGCGAAGAGTAAGAACCGATTCATCCATTTGACCCATGAACGCTGTTCCATATCCAGGAAGGCTCTCGTTACCATCTTTGAAAGTAGTAACGGCACCCGCAGAAGCGATTTCAGCAACAAGATACTTGGTTCCAGCCGCACCGTCAGCTTGACGAGTACGATAGATTTTGTAACCAGTTGTGAGATCGTTACCAGACACGGCACCACGGTTGATTGTCAAAGTAACTTCGTTGTTCACAGAAGTAACGATGGCACTCGCACCGCCGACTGTAGCCGCAGATTCACCCGATTTTGAAATCGCAGTAACTTCATAAGCATAAGTCGCGTACTCTCCAGTTTTGAAACCGCGAGAAGTAGAAACCGCACCAACAGCAACGCCAACAGATGCAGGAGCGGTTGGAGCCGCAGCATTGTCCGCAGAAGCAGGAGCAGTTTGGTTCACTCGCAAGAATACGTCTGGACGTAACTGAACTACGCCTGCGCCAGTCTTAACTTTGTCAACGACAAAGCCAACAGAAGCGTCAGCACCAACAGGAATCTGATAGCGTCCTTTTGAGAAGAACGATTTCGAGAAATCACTGTGGTTGGTGTTGTTCAGATAACAGTGTGTTGGATACATATAGTTATCTTGCAGGATTCGAGAAATCTCCTCGAATACAGCTTCGCTCAACACTTGGCCGCGAAGATCGATAACGTGTTCATTCGACACTGAAGGACGACCATCACCCGCAGTCGTAGGATCTGCGTATCCAGTCAACAACTGCTTTTTCAAGCCGTCGAAAGACTGAGAAATGATCGATGAATCTGCACCGAACAGACTTTCTTCCATTCGCTGAAGCATCCACTTCGCACCGTTTTTAGTCTCAAGAGCAACGACGTTGCCATGAGCAGGACGAACCAACAACATAGGGTGAGAGATTTCGCGAGTAGTTCCCATGAACTTCACGAAAGCTGCCTTACGTTGATATTGGCTGTCTTCAGTACGAGGCAATCCGCCTTCATCGATGAAGAACCCACCACGACCGCCGTATTTTGAGAGTAGGTTGTACTCTTCGACAGTGTTGTAGGCTTTGGTTTTTGGAATGTCGTTGTAGAAAATGATATTTTTCTCCATGAACGACACGATTTTTAGCGTGGAGTCTAAGCTCTCAACTCGCAGTGCGCCGCCGTTCGACTGAGTTCCAGGGTCAACAGCGTAGCCCGCTGTCAATGCCTTGTTCAAGTCGGCAACGGTCTGAGCATCTGAAAGTCCGAACCCTTCGCCATGCTGCTCGAATTGTTTTACGTCAAGCATTGGATACATTGTTCTTCCCCCTTGTTAGTTCAAGACCTGTTTAAGTTTACCCACTAGCTCAGGTCTGATATAACCGCCGCTTTCAAAGCCGATTACATCAAGATCCGTTGCTTCGCCCTTTTTCACTAAATCACATAGAGCATTGCTCATTTGTGACTTGGCGACTTGTGGATTGTCAGAGAGAGATTTGAAAACCTTCTCCTGACCTTCTTGTTCGAGACCAGAATCGAATTTGCGAGCGGCTGGCGCTGCACCTTCGGATTTCGCCACAGTGTCGGCCTTTGCAGGACGAGCAGGCGCGGCAGAAATAACACCGATACGTTCGCAAATTGCTTTGAGAACAACACCGATTTTGGCCTGAGACTTCTGAACATCTTCAACAGCTTCAGCAAGCTGTCCATATCGAGCATCATTGTGCGCTTCGCTCTTAACGACAGCTACACGAAGAGTCTCGATTGTGTTGCCTGTGTGATCCACAAGCGACTTCAAGAATTCAGAAACATCAATCTTGGTCTGAACTTCTTCTGGCATTTCGTCAGAGAAAGATTTTTTAGCTTTTTGATAAGCCTTTTTCTTCTCCATCTCCATACCCTCATCCTCATCCTCGTCACCTTCATGCTCGATTTTGAGGTCTCCTTTTTTCACTCCCTTTTTCGCCTTCGCAGCGTCAGACATTTTGTCTTTAGCTGGATTACCCATGTCGGCACCTTCAGGCTGGTCAAGATCGTCTTCAGACGCTTTGACAACCGTATCTTCTGCCAACTGAGCCTCAAGCGAAGCGAGAGCTTTTTCTACTTGCTCTTGCGATACCTTTTTGCTCATTTCGTTTTCTCCTTTTAAGTTTAAATATAAAGTTCAATTTTCGCGACGCTATCTGAGATGGTCGCCGCGTAGTCAGTGTCGGTGACACCTGCATCCGCATCGAGCTTTGCACACAACGCTGCGAGCGCGGTGGTAAGCTCATCGACCTTGGACATCAAGGCCGCGACTTGTTTCTCAGGAGCATCGTGAAGCACTTTTTTGCCCAATTCATCTGCCGACAATCGACCCAATTGGAATCCATCCATGCTTTCACCCCCCTTTCTTAAAAATGAAGTTAATGAACGCTGCCGCCGCTTCATCATCGAAGTCAGGCCGACGCTCCAAAACCAATTCCATTGCTTTAACCATGTCTTCAAATCCTAACGCTCTCTTCAGAGCCTCTTCTCGTTTTTTCTTTTTATCGAGAACCTCAGACACCTTCTTCGGATCATGATCCAAAGATTCTGCTCTAATTGCTCCACCGCCAGACTGTGTGGCAGGCGAAACGCCGTATCCAGCGGTCATCGCCTTGATTGCCATGTCTGGTTGGTGGAAGGATTTTTCGAGAACGCTCCAAGAACAATCAGTGTTCACGGGACAATTTGTGATTGCCACGTTACGAATCTTTGCAGATTTGATTGTCTTGTCCTCTCTTCGACTCACTTTACCTTCAATTGAGAAGCCGAGACTTCGGCCTGGAACAGATGTGAGAGCCTTCGCAAGTTCCCAAATTGCTTCGGAACGCTTGGTGCCCTTTAAGACGAATCCTTCGCAAGTCCATCCTGAAGCGTTCTTCAGTTTGGGATCGAACTGCGCCAAAGAAGCATGATACTTCACGCTCTCTGGATAGCCGACGATTGCGCTGGTATCCTGTGAATGGTTATCGTTGAAGTGTCCGTGAGATAAAAATTCATCAAAATCGAGGCCCTTAGCCTCTACAACTTCGCCCTGCCGATCTTTACGATCAGTGGACATAATGCCAAAAATTTTACGAGAATTGTATTTTTCAGAGTCTTCGGATTTTTCGATGAGTTGAATGTCTGGAAGCCAAACGCGAAAGTCGTTCTCACCAATGTAGAAGGGTTTATCCATAAGCTCCTCAAGTTCAGCCGTACTACTCCGTCAAACTTGAGTCTTATGTTGGCTTCTATAGTGTTACACCGTATTATCGGAGTCGCAAGTTATTTCTTTAAGTTTTTGTCGGCCTCAAAGACGAAGGTCGATTCGACCGACTTTAGTACATCAACAGAAATTGGAACCTCATGATCGCAGCTTTTACAGATTGCCTTCATGCCTTCCTTGTCCCACTTGATTAACTTGCAACGAAACTTCGCCTCTTCAGCATACGATTTTATCATGTTCGCCCCACATTCGGGACAGTCAACGTCAATCTTTTGACTCATCAATCATCTCCCCGTGTGTTTGGCCGCCCTGATTTTAGCGATCAGTTCAGCCTTTGCCATCTTCTCATCGACGACAAAAGATTTCTTGAATGTGAACGGCTTAAGATCTGCGTCCACAACAAGTTCAATCGACTTTTTCACGGGCTTATTTTTCATTTCTTCTTTAATGAATGGCAAGAGTGCCACTGGATCCACAACCTTTGTAGTCATCAAACTTCTCATAGCCTTGTCGCTCATATCATGAGGGTCAAGGGCTTTGAAGATATCTGAATGGCTCAAATTCACTTCCGCGAGCTTGTGTGCAGGAATGTCGGTCAATTGATCGTGACCGCCACGCATCTGAACGTACTTTCTCATCGCGTTCATCACAATGCCTTCTTGATATCCAGCTTGTGATCCCATGTTCATCTTCCAACCAGTCGGACTGCTTCCTTGAGAAAGGCCGCCGCCTCGAGCTTGGTAAGCAGAATCATCGCCAGTTTTCGCCATCACATAATTCCAAACGGGCATCATGTGAATCGGCATCCATGCTGGCGGATATTTTGGCTTGCCGCCAATCTTGTGAGCCGCATCGTAAACTTCTCTTGGCATCGCCAAACGAGTTGTTCCAGCCCAACTTGGTTTTGATCCACCATGCTCAGTCCAAGACTTAACATCTCCGAACGTAGGCATTGGCGGCGGAGCCGATGGATTTGCGTTCACCCAACTTTGTTTCAAGAATGGCTTCATTCGAGCGAACTGTTTCGCAGCATAACCGCGCTTCATACGCTCCATTTCAACATCGATAGGAGCATTGCCAGTGACCTCATCGAGAGTCATGAACGTGCCCTTTTCAAATTCTTCTGCAACGCCAGAAAGACCTCTGACATTTTTGCCAGAAAGCTCTTTGTACTTTTGAAGGAGAGCCGCCTGATCGACTTTACCAGACGAATCCTTTACCGCATCAATCGCAGACAACAAGTGTCTGACCACATCTTTGCGCTCTGGTTTCAAATCGGCCTGGATGTTGTGATAAATATCCTTTGCTCGATTCAAATACGGGTTCTCACCACGTCGTTGAGCTTCGAGCATTGCTTGGATCGGAGCATCTGCTTCCGCTAAGTCTGGAGCGACCGCATGAAGTTCTCTTGCGGCTGGAGATGCTGGTTCGACTTCTCGCTGCCTTCTCGCAGCTTGCGCAGCTTCTTGGGCTCTTTGTGCTTGCTCTTGAACGCGAGAAGCCTCTTCTGGAGCGACTTCTGTCTCCTGAGACCCTTCTCCAAAATCAAATCCTGCATCTTTAAGAGCCTGAAGCCTTCTTTGAGTCTCTGAGTCGGCTGTCCCTCTCCCAGCGCGGGGGCTGGACGTTTGTCTTGCGCTTGGCGTTGAAGCCTCTGTCTGAGACGTAGAAGTTGTAGAAGTAGTTCCTGAAGAGGATTCTGATCCAAGTGCGGATCGGTATTGCTCGTCTTTCAAACTTCCATGAAGTCCATCTGCGAATGGAGAAACGTCCTTAACATAGGTCGCCTCTTCAAGAATCATCTTCATCATTCTGTGGGTTTTGACCATTTTACCAGTCAGGTTTGAATATCCACCTGTTCTTGTGAAGACCATTCCATCTGGATGAACCCATCTTTCAGATGTTCTTCCAGTGCTGTCTGGAGCATTTGCGATCTTATTAAATCCAAGTGCCTGAAGACCTTCGTCCAACTTATCATCATCTCCCTTTAATTGGAGATATTTAAAACCAACTTCAAATTTATTGTTTCGAGCATTCTCAATCACATGATTCAAAAGCTCATCTCTATGTTCGTCACGATACCTATCAAAAGGAACTGTCATCTCCCCTTGCATTTCGCCTTCAGTATCAATCTTAATACCCTTGCCGAACTCCTTAATCATTTCATCTGAAAGTCCAGCATGAACGAGCTTTCTATGAGTGTCCGCAGTAAAGCCGTGATCGGTGCCTAAAGAAGATATTGTTGCGACCGCAGATGGCGTGGCTGGAGCCTCTGCACGGGCTCTTGGTGCCCTTCTTCTTGGTGCTGGCGCAGCTTCAGTCCTTGCTGGCTCTGCCGCCGCAGGAGCAGGTGCCGCAGGCGTGGCCGATGAGCCTCTTGCTTCTCTGATTCTGGCAATAAGATCTGCCTTTGCTTCGGCCAAATGCTCGTCAGTGTAGTCGTGGCCTGCCGAGAACTGTCGTTGCGCTCCTGTAGTTCCATGCTGCCACTGTCGGCCTGCACGACGCAGATTTCTTTCTGCACTGCCGACCTTCTTTTTGTCGATGCCGACGTGTCGTGCAATGGCATCATTGTCCATCTCATGATGGCCTTTAGATCTTGCGACGATGAGCCGCTTGATGTGGTCGAGCTTGCCCATCTCTTGCTTGTCGTCTTCTGCCACAAGCTCACCGTTTGGCAGCTTGTACCAGTATTTGTAATTGCCAGGACTACCTGTGCGTTTAACATATTTGTGAGTTCTTGCCTTTTCGATATCAATTACGAATCTTTGGCCGATTAAATCCATATTCTCTCCTAATATCCACAGGTGCAGTCTTCGCCGTGTTCATGCCCCATATCGGAGCCGAGACTCTTTTTAACTGAGGGCGTTGCCGTCTCCCCTGTGTACTCAAGTATTGCGTCCAACTTAGTCTTCTGTTTGCTGTCCTCTGAAAGCGCGTCGAACACCTCATCGGCAACGACCTGTCCACGCTTATAGTTCTTGCCATCGTGCGCGAAAGGAGCCTTTACAGTCCTTTTTTGAACAAAGTCGTAACCCTCTGGAATCATCATAAGCTGGCACTGACACCACGGATGAACCGCCGAGATTGTTGGCTCCCAATCGGCCACGCGCTTCCCAAAGTTATGATCTTCCATGTCCGAGAGCTTGAACACCTTTGGCGTGATTCCATCATCCTCAAGAAAGGCGGCTTTACAGTATTTGCAAGCGTCTGGATTCGGCCTTTTATAGACCAGTTGTTCGGATCCATGAATCCTTCTGATTTCGTTAGCGATTCCATTTTGAATTGAATTTGTGAGTTCGGTCGATGCGATTCGACCCCAATCTCTTGCCTTGTCGTCGATAGTATCGAAAAGAGCGGTCTTTAATTGCGATGGAGTCAGCCGATCTTTGATTCCTTCCTCGACCTTTTCGCGGATAGCTTGAAGGGCTCCTCTTGCCGCTGTTCCACGAATCTCTTTCACCATGCTGTCAGAAATTCCCTTGATGTACTCGCCCGCGTGAGAACTCGACCATTCGATCATCTGCTTCTCAACCGCTGTCGTTGGAATCTTTTTGGCCGCTGCCAGAATCTCATCGAAACCCATCGCCCTTGCATCTTCATGCTCAAGCGCAGATACAACTTTGCCAATGGTATATCCATCGGCGACCATCGATCTGACAGACCCTCTTAGAAGTCCAATTCTTTTGAGTTCGGCGATTTCTTCTTCTGATAAAGCCCTCTCACCAAGGGCTTCGTATGTGAACGCAAGGAATCTTCGACGAATGATCTCCTCAATTTGCTTGAGTTGGCGCTTCGTCAACATAGCTCTCAAAAACCTTTAAAAGTTCAGGCTTCTCTTTCAAAACATCGCGAGCCACTTCTTCCCAATCTTTGCCGCCCACGATAAGAACCATGTTTCTTACAAACGTGTCGCCAGAGATCCTGCTGTCTCTCGCCATTTCAACATATTCAATGATGTCGTCTTCTAAAGTCAGTTCGCCTTGATCGTCAATCATGTCGCTCTCCCTAATGCTCTTATTCTTGCTTTCGCTTGTGGAGTCAATCGTGCCGTTGATAAGAAGTAATCTCTTTGGCCTTGCGTCCATCGCCCGATGGTTCTCAGCCTGCTCTCGGTCAAGCGGATATTTGCATCTCCGCGAGTCCAGTATCGATTGTATCTGTCAACGTGATCTCTTTCTCCACCCGAAATTCCATGTCTTGAAGCTGTTTCGGATCTTCTTCGATCCGCCTCTTGTTGTGCTGTTCTTGCTGCCCGATCTGCATCCGCAGCACTTCGCATAGGTCTTGCTGGGAACGAACGACTTTCTGGAAGAACCGCATCGTACATTCGACGGCGCTTCTCATTCAAGTGCCCGTGTCTTCCTGAAGTTTTATTGATGTAGGCGACTGCTCCGCCATAGCTTGCGCCAGTCGAAGTCATGATTAGATCGCCAATGTCGATCTTGCCCTTTTTCTCAATGATCTGATTAAAGTCAAAATCCAAAGATCTTCCAAGAGCGCGTTCAGCCTCTTGCTTGGTCAATTGGATTGGAGTTCTCAAGAATTGATACAGATATTCTGCACCATCGATGTGACGATTGAAATCCGCAAGCTCTGATTCACGACCGATTCGAGCCATCATCTCGCTCGCCTTAGACTTCCAACGAGATTGAAAGCCAGATTTGCGATTGCTCTCCCATTCAAAGTAGTGCTTCGCCCATACGTTTGAGCCCTTATAAGAGTCCCCGAATCCACCGTTTGCGGCAGTTCCGATTGATACGCGAGTGTTCTCCTTGGCCGATCCAGTCCAGTTCTTTGAGATCTCACGAAGGAAGTTTTCAACTCCACCATAAAGACCCGAAGCCATTCCATCGTATCTCTTTAAATCCTGATTCGCTGCTCGCGAAAAAACTCCGTTGTGCCAATCAATAGATCCATCTGAATTCTTTGTAATCGTCCTGCTTGCAGAAGTGATCTTTCGTCCATCTGGAGCGTGGAACGTGAATCCAACAGAAAGTGAATTGCTTCCGCGCTGAAGTCCCTGCATGAAACCTTCGCCGATTCTAATCTCAACATCCTTATGCCCTTGGAGATGATCGAACATTCTTTGGAATTTGAAATCTGATCCAAAGAACTTCTCAATGTTGCCAGACAGCCTTCTCTTCTCAATGTCGCTCAGAGTGACACCGAAGTAGTTAGACATCTTCTCAACAGATTCAGCGTGAGTCCTATGTGCGACAGCCAATGCCTCAGCTTCGCGTCTTTCTCGCTCTGCCTTCTCTGCGGCCTCACGTCTTTCGCGCTCCGCTCTTTCTGCGGCCTCTCTGCGCTCTTGCTCAGAAAGCTGATCCAAATGTTCTTTAAACTTGGGCATCGCTGTTCTTTCTGAACGCTCCATCTTGTGTGTGCGAGAATACTTTGTTGGAACAAGCCCCTTCTCTTCGAGCTTTTTCATCACTTCGTTGTAAGCCATTGAGCCGTATCCGCCGACTCGATTGACTTCGCTGTTCGCAGATGGCGGAGATCCAGCTTGCGCCTGATCGATCTTCTTCATTTCTGCATGAAGAGCATCCAAAATATCTTTTGGATTCTGCTTGGTCTGAACATCTCTCATCACAGATTCAAGAGTGATTCTCGCTCTGACAACAGATTGAGACCACGGCGAATCCATGTGTGAAGCCAAATGTCCAAAGACCTTTGAATTCAGAATTCCCTTAATTTCTTCCATCCACTTTCGCTGATCTGCGGGAGCCAATTGCTTATTAAGGTCATCTGCATTCGCCGCCGCGTGAGCCTGATCTTCAAGTTTCTCAATGTCTCGATCAATTCCAAACTTTTTCAAATGCTCATGAGCGCGTCTTCGCACGTTCTCATCTTCATGCTTGTCAGCAACGTGACGAAGATTCTCCAAATGCTCTTCATTGTGAGCCTTGGCATTCTCTATAAGTTCGCGCATCTTTTGTCGGACGTTACCTTCACCATGCTCTGCGAGCCAACTCATGTGTTCCAAATGCTCTTCGCTCAAACGTCTGCCGTGACCTTCGCCCTCATGGTAAACGTAAATCCACTTGCCGTTTCGCTGATACTTGCGAAGGTATTTGTGTCCAAGAGCCTTCACCATATCCATGATGAAGAAAGACTTATCGATCTTTTTAGAGGCTTCATCATGAGCCATCGCCTGATCTGCATGATGATTCGCAAGTTTTTCGTTTTCATAAGCCGAAGGGTGTGGAGACCTTTCTTCACCATTTGCGACCTCAAGCTCGTTCACATAGTTTTCATAATGATTGCCGCCGACCTCATAGTGCTTTTTCTTGGCATCTTTGTGATCTTGCTTTGTAAAGTGCTTCACAGACTCATGAGAAAAACCAGATTGGTAAATCGGCTTGCCAGACTTCGTGTGCCCAATGATCTTGCCGCCACGCGAGCCCTCTCCACTTTTTTCGATCTTTTTCAACTTCACATAATACTTTGGGTCTTCGGTCAAATGATCCATCGCAATTTCTTCTGCGACTTTTGAATCATTCGTATGCTCCATCTCAACTTTTTTGCCAGCCGCAAGCTGTTTAGAATCAAAGTTTGATCTCTTCTTTTTGTCTGCCAATCCGCCGTGAATGCGGTCTGCTTTTTGTAAATTCATAACACCCTTCCAAATCTGAAGATTAAAATTCAGATCATCCGCAAAAGACTTCTGGAGACCAATCTTCTGAAGCACAACATTCTTTGGCGAATGCAAATTCTCTGCGACATCTTTTGGAAGGCCATCTTTTGTTTCAATCCATTCCCACTTCTCGATCTCTTCATCTGGATCTTTTGTTCCATGAGAAAGTCTCTTAATAGATGCACCATCCATCCTGAATGCGTGAATTTTATAATCTTTGCCTGTGAATGTTTTTAGTTTTCTAGTTCCAAGAAGTTTCAATTCCTTCTTCTCAGCCTTGATGCCAGCCTCTTCGTACAATTCACGAATCGCGGCCTCATGCTTATCTTCTCCCTCATCCAAGTGCCCACCTGGAAGAGTCCATCTGCCGTTATCTCTGCGCTTGCCCATTAAGAGCTTTGAGCCATCCATAACGGCGATTGAAGCGACCTCTTTACCCTTGGCAATGTCGATGAAGAAACTAAATGATTTCATCGATGTCCGCCTTGATGTCAGAGATCATCTTTTTGAATTTCTTGTCCCAATGATTAAGAACGGTCTTTTGAGATTCGTAATAAGGCTCACGCGCATCTGTCGCAAGCCTTTGACCCTTCTTCTCAATTTTTACTTTGAGCTTTGAACCAGCAATCGCCTTGATAAGATCTTCGCGCTTCTGATCGAACTCTTCTTGCGATGAAGACTCAATGTGAATCTTCATAGCTTGATCTCCTTAAAGAAGGACTTTCTGAAGCTCTTCTGTGCTTGCTGTTGAGGCTTCTGCGCCTGTTGTGGCTGACCTTGTTGACCTTGATCTCCGCCGCCAGACAGCTTGTCGTACTCGGCCTGAAGCTCTTCAAGACTCATGTTCTCATAATCAGGTTCAGCCTGTTGATCTTCTCCGCCTTCGCCGCCCTGATCTCCGCCCATGCCTGCGCCCATCTGCGATGGATCTCCACCGCCCATGCCGCCCATTGGGTCTTGCTCTGCTTGAATTTGACCAGTGATGTACTGAATGAAAGACGAATCAAGAATCAGTTCGCCTGGATTCTTTTTGATTTTTTCTAAGCTCAATTCATCAAGATCATGCTCTGAACGAATTTCATTGATCGTTTTAAAAGCCTTCACCTGTTGAATTGATTTGTCGAGATCGTCCTTCTCAGAGTTTACGTTGAGGCCGACGAACTCGAATTCATAGTTTGGATCGATTCGATAAACGATGTAATCGTTAATCATGGTTTGCAAGAAAACAAGAAGCGGTCGAAGACCCTTATCCTGTGAGAATGCGAAACGCTCTGCCTGATTGCCGTTACCGAGTCCACCTGAAGATGATTGCTGGCCTGCGCCCATCTTCGCAATGTCGAATCCAATTTCGATTGGATCCATCTGGAAGACACCGCAAATTGTCTTGATACAGTATTCAAGCCATTTACCAAATTCCATCTCTCTGTTTGTAGAATGCAAAGAAGTCCAATTCATCTTGTTCTCTTTGCCAAGAGCCATGATTGGAGTTCTCCAAGAGTTATTCACTCCTGTCACTTGTTGATACCATTGACGACGAAACGCTTCGAGTTGGTCTGGCGGGACTGAGCCTTCAAATGTGATAACACCTTTGATTGTAGAGCCCTGAGAGAAGAACTTTCTGTTGTAGGTCTCTGCATTCATGTGTGATGTAATCGTTGTGATTAGCATCTCAATCTCAGAGAACCCATAACCATACGCTGCGATGTCAGTACGAGGATTTCGTATGCCATGCGCAAGCTCCCACTCATCAAAGACGTGTCTGACTGTGCCCTGAATCACTTGCGCGAATCTTGGATGCTTCGGTCTGAACTCTTTGAACGCTCTTTCTGTGCCAGTCGATTGAACGAAAACTCTTCCTGCGCCCGCGTTCGGTGCGCCGAATTGCTCGATGTTTTCTTTTTTGTCTGGAATGATTCTGATCGTTGCCGCATCAATCGCTTGGAACGCATAAGGCTTGCCGTCAACTCTTGGAACGATCTCGAAGTTCACTTGATCGAACGTGAGAGTGTCGCGTGTGATCTTTCTCAAGAAAGTTTCAAAGTTGTCTCGACGACGAAGCTCTGGAGTATCATCAAAATTCTCTGGAACTCCAGCATTAAGCATGAACATTTCAATTTCTTTTGCACGATCACGTTCGGCGTCGCTCGCCTCTTTCTCAGTATCACGAAGACGGATTCTAAAACCCATCTTGTACTTGTCGCGCTGAGGTTGAGCGAATGCTGCCACTTGATTTACGCGAGTTTGAAGAACCGCCGCCACAACTGGATCTGCATAAGTGATTTGTCGGCACTTCGGATAATCAAGAATCGAATACTTCTCTTTATATCCATAGGCCGTGTTTGCATACGACCAAGGGTCAACGAGTGATGCCTTGGGATCATACGCGCTTGGATCTGGCTTTAAAATACCAGCCTTGAGGAGATCAGAGCGCAGTGGCGCAAGCTCCTCTTTGTAAAAATCAATCGCCTTTGACAGCGTATCTTTAACCAAACCCATTTCAATCTTCCTTATTCTAAGACGTTGCCAGATGTATCAATCGCCACCGTTTGCGCTCCACCAAATGAAGCATCAACTGTAACACCGCCTTCGTTTGGACGTTGTGCCGCTTGTTCTTCGAGCATCATCTTAATCAATGCGGCGTCAGTTTCAGATGTCGCCTTGATAACTTCTCCGCCCATTTGAATTTGTGTTTCGTTATGCTTATTGATAACCGCAGGGCCAGTGTTATCGAGCAAGCCTTTCTCGTAGGCTTCTTTCACCTGTTGATCTGTCGATTTACCAAGCTGTTCGTCCCAACCCTTGTCGATGTTGCCGAACATTTTGCCTTCAAAGTTTTGCTCACCCTTCACGGCATATTCTGTGATCGCCTCTTGATAAGAGTTTCGCTGATAGTTGGCGTTGCTTGATTGAACTGGATCACCATGCTGATTCAAAAGATCAGATGCGCGATCTGCAATTGCATTGCCTGTTCGATATCCAAAATCGAAAACCATTCCACCAGGCCCAACGGCCTTTAAGAACGGATTGTTTAAAGAACGCTTCATAGGTGCAGATTTTTCAACTCTACGCTCGATGATTCCTTCTGAATTCTCATGAAGATTTGCAAGCTCTTCCGCCTTGTCAGCATAAGGATCGCTCACCATTTCAACCAAAGAATCAAGAGCGTTTTCGATATCCATTTCTTTGAATGCGCCCTTCTTAACTCCACAGCCCTTACCCATAAGACGCTTTTTCTCTGCTCGCTCTTCTCTTGTTTGCTCTGGATCTTTTTCAAGATGAGGGGCTTTTTTGCTTCCAACTTTAGGGAATGGATGACCCTTTTTTACGGGGCTCTCATCTGACCCATCCGACGACGTTGCTTTGAGAAAGAGTTCTTCGCGTGAAAGTGATTTTTCTTCCACTTCGTATGAGTAGTTTTTCTCTCCGTCTCCTGTGCGCTGCCATTCGCGAGGATTTCTGCGTACAGGACGGGATTCACCGTCGAACTCACGATCAACTTCGTGTGCTGAAGATACCATCTCTTCAACTTGTTTATCGTTATCATCATGCCAGTCTTCACCGTGCGTATTGCGAAGTGTGCCTTCGTAATCATCCTTTGTTCTCTCCTTGAACCTTTTATCCGCCTTCATTCTGTTGGCGATTTGTTTCTTCTCCCATCCATCGCGCTCTTCAGGAGCGTGAGGAGAATCGCGCTTTAATTGCGGCTCCTTCCACTCCATCTTGCCCATTGCAAGTGCCACACCCTTATTAAGCTGATCGTTCAATCGATCAGATGCAGATGTGCCGAGACCTTTACGAATCGGCTGAAGATGCGTTTGCTGCGTTGTCGTGTGAATAGAAAAGTCTGTCTGCTCGACAAGGCTCTTTTCACCGATAGTGATACCAAGATTTTTTAACTGATTCATACTTCCCCCTGTGCCTCTGCACCCTTCGGCGATCTTTGTTGTTCAACTTTCACTCTCGACACCTGCGCACCTGGAAGTTTAGATCTCAAGGCCGCATGAACCTTGTCCGTCGCTTCCGAATGTGTTGTCGCAGATACATTCTCAAACTTGTGACTGTACTTCTGCCCGCCGTGAGTGAAGTCCACTGTCACATGATGCTTCTTCGACCCGCTTAACGTGTCGCCAATCTCTTTCAAGTTCTTCTTAGGATCGACCTTCTCCGCTCCACCCTCACCATACTCTTTCGCAAAATCAAAATTGAGCGCGAACTTCACCTTCTCACCATCCGCAGTCTCGGCCTCAGAATAATAATCTTCTGCGCCTTCGGCCTTTGGATCAAGACCTTCACCTTTATGGTGCTTGCCCTTTTTTTCGCCAGTCGTGAAGTGCATTTCGTGTTTACCCTTCTCAGAGTAAATGATCGAATCCTGATTAAACTTGGTGCCGAGCTTTTTGATATACTCTTTGTCTGCTTCGTGAACCATCACAAGGAAGCTGTCTTCTTGGCCGCCGTAGTGACCTTTGACATTCGAGAATGCGTATCCGCCCTCAACAAGTTCATTCTTTAAAGAATCATAACGCTCTTGAATCTTATCATCGCCGAGCTTTACATCCTCTTCGTGCGCTGGATTTCGACCAGCGGAGATGAGCGCGTACTTGCCAGACTTCAAAAGAGTCTGAAGCTCATCTTTTGAGAGCTTGATTTCACGGCCTTGGCCTTTGCCACGCTTACCGATTTTTCTTTGGAGTTCAGACGGAATACCAGCCTGATCTTCGACCTTCTTAAAATGATCTTCCATGCCTTCAGGGACATCGCCATCGTAGAGCTTGGACATCGCCGTTCGGACGTGCCCAATGGCTTCCTTCATCGTTTGTCGCTTGATCTCATCGCCATGCTTCTGTTCGCGTGTGCGCTGTTCGATCAATTGTTTGACCTTATCAGCCTTACCAGCGTGTTCTTCGATCATGCCCGAAGCCTTCTGTCGAACTTTCGGATCTTTATGCTGAAGCCACTTCGCGTGTGATTTGTCTTCGAGGCCTGCGACTGGAGTCCACACTCCTTCTTGAACTTTCTTATAACGCTGTCCGTCAGCATAGGTATGAATCGTTCCAATTGGAACGGCTCCGCCCTTCTCAAGATCTTTCTCAAGAAGTCGTCCAAGGCCAAAAAGTCCATCAAGAGCCTTCTGCACTGGCGCGATCCGCTGATAGAGTTCGCTCGTCAGCCGATAGTCTTCCTTGTTTTTGCCCTGCGATTCCCAATACTCCGCTGGATACGGCAAAAAGCCCTCTCCAGGAACCAATCGATATGGATTGTAATATGGCGAATCGTAAGACATTTCGTGAGGCATGAAGGGATCGTGCGAGAGGCCTTTTGCGATCTGCTCTTCATAGACTTCAATTCGAGATTTCTTTTCTAATTTTTGACCCTTCTCGATGTGTTCATCAAGCGTTGAGGCCAATTTTTGCAAATCGTTGAACATCGATATCCTCTCCCGATAATCCGTCGTCTGTCACAGCCAATATCGGAACACCATCGACGATCCTGAGATCCGCATCGCAAATGTCGCAACGGAACCCATCCACGCGATCCGAAACCGTATTATCCCCATGACATGACGGGCATTGATGAGTGGCGAGGCCAAAATCAAGTTTCATTTCTTTTGAGTAATGAGCGTACACCTCTTTTTTGATCTTCACCAAAAGCTGAGAAGCCCTTGATTCGCTGAAGCCAAATTTTTGAGATATTTCTCTAAGGTTCATGCCAGCATAGCGGCATTCAAGAATCTCTTTTTCGCGGACATCAAGTGCCGCGCTTGCCATGAAACTTTGGATTGACATGGCCGATTCGACGTACTCGAACTGCCTGCCATCATCGCCAATAAGATCAAAATCAAAATCATCGACCTTTCGTGGTCTTTTGGTCTTGCAGCGTTCATCGCCAATCATTTTACGAACTTCATCGAGAACTGCGCCCTTGATTCGATATTCTGCGAATGTTTTGAATTTTACACCGCGATCCTTGTCGAACCTTCTTAGCGCCTGAGAGTAACCGAGCATTCCTGCGGAGATCAGAGTGGAGACATCAAGCCGCGTGAGCCCTTTCTCCCGCAGCGTTCTCATAACTACGATTTTAATCCACTTTACGATCTGCGCATTCATTCTATTCTCCTGCGCAGAAAACCAACACCTCTTGTGGGTCAGTTGAGATTGTGATGCTTAAAGATGTGATTTCAACCCACATTTTTGTGGCTTTGCCGCCTCTTGCTTTGAGGACTGGCGTAGAGCCGTTGATCGAGAACTCCATGTCTTGCTTCGGTTTTAAATAAAGAAATTTTCCAAGGGCAATGTTGCCAAGAGAGATTGCGTGAGTGCCAACTGGGAATGTTTCTTGACGGGAGATGCTCTCTTTTAAAAGAGTGACATCTGTCGTTTCGATGTCCTCAGAGAGTCGAATCAGTTTCGGCTCGTTGGTCGTGTCCTCTGAAATTGTGATCTTGGTCTTTTCGTAGAATCGCATTGCGCTGCCCCCCTTCAATGAGTTTTACATTTTTGGCTTGGGGCTTGGTCTTGCCATCTCCGCGATCCGCGTCGAATAGCTCGAACTCAACTGAATCGCCTTCTGTCAAAGCGCGAAACTCACCAAGTGGTGCCTCGATTTTTGAGTAGTGAACGAATATGTCCGCCCCATTAGAACGGATGAATCCAAAACCTTTTTTGATGTCAAACCATAGAACCTTGCCAACCATAGAGAAATTGAAACACAAGCGATCCAGTTTGCCCAGAGAAATTTTACAATTTGTTTAACGCGGCGAGAAATTCGTCCTGTTCTTCTGTGCTTGAGTCCAGCACGGCGCTGATCTTCGACCAGTTTTTATCTTGAGCCGCTGACACCTTCTCTTTTAGTTTAGTATCCTGATAAACATACTCAGAGATGAGCATCAAAATCTCTTTGATTTGCGATCCCTTCAACTGCATCTTCAATTCCAACGGCAGCTTCTCGTCCAGATGTTTGAACAGCCTCTTCTCGAGGTCTCTTCTTAGCTCCCAATAACCCTTTTTCTCGCTCATCTTGAAGCCTCTTCTCCGCGATCTTCGCGTACTCTGGATTCAACTCGAAGCCGATGAACTTGCGACCAAGCCTCTCAGCCACTACGCCAACCGTGGCCGCTCCAGCGAACGGATCAAGCACTATTCCCCCTCTCGGACATCCTGCAAGAATACACGGCTCTACGAGCTTCTCAGGCATCGTCGCGAAGTGGTTTGCGTTTCTAATTGTTTTTTTGTAAAACACGCCCGATGTCTTTACTGAAATATGTTTGCCAAAATTGCTCGAAAGAATTTCTTTCATCTGATCTTCGTAAAAATCGGATTCCAAAGTATTGTTCAAGAGATTGTTCAGCTTCCGCTCAGACAAGCCGTGTTTCTCTAAAATGCGCCCAATGCAAGAGAGTCTTTCAGAGAAAGGCTTACATGAAAGACTGGTCGAAACAAAGAGGCCCGTTTTGCGGCTTCCATTGTTACGGAACTTGGCAAAAGCAGAACATTCAGAAAGAATCAAATCCAAACTTCGTCCACCAAAGCTCCAAGCGCGGAGCTGGTCAATATGAACGAAACCGCTCCTTGGCTCTTGAGAGAGACGAGAACCAATGTCAAGCCTGTGGATCACATCGTCAACTTCACGTTCATCACATAGAGCCGTGGCAAGAAGGTCAAAAAGACCCCCATAGATTAAACAACTTGGTGACGCTATGTATAGCGTGTCATCTTGGGCTTCATCGCGGCGAACGGCCCGATATTCAACGATTTCTGCGGAGCCCTTGAATTGCGAAGTCGCAAGAGACCACACGTCTCTCTTGTTTCGCTTCTCTCCATTGCCAACGGAATTAAACTTGCCGATCTTCGAGCCTGTGCCTGCGAGCTTTGGATCCACAATGCTTTGATATTTTTTGTCCTTCGGTCGCTCTTCAGGGTTTTTCATTCGAGCCTTGTCTCTCTCGTTTGAAACACAATCCTCTTGAATGGCCTTGTGGTTGAAATAATAATCGGGACTCTTTGAAAGAAGAAAAACGTATTCATGCGAGCGCGTAGGTCGATCAAGGACTGATTCGGGCATTGAGTTTGTCTTCGCCCACACGATGTCAGATCTCAAATACCAGCCGTCTTCCTGAAGCGCGAATGCGATTCTCCAAGGAATGCCAATCAGATCTTTTGATTTTAAATATGGATGCTTATTGAGCGAAGGCGGCCTCATGTCTTGAGAGAATAGCGAGCCCTCATTGGTCTTCTGCTTTGGGGAGTTCTCCCAATTGTGACCATATCCTTTGCCCGATCCGTAGTACGAATCACCCATATTAAGCCAAATCGTTCCATCCTTTCGCAAAGTCCTTCTGATCTCCCTAAAGAGTAAAACAAACTTGCGAACGAATAATTCGGGACTCGGCTCAAGCCCTATCTGTGCATCGTTGCCGTAGTTTCTCAAGCCCCAATAAGGCGGACTTGTGACCACGCAATGAATTTTGCCATCTGGAATTTTACGAATCAGCTTGTACGCATCACCTGTGAAAAGCGGCATAGTGTCTCCTGCCGCCCTCTTCGGATCACTTTTTCTTCTTCTTAGACTTTGGCTTGGGCTTTATCATTTCTTCGATCTCTTCGGGCTTTAAGGTCTCAAGCTCCCCTGTCGAGTCCCAAGGCAGCGGGCAGATAAGATCCTCGTTCTCATCGTCCCACACACATCCTGGATTATCTCTCAGTGCCGCCTGCTTCCTGCCATCTGTAGCGCATCCACCAACGAAAAAGAACATCACGCAAATAAGACTTTGAACAATCATGCGGCCTCCGCCAAGACAACCATCACCTCTGCATCATCATCCAGACCATACTTGGCGATATAATTCTCAGCCGCCTCATAGGTCTTGAATGGCATTGCCTCTCGTATTTTGGGAGTCCATTCGATATTTGATTCTGAAATTCCACGCAGATACAAAAAGAGATTCACTCTTTTGATTACGAACATATTGACTATCCTTGGTTACTTCGGCTCTTAATCGCCGACAAAACTGAAACTGAAATCGTGGGCAGATATCGCCTGATTTGCTATCCACAAGGACATCACCGTGTCGTCGTGCGCTCCAAGCCCTTGCAGCTTGCCTTCCGCCCATGTGAAGCATTTTAATTCGTTTATGAGAATATCCGTTTTCTCGCGACATCTTGCAGTCCTTCTCGGAATCTTGAACTTACAATTCTCAAACAAAATCTGAAGAGATGGCACTCCTTCTTCAAAACTGTTCTTTTTGCTGGCTGTCGTAGTGTAGCCCTCAACTGGAAGATCCGTGTGTCTGACAAGTGTATCTGAGAAAATCTTTTGAAATCCGTTGTTCTCGCACAGAATTTTAAGCGGCTTATACTGTCTTGCCACATCTTGGATCTCTCTAAGCTGTTCGCCAAATGAAAGACCCTTTTTACGACGTATGTCCAGAATCCAGCGATTCTGATACTTGTCCACGCCAATCGTTGTGAGAACCGTGTAATCGGCTCCAACTGTGGAAGACATGGCGAAATCGACTCCAGTGTAAATGCGAAGCTCTTTTCTCCACTCTGGCTCGACCTGTGTTGGCATTTCAAACTCTGGCTCATAACACTGTTCGAGAATCTTTTCAGGGAAGAGAGACGATTCGTCAGAAATTGGAAGGCACAAATACTCTCTTGAGAATCGAACCGAACCAACCTCTTGCTTTCGCTGTACGAGCATTTCTTTCGTGTAACGTGTCGGCCATAGTGGTGCCCCGCCCGCATCAAGCGCAGGGCTTCTGTGGAAGTGATACGCAGGGTTTTCTGAAAGCCTTTGATAAAGATCTTCTCTGTGGAATGGAGTGCCCACAACAATCAACTGTCCACCTGGCACAAGCATCGGTGTCACCGCTGAGAAGAAGTAATCAATCTGCTTGTTTCGTGTGAGTTCAGAATAAATCGTTTCATCGTTCAAACAGTCATCCGCCACGATCCAAACTGGATGGGCTCCCCGTACTGATTGACCCCAACCTCTTGCTCGAATGGCCGCTCCGTTTGATAGCCTGATCTCTGTCTTTGACCACACGTCTTTGTCCGCTGGAATCAGGTGTTCGAGCTTTGGATTATCTTCAATCTCTCTCTTTACGAGTTCGAGAAGTTTGATGGACTGATCTTGAGTGTTCGAGAATATGTAACCAATACTCACTCTTGGAATCGATTTGAAATCTGAAGAGACCGCAAGCGAGCTTGGAATCCAATTGAAGTACGCTCTCCATATCGCATAAGCGAATGAGAACATGAAGCTCTTCCCGTGATCTCGAGGTGCTTCGATTGCAAGTTTTTTGTGTTTTGCTACAAGCCTTGACCAAGACTTGTGGTGATCTGAGATCTCCATGTTAAGAATCTCTTCCGCAAAATAGGCGAGATCCGTCCTTAGAAGCGTCTCTTCATCAAGCGCAGAATACGCTATGAACTTCAATCTTTCATCTTCAACCGAACTCATCATCTATCAACCTAACTTTCAATCTAACTTTACATCTGTCAATCTTGCCATCGGCAAGCCTGCAATCCAATCTCGGAATGGCTTTACAGAAATTCCATCCAAATACTGTGGCGGCTCTACATTAAGCTCCTGTGCGAGAATTCTCCCCCACTCTTCAATGCAGTTTGTTTCAGCGTCGCCATCTGCAAATGGATTTTTAATTTCTATTTTGCCAAACGTAATGATCCAAATAATTGCTGATATCGCAATGCCAATTGTCTGCTTGATTGCATAGGGCTTGCCCTCACGATCAACGCAGACTCGTCCAATTCTCTCAACGACATCGCGTGGAATTGAAAGCGTGTACTCCTCAATCACCTCATGCCTGTTTGCAAAGTTCTTCTCGCCCATGAAGTTCGTCGCGTGGCCTGAAGCCTGATAAATAAAATCACGCTCCCAAGAAGCAGAAGTGAAACGACCATAGCAATGAGAAATCGGAAGATTTGAACCGTGGCGAACGCGATCCCAAAAAATAATAAGATCACTGAACAACTTAACTTTCTTGCGCGATTTAGAAAAACCAATCTTCAATCCCATCTGCTCTTCCTTGATTCCACTTTTTTCAAGCGAATCTCTTTGGCCTTGAAAACATTTTGGAATCTAAACTTTAATCTCTGCTCTTCTAAAATAACAAAATCCTCTTTGCGTCTTTGGCTCTCATCATCTTCAGGCCAAAACTCCACTGTGAATCCGCCGATGTTTCGAGAGACCAAACGCCAACAAATAATCATAACAATTTTTTCGTGAGATGATAGTTCACGGCGACGTGTCTCTCACCCGCTTCTGCCGATGCTGTGTAGGTCACTCGCAAAACCAAATATGGAGTGATCTTCGCGTTCAAAGGATATGTGTTGATAATCTTGCTCTTGTACTCTTCATTCGTGTTGTTCGGAACAATCCACTCGCCGTTAATATACTCATTCACAAGGGGCCAATTCTCGCAAATGCCGACGTTGGCTGGACGATATGGTGCTGGTATCACTCCCCCATTGAATACGTCCATCACTGAGGCTTTAACGTAGTCGCCCTCTTTTGCTCCCTTGTAAATGATCTCTCCACCTGAAACGTATCGCTCTTCTGTCAAAAGAAAATCGAGATCCACTGTCTGACCTTCGGTGATCGTCTGCCACGCTGCCGTCTTGTTTCGCTTTGTTCTAAAGCTCGGCTTTGCAAAGGGCTCTGGCTCTGGAAGTGCTTCAAGCTGTACTGTCGCCACATAATCATCTGGAAGATCTTCGCCCGTGTGTGCGGTCACAAGACCGTTAAGAGTCGTCTCTTCGCCCGCAGAAAGATCTGCCTTAAAAGAAACGGTCAACGCATCTGCACCCAATAGAGAGACCGATGCAAGTGCCACTGTGATTGAAGATGCTTCGATCTCAAGTTTTAATCGCGCAGGATTGCACGGTGATTTCGTAAAATTAAATACCATCATACGTTTGTCCCCAATCTAATTAGAACGAGCGAACGCTGACCAACGGTGATGTTACCGCCCGAACTCTTCACCCATACATCCACCGCTTGCGATCCGTTCACGTTGGCAAGACCGATGACTGATGATGTTGCTCTAAAGTTTGAAGAGACCCCTTGGACTGTCCTTCGCGTGTTGGCGTTCTCGACTCCGCCAATGTAAAGAACCGAGTCCATAAGCCTGTTGTTGGTCGCAATCGTCACATCACAAGAGAACCACGCTGCATACAAGCCCGCTTGTGGTGTCACTGTAAATCCAGTGATGATCGTGTCCGATGTCGATGCTGTTATGAAGTTCACGCCCGAAGTGAGCGTGTAGTTTAGAATTCCCGCTGCAAGTGCTGAAACGAAAACCTGCCAGTACACCCACAACCCATTCGATGTCGTGTTGTCTTGCAATTTAATATACGCCGTCGATGTCTGACCTATCGTGAAGAGTGTCCCGCCGCCTGCATTCTTAACAACGATTGATTCTGTGCTGACGTTCCAAACTTCAAAATAATGGCCGTTATCCAGTGTCGTCGCACCTGGTAGCTGAATGATCTGACCCGCTGTCGTGCCTGTAAAAATCAAAACTGTCGAAGTCCCGCGTGTGAGAACCAATGTCCCCGCCACTGTCGCCTGAACTTGCGCCTTGAGGCTTAGAATTGAACTCCCAAGAGATTTGACAAGCTGTTGATTCAGATTGCCTGAACCGCCTGAGAGTTCTTCTGCTTCCAAATAATCTGGATCGTAATCTGTTGGCGGCTGTGCTGAACCGCCCGCAGTCTTCTTCCATACAAGTGAACCATTATTGATTGCTGTCGTTAAGCTCGATGCAAGCGCAAGATCTTCCGCAGAGAATTGCGCGTCTATTTCATAATCCGTTGCTGGATGAATAATCGAGATCCCCAATTCGGGGATCACGACATCTGCTCCAGTTGTGGATAGAAACAGCTTAGGCATTAGAACCTTTCAGCGAACTCAAGCATCACAAAAGGTCTGTCAACGCCTGTGCCATCGCAATAAACTTCGATCTTATCTCCAGCATTGAAGTCCACGTTTAGCGTTGCATCTTGGGCTCCAGCGACCGCTGAAAGAGCGAGAGAGGCCAAGTTGGTCACTACTCCATTCTTTCTCACACGCGCTGTCCAAGTCTCCGCTCCGTTTGTCTGTGCTGAGATTCCAATCAGAGTCATGTTTTTAATCAAGCGATAGCTCGACTGATTTGACGTAAACTCTCCCGCACGAAGATATTCGTTCGAGTTGTTGGCGTTATCACGACCTGAGAACGCTTGGTGCATTCGATACATCGACAAGAACTTATTTCTTGAATTCGATTTGTCGTAGTACGCAGGAGTGTTGTTAATCATTGAAATTGGGATCTGTGTTGCAGTCCCAAGGTTTGTGGTCGGTGCCGATGCCTTGTCGGTCAAGTACATCGAAGGCTCTGTGGCCGCTCCGCCTTGGAATTCCCAAACGCCTGTTACAATCTCATCGAACTCAAGGAGTGCAATGGTGCCAAGTGTGCCGACAATGCCTGCCTGCCAACGATCCGAAGTCTCGTTCCAAAGAAGTCTTGCATCGTTGCCCGAAGTTCCGCGCTCAACTTCAATGTAAGCATCTGCGCCTGGAACCGCTGTCGCCCCATCACGCAAGCGAATGTTGGCGTTGGTCACGTTCAATTCGTTGACTGTGGTATCTGTGATAGTCCCTGTAAATACGATGTCCCCATCAACGATAAGATCTGATCGAACTCTCACATTGATGTCGTTGAGTCCACCAACCGCAAGAGATCCAAGAATCAACTCATCTGCGCTGACATCAAAAATCAATGCTTGCTGAAGATCTGGCGTTGAGAAACGACTGATAATAATGTCGTTCACGTTGTCTGATCTGAAGTCCAAAGGCTTCGTTGTGCCATCGACATTTAAAATGCCGTCTGCATCGTTGTCGTAAACTTGGTCAAGGTCAAAACCCGTTGTTAAAATCGTGTAAAGACCATCAACAAAGCCCTGCAAGGTCGTGAATGTGAAAGGATACTCTGTGTCCCACGCATCATCGTTCAGACCAATTAAGGTGCCGCCCGAAGATCCATTGGCCGTCGATTGAAGCTCTGTCTTGGTGAAGTATCGCGTATCATGATGGTGAAGCTGTGAACCCGAAGAAGCGTCCGTATTGTTCACCAAACGCTCGTTTGAGTTTTCGTTGGTGATTTCAAATACGTTCAAAAATGCCGCAAGTGCATCTCGGTTTGTATAATCCACTGCCGCCACTGCCGCGAAGCCCGTGCCGTAGTTGATCTCTACATCTAAGTCCCCGTTGATGATTGCAGCTTCGAGATCCGCTGAAAGATACAAATCATGAACTGAGAACTGGTTTGATAAAACGACGTTTGCCGCATCCGCCGCGATCACTATACCTAAATCATCAATTGGAACTGCGACTGAATTCGGTTCTGTTACTCTGAAAAAACTCATTTGCCCCCCTTAATTGGCTCGCCAAGCGATTTCTACGCCTGCGATTGGATGATCGACCCCACTGCCGACCATGTAAAATTGAATAAAATCCCCAGCGTCCAAATCGATATCAAGTTCTGGATCACTGCCAACCGAACCAACCACATTCACTGACACAAGCGTTATCGGATTGCCATTTCGTCTTATTTCTATTGACCAATTGTTGTTTGAACGACTCTTCCCCCACAAGCTCGTTATCACTGCATCTCTTGGGAGCAAAATGCCCGAATCACTCGAAGTGGTCACACCGTCCACTCTCAGGTATCGGCTCGATTGATTCTGACCATAATACCCTGCCGTAAAAACTGGACGATTGAGCGATATGTTTTTGGCGCGACCTGGGTCTGGAATATAGGGAACACCGTCAATCCATTGAATTCCACCGCCGCCTTGGGCGAGGACTTGGATTGCCTCTGACAAAAGGCGATCATATTCATATCTGTGCGACTCGTTGCGAACTAAATCCTCAAACAGAGTCGAGAAATTGACCGCCATCGATTACACCTCTGCGGTTTTCTCTGCTTTCGCGATTACCCTTTTGAGTTGTTCGACATCACTTGGATTGATTCTGTACTCGACTCCACCAATGTAAACTTGGTCGTCCTTTGTGATTTCGAGTTGGTGCATCTTTCGCTGAAGTCCTGAGATCAAAACATTCTCACCCAACGATAGCTGTGAACCGAAAAATCTGTATGTGTAGTCGCCCTTGGGCATCTGTTTCGCGAAACTTGCAGACTCAATTTTGAATTCTCCATCACCCTCTTTCACCTGTTGGAACTCAACTGGAAGAGGCTTTCTGTTGGCTGGCTGCAAACTGTTATGCTTAGTTGGATCGAACTCACCTGGTTTGCGGCTGGGTTCAGCCCTGCGACCTGGCTTCTTGTAGATCATCTGGTTCAGGCTGGCTTCGAGCTGGCTGTTCTTCTGAGCCAATAAATCGAGCTTCGGCTGAACCCTGCGTCTGGCAATGTAAGCCCCAATCAGGCCGCCAATAACGGCTCCGATTATCGCCCCAATAATAACTGGATAAGGCATCATAAATTCTCCAATGCTTTTGAAAAGCTCTGTGATTCTGCGGATTTAGCCATTCCCTTCCAATGGAATGTCACCTTCCCGTCTGGATGATATTCCAGCTTCGACGTAGAAGTTTTGAGCTTCATGACCAGCTCGGCAAACGCCACTTTGTCATAGGCTTGGCGATCCAAAGTCCACGGTTTAGAAAAATCCACGTTCGCGATTTCGGGCCCAGGTGTCGCCAGGTCTTGAGAACTTTCTGCGCGTAATTCTTTTTTCTTGGATCGAGCCATAAATCTCCTCTTCAGGCGGCGCGGCGGTCACGTCCCGCATCTTCTCGTTGCAAGACCTTAATCGGATAGAACCATTGCAGTCCCATCTTGAACACGTTGGAGTCTTGAATCAATGAGCTATTTTATTTGTTTTAAACTACGCGCCGTAGTCGTCTTCGGAATCCTTGTAGAAGTCGATGATCGTCTCTTTCATCGTTTTCATCTTCTGGACTCGCTGAGTGTAGTTGTAGTTGGGCAATGGCAATTCAATGCCTGCGCAGTGAGATGAGCAAAACTTCTGCTTTGAACTCTCAAGAACTTTGAACTTGTTCTTGCACTTCTTGTTGTGGCAACGAATCGTGATTAAATTAAAATGAAAGCCGCAGACTACGACTTCCATACTTTCGCACCCTTTGAATCTTTTAAGAACCTTTTGATCTGATACTGGCGCTCTTCGTCGCTAAAACTGTTCGAGGCCTTTGATGAAGTCTCTGACTGGCTTGAGACGGTCTTCTTCCATCTTTTTAACGCCTTCTTTTTTGGCTTTATTTTCTCTGACTCTTTTGTTCGCTTCATCCGCTGCCGCCTTCATTGTGCTGGCTTCTTCGGATAGCATGGGCTCAAAGCACGTCAAAGTGAAGTCCAGCGTTTGAGTATGCTCACCAAGCGAACCTCTCCCCATCTGAACATTCATTTTGGTGATATGTCCCTCTGACCTGCGTCCATCAGGCCATGTGATTCTCACTCTCCCGCTTGCGTCACTCTCTAATGTTGGTAAATGCCCCATATAACCTCACCAATACCCCTGTGGGCACGTTTCGCTGGCAAGGCCACTCTTAGCTGCCAAGAAACAACCACAAGCCTTGCAGCGGTTTCTAATGGGCTCTCTGTATTTGCATTGAGTACATATCTGAATGCGCTTATCCACTGTCCCACGATCTGCAACGATCTGTCCTGTGGATATCGCGTGTTCAATCACGTTGGCAAGACTTAATGCGAAGGATCTCACCTGTTGGAACTTCGTGGGCTTCTTAATTCCCCCACCGCAAGATGAGCATCCCATTAAATACTGATTTCGGTAACGCTCGGCTTGCCTGCTCCCGCTTGACCCCACAAATGAATGAAAGTCTTTTTCACCTGTTCATCATCAAGTAAATCCAAATCCATACTCAATCTGACCTTGCCACGATTGATGCACTCTTGGATCACTCCCCGCATCGCCTGTGGGCTCTCAACCATCTGATCGAATACGCGCTTCTCTTCTGCCGCTCGCTTCTCTGCTTCTGCCTTGAGTTGATCTTCATGCAGCTTCTTTAAATCCTGATCGGGCAGAATCAACCCCGCTGGCTTCTCTCGTTGCTGTCCAAGTTCAATCGGCTGACCGTTGAATAGTCTCTTCTCTCGTTCCATCGTTCGCTCCTTCTTTTGTAAAATACGAATTTGCCCACAAGTCACAACTACTGAGACCCTGCATAGCAAGATCTCTGTTGTGCCCATCGAAAGTATTAACGATCTCGGCCATCTCTTTATACAATTTATTGAATTTCGCCTTTTGCGTATTCACGTCTTGCTTCATTGTAGTGTTACTCCTATCGGTGCGCTCTCGGTTTGCTGTGGCATCTGATCTGGCGTTTCGATCATGGCCGCACTGATCTGCTCAAGCTCGTTTGTCTGTTCGGCGTGGGCATCTGCCATGCCCTGAAGTCTCGCCTTATCAATTTCTGATTTCGCTTCATCTGCAAGCTCACCAAAGAAATTTCGCTTCATCTTCGCAAGCGTCTTCAAGTATTCGAGCATTCTTTGGATCTTCATTTCGATAACCCATCGATCTGCTTTTTGATCTTCTTCATGGTTTGCTGTGGTGTCTCTTTTGGAATCTTAGGCGGTGCTTGCTGTTTCGGTGCTGTGGCTCTGACCGTTGGTGCTACATAGATCTCAACTGGAATCGGGCCCTTTGGCATCACCAATCGCTGAGTCTTATTCGATAAATCATCCTTGAGTTGGATCTGCTTCTCGCGTGTGTCTGAGACCTGATCGCGGAATATATCAAGCTGTTCAGTGAATTTCTTTACTTCCGCTTCCGCTGCATCCAATCGCGCATTCAACGCTTTAAAATCCTCATCATACTTCTTTAACTTCTCTTCGTGGCGCTTTACATCTGCTTCACATGATCGACATAGGCCGAGCGTCTTGTGAAAGGCCGTGTCCTCTGATTGTGAATAATGCCAAATGCCCATCGCTGCGAATATCGCTGCGCAAAACATTAAAAATGCGAATGTCCCCATATTATTGCTCCCCTGTTTCATTGTTTGCTCCTTGTTTGTGGTGCGCTGGAATCTTCGTGACCAAAATCGTTTGGATCTCTGAATTCCCACTGACCATTTCAATTCCCAAATGAAAAGGTTTGCCATCGATGCTGGTCTTGAGTGTGTGATTCAAAAACCCCTCGTGCATCGCTGAATAGAGCATATCAAGTGTGATATCAGACGGCAGTATTAACTCTATTTGCCTTTTGTTTAATTGTCTCATCCATCCCCCCGAATGTTTTCTTTCTGAATTCAATCTCTGTGTTGATCTCTTTCAGTAGGGCTTTCAATCCACCCTTTTGTTTTCTGCGCTTATACATTTCGTTTTTGAATTCGTGTGCTGTGTCTCCATCCAGCCAACGATCTCTAAGCGCGTGTTCAATCTGTTTTTCAATCTTGAATGCGTTCTCTGCTAAATCAATGAACCCGACCTTCATCGTTCTCCCCCTGTTTAGTTTCAACCATGTTGCCGTTCTCATCCACAATACCCTTAACGAATTCAATTCCAGGCATTCCACAAATTTCGCAATCTTTTTGGATCGAACCAATCATGCGCTCCACCGTGTCCATCGCTGTGTGAACTGCCCCTTGTCGTTCATCATCTGTTTTGGCCGAATGAATCAGCGTTGCATGAATCGCTGAAACTGTGAGACCAAGACCAAGCCTCAATGATTCAATGTTGATCTCATCGCCATATTTATTTTTTAAAAACTCAAGTACATCGTTTGAAACTTGCTCTGGCTTCACTTCATCTCCTAACAAAAATAATTACATAAAACTAAACTCATCGCGATCATTACAATCAATGGCATCGCGATCAAAAGTATCCACTCCCAATCGCTCATCTCCTAATCGCTTGGATCATATAAACCAAGCCCTGCACGATGATATAAGCCAAGATCACTGCGAGTATTGGGTTTCTCTCTGCGAATCCTAAAAGCTCACTCATCGTAAACACTCCGCCTTTACCTTTGATTCAATCATCTGTTCGATGCGATCATGGTGAACATACTTGTTGATGCTATAGACCACGAATGGAAGCACAAGGAATAGTGCGACAAATGCGATAAGCGCGAACGTAAAATTGATTAAATCCTTCATAAGTTCTCCAGCGCGTCTTGGAACCGTTCAATCGAAACCAATCGCTCTCGCTCCCGCGCCCGTTCTCTAATCTCTTCTTCGGATCGTAGTCGCGCCTGCTCTCTATTCCATGCAGCGACCTTGCGCTCCTGCTCCCTACGCAAAGCTCTCCCGCTCAAGTTCTCCCGATCTCTCTCCTGCCAATTCCTGTTCTCTTCCCTCATCCGAGCCTTCTGTTGACCCATCATGTGTGACATCTAAAACCTCACCCTCTGCCCCATACGCATACAATCGCTCAAGATCCAGTGTCCTTTGGCTGTTGCGCGAGTCTCTTCTGCTCTCTTCTAAATTCAACGAACTCCATAATGTCATCATAGCTTAATGCCTCTATCTTCTTCTGTTGCTCACTCTTCTCAGGCTGTTGCTGGACAACCGTGTTGTTGATCTGAACATTTTGTTGCACGTTTAATTGCGCGACCTTCTCCAAGATCTGCGCAAGACCTGACTCTTCGTTTGGCAAGCCCATCGCCTTTCGATAGATCGATTGCGCCTTCTCAATCGCGTTTGCGCAATTCACAAGATCAATTGATCTCATAGTGCGCTTCTTTGATTTGCCTGTCTTTGGATCTAATTCCACATCCACGGGCAATTTCGTGAGCATCTCAATCGCTTTTGCCATCGTGAGCTTTGAGGCCGCTATGTGCTGATCGTTCACTTCAACGAGCTTATCAATGTGCCGCTTGATAACTGATTCACTCATTGAATCAAGTACGCGCTCTCGCGCATTCGCCCATTCTGACGTTGAACCTGTGACCGCTAAAATCACGTCTGCTTGTGCGTGTGAATAACCTCTGCGCTCCATTAAGAATTTGCGCGGTATCATGTCTGAATACTTAATCGCCCACTCCATCATAAGAATGTGACCATCGTGCTTGAGCTTGTCTGCTCCACCCATGTCACGCTTCAAGATTCTTGTGCCCTTTTCAAATAAATCTGGCACGTCTAAATCTTCGAGGTCTCTTTGGAACTCTTGTGGTGTTGGATCTGATTGTTTTGAAGCCGACTTCTTTGAAGTGCGCTTATCTGTTACTGCTTTAAAATCTCTTCTGGGCTTCCATTTACTCACTGTTGTTACTCCAATGGTGTCTGTATCGGCGAATACATTAGATTCTCCCTGACTACGGAATTGAATGTATTACATTGTAGTATGTTGGTCGAGCGTTTGTTTTAGAGCTTGTCGAGCGCCGTCAAAAAGTCTTGGACTTGTTGCGTGTGTTGGATTTTGGCTTGAATTTCGTTTGGGTCTATCTGTACGAACTCTTTGCCTGTGTCGGGATCGAAGAACTGTTTCACTTCATCTGTGGTCATGTATGACGTTCTTGAATGAAGTGCCTTTAATAGCTTGGATCTGTAACTTGCGTCTGGCTCTCCGTCGTCTCTTCTGATTGCGTGTAGCTCTCCGATTCTATCGAGCTGTTCGGCTGAGGCCGTATCAAAGTGTATTGGGCCTTCGGGAAGCATATACTGTGTGATTGTGATTCCTTCTGGCTTCATAGGTTTTTGAGTGCCTCTTCAAATGCTTCAATTTCTGATTTCTCTTTTGGTGTGTGTCTGAGGCGTTTGGATTTCGGTTTTGGGATCTCTTCAATGGATTCAAAGCCTGTGATTGTGCCTTCAAAGGTGATTGATTCAATGGGCTTTGGCGGTGTGATTGTCGCTTCGACGTGGGCTGTGCCGTCTTCGATTCTGATATCTGTGATTGTGCCGATTGTCCTGCCGTCGAGCTTTATCTCTGAGCTTGAAGTGAGCCTATCGACATCGTAAATTGATCGGGTCTTTGGGAGCTTGCTCATAGCTTTTTAAGTGCCTTGTTGAACTCTTCTATCTCTGTCTTTGGCCTTGGCTTCTTTGGCTTAAAATCATTCTCTGTAAAGGATTCTATGTCTTTTTTCGTGAGCATTGGCTCTTCCATCATCTTCCAAAACTTCTCATCGGTCTCATCAAGGATTGCTTGAGGTGGACGCGCCTCTCTTGGATCGGGTGAAAAGATCTTTTCGATTTCGGGCCCGATTATGATTGCAACGAGTGACTTGAGTGAATGCGATTTGTCGCCGTGAAATTTATAGGCAAGCTCAATCACCTGCTTTGCAAGATCTCGGTAGAACTCCATTGGCATTCTCGCACCGCCAACGTGTCTGGCTCCACCGCCTGCGTAGTATCTTAATGATCGACGTATGAAATACTCTGCAAGCCTGTCAATATCTCTGTGTGATATCTCTGGCTCTTCAAACTTGCCCATCACTCTTGTCTTGTACTCATCAAACATCGCTGTCCCCTATAAATTTTTAAGCGCATCCTCAAAATCCTTGGCCGATTGCTCGCTCTTGCCCTGCTCTCTTGCCTCTCGCATCTCGCGGATCACATTCTCTGAATTAACGAGCTTTAACTCGCCATCTGCGACCATTTTAACGAACTTGTCCCACGATTCTGTGACCTCTGATTTGAATGCGTGTGCTTCAATAATCACTTCGCGCTTCTCTGTGTTCAGTGCCTTGATCGTGAAACGATTTGCGATTCCCGCTGTTGGCTCTTCTTCAAAAATGAGACCTGGACGGATCGCAATCCGCTCTCCAGTCTCCTTCTCCACCACATAAAGCGTGAACATCCGCATGGTTTCGCTCATAAAAGCTCCAATGCGTTTGAAAACTGCTCTATTTCGCTGAGTTTTTGTGGATTGATAACTTCAACTTTTCTGGTCGAGTATCCGCGAATCTTCCCATCATCACAAAGGATCGCAACCTCTCCACCATCATGATTCGTGCAGTATCGCCGCTTTGATAAGACCTCATACTCCTTGTCGAGCGCGGCTTTGCGGTTCTTCTGTGCTGTGACGAATTTTATTCTGTCACCAATTGAAATTTCGCGCTTGAGCCTATCTAAAACGGGCAGCTTCGCAATCTCTTCTTGCTCCCGTCTTCTGCGCTCTACATCGCTCTTCGAGCCGCGTATGCGCTCCCAATCGTCGATCATTGCAACGAGTTCGGGCTTAACCATCAACAAAGGCCGCTTCACCGATTCACTCATAGCTTTTTCAAGCCCTCAAGAAAATCAACAATAGCGGCCCCGTCCGTGGAGCCCTCAACCCGCTTCCCTGCTTTTTTAATGTTAGCGGGTTTCTCTCCACTTGTCGTTTCAGATAATGTAAGATTTGCAATTGACACGCCGTTGCTATCTGTTTTGGCATAGAATTCAAGTTTCAACGAAAACTTCTTCCAATCATCTGTGTGGATCTTCTCGAAGACTCCATTCAGACCATCCGCCAACAATTTGCCGAGTGATTCCATTGAAAGTTCAACCTCTTTTGAATCCTCTAATTTGCTTCTCGCCCTCAGCTTCATACATCCTCACAAGTTTTTCAGTGCTGATTCAAAGTCTCGTACCTCATCATTGCCAAGCGAATTCATTTTATCCATAAGCTCTTTGCGTAAATCATCAAGCCGACCTGAGCCCTCAATTCGAGCCCAAAGAACATTGTCAGGCTCCCCTTGTCGTCGTTTGAGCCCAACTTGCTCTGCAAGTGCATCAACTGTGTGTGAACGAACCAGATGCGGATCTCTGTTGATTTGCTCTATCGCGTGTTCAAGCGTTTGGCGCAGCTTGTTTTTCGGATCCACTATCACACCGCTCTCTTATGAAGTTCTTGAGACCGCCCAATGCGTCCTCTGTCTTCAGTGAATTGTTCGGCGTGGAATACTCCGCAATGAAGTCGATAATTAGATTTGTAGCGTTTTTAATATCAGATTTCGCCGATTCAAGTGCCGCTTGAAGTTTGTCGTTTTGAACCTGCGCTTCAGCCAGTTTCTCGCGCAGAAATTTTATTGTTTCAGTTTCATTCTCACTCATAGTGCCTTCAATGCGTCTTCAAATGAGTCCACTGTCACTGGTCTCGTAATTTCAACCGTCTTCTTCACTCCGTCCACCGATACAACCGCTGGCGGTAACACTGCTCCCTCTTCCACAACTGGGAATTCCATCGATGCAATAATCCATCCCCATTGCAATCTTTGTGGATCGTGAATATGCGTAATCATGACCGCATCTTCAGGAAGTTTCTCGAAGACCTGTTTAATGACCCATGCGGGCACCTCAATCGGCCCGAACATCACTCGCATGAGTCGTTTTCTCTTATCGTCGTTTATTTTGGATTCCATAGCTGCCCCACAGTCTGCCGCATAATGTAAATTATGCTTTTGCTTTTGTCTTCTTGTTTTTCTTTGTAGCCGTCTTCTTAGTTTTGGCTTTTGTAGTTTTTGCCATATCTTCTTCTCCTTCGTTTTCTTCAGGCTCCCCAATGGAGTCTGATTCCGTTTCAACGTCAATAACAGGCGCGTCAGCAAGCTCTTCGCTCGCAAGCCTGCTCTTGATATGCTCCGTGATCTCGGTCTCGTCAGCGGCCTGCAAAAGCGCAAGAACCGCCTCTTTATAACCATCACCCTCATGCCACTCTGGAACCAACGCCTCTGATATGTCGGCCAAAAGTGCTGTGAGCTTGGTGTAAACCGATTTTGGCAGAATTAAGGACTCAAACTCCTCTTCATCTGCCGTTTCAGCCATGAGCTTATCAAGATCATCTGAGCCCTCTTCATCCATAGAATCACGGATCTTCTTCGTGGCCTTCTCAGCGTCGTCAATTGCCGAAGCCAAAAGGTTGTCCACATAGTCCGTCGTGAATCCAAATGAAGATATCGAACGACCCTTCTGCTCTGCGCTCTGGATCGCATCTCTCAGCTTATCTTCCACCCATTCAGCATAGGTGTTGTTGGTTTCAAAAAGAATCTGCTCTGCGACCTCATCGCTCACATCTTCCATCACGATAGGAAGCACGTTCTCCTTGCCCTCTGGCGATTTGAACGTCCAACCTTCCTTAACCAACTCTTGAGCCGCAAGAAGTCTGTGATTGCCTGCAAGAACGATCCCGCCCTTCTTCCAAACAAGAATTGGCTGATAAAAGCCCTTCTTGATGATCGAATCCTTCAATTGCTCGAGGCGATCAACCTTGATCGTGCGCGGGTTTTTAGGATGGAATTTCAGTTTCGATATGTCTGCGTATGAGTTTACTTTGCAGACCTCAATCACGTTGCTCATCCAAGCTCCTTCTGTTCAGCCATTGCCTGCTCGTCTTGGATTGCAAGGAATTCACCCTGCCGCAAAGGGAAGCTCATCGTGACCATTTCGGTTTCGGGATCGAACTTGAGTTCCACTCCTTCGAGTTCCAAGTTCTTGACCCACAATTTCTTTTTGGATCTTCCCATCACGATGAGAGAGTTTTTGGCCGCCTTTGCGCGAGCCTCAACTCCCTTTAAATCTGACTTATAGACAACCTTCTTCATATCAACTTCTACGTCTCAGTTTGTAAACTATTGTTTTTCTTCTTCTTTTTTACCGTGAGTCTCTTTGTCCAAGTCGTGTTGGCTCATAAAATCCTCAGCGGGACGTTCAGCTTTCACAAGAACATCTGTGGTTTCTGTCTTGTGGTGTGTAAGATCTTGTTCTTGCTGCTCTGGTTTTTTCTCTTCGCCGTTCATATCTGCTCCTTCGTTTAATTGTTCACTCTGTACGCTATCGTGTGAACCTGTGTCTCCAGCTTCACTTCGCTCTCCTGCACCAACCCCATTCGGATCAGCGCCGTTTTCACCGCTTCCGTTGCTTCCTTCACCAACGACACTGAGTCCTGCTTCTGAAACAGTGCTATGTCCACTTGCACCTGATTCTCCGTGTCCTTGTCCTTCAGCGTGAGAAGAAGATTCGTCTCCCCCTTGAGATCCAGATTGCTGTTGTTCTCCTGATTGTTCTCCATTCGTAACTCCTTCTGTCGCGAGCGCGAGTTTTGTTTTTGCCTTCAAGATTTCGATATCAAAGATCATATCTTGGCCTGCGAACTCGCCTGATTTTAGTGTTGCAGTAAAATGAACGCCCTTCATGCCGACCTTCTTGCCGACAAGTGCTGGTTCAAACACAACTGCGTTTGCGCCAACTCGAACGGGAAGATTGCCATCTTCAAACTTGCGATCACTTCCTGATACTGTTGCCGTGTACTTCACCCAAACAACGTCACCAATCTTGATTTCATCATCACCAAACAACTCTCGAAGACCCAAATTTGCATCGATCTTCGCGTTGAGATCTTGTTCAGAGATCACTCCAGCGCCGATTAGCGCATCTGAGATTGCCTCTTGCTTGGCAAGATAGTTCTTCATCAAAACGTGGATCGATTGAAGCAATCGGTGTTGCGAATCGGTCTTTGCCTTGAGTTTTTCGATTTCTTTTTTGCATTCAAGATAGTGAGTGTGCTTCATGTCCTTCTCCATCTGATATGCAGTTTTCGCCACTGGCGCTTTCTGTTGTTGTACTTCTGTGTTCATAAGCTTTCCAATCCTTCTTTAAATTCTTTTGCCTCATGTTTTACGCCAGATTTGAACTCATCACTCCTCATGAATTCCATAAGCTCATTTCTGAACTCTTTCTTATTCGGATCTTTCGCTTTTTCGCGACCAGAATAATAAAACAGAATCGAACGTAATACATCACGATACTGCGTACTATCGTGCCAATTGTCCAGCCAAAACTTCACGTTCACCTTATCAGCAAAGTATTTTATGAATGCTGATTGATGACGCGCTGGAAGATCACTGAAGAGATCCGCAGCTTTGGCAAAGTAGTATTTCTCCCCATTGTCGATTAGGTTCATCCACTTCTTGAAAACTCTCTTGGACTCTTCGTTTCTAACGAACCTACCCGATGCTGAAGCCGCCATTGCTACCACCCATTTGTGTTGGAATCTTGCCGCCACTTGAGATTGTTGAGAACGCTTCTCGCATCCTTTGTTGGCCTTTTTCAAGATCCTCAATCTTTGATGCTTGAAGCGCCATCACATCAAGCATCATTGTGATCGTTGATTTCACATCGAGTGTGCCCTCTGAGGCCGCCACTGCTTCTGCAATCGCCTGAATTTGCTCTTTCATTTCTTGCTCCTTTCGTAATAAACCAAAACCTTCCAACCTTCAGGAATATGCTCCTTCACGCGATCCTCGCACCGTGAAAGCCACGCATCCTGAAGCCTCTTAAACTTTTCAAACGTCGCCCACCAACGCAGCTTAACTGATACGAATATCCTGTTGCTGTTGGTGTCCACCCTGAGAGTCACTTTCTCAAAGGCTCTTGTTGTCGTGACCGCCGCTCCCCAAATTGAATACGAAAGCATTTCGCTCATATCCATCGAAGTTGCTATGCCGCTGGTCAGGTTATTAAGCTGATCTCGCAATTGGTCACTCATCTATTCCCTCAACTTCTTTATAAAAACTCTGAGATCATAATACCTGTCGTCCCCGATCTTGATCGTCGAGTAGTATGGAGAGATCTCAAGCTCCCCCTTTTTGATCGATTCGCGCTCTAAGCGATCCTTCCACATTGCCCAATCAAAAATCAGAAGACGGTTCTCACGCTTCTGCTTACCCTTGATTGCTGGTATCCTGACATTCAGAAAGATGAATGCCCTGCCGCCTCTCTCTATCACTTCAGTTAAGTTTTTGATCTGTGCTGGTCTCATGTCGCTCATGCCGAACGCCTTGAACTTCTTAATCTGCTTGCCTTCAATTGCGAGAAACTTCCCATCGTAACAAGCAATAATATCGCACGGCTTTTCTGGCGTGAACCTTGTGGCCGCCATAGTCCATGATGTCGGTGAGTCTGCGATCTTGTACGCCCACGCTCCAAACTTCTTCAGGCTGTTCATAACTTCGGTGTTGAAATTAGTTTCTCTCATGTGCGCGACCACTCTTTCACTTCTTCAGCGATCTTCAAACGCTTCTTCTTTGCTCCAGCCAGGACTGGATGATCTTCTTGGATCTTTCTGCGAGCGCGACTCAATGATTCAAACATTGGTGTCTTTTTGCTCATAATCCAAACCCTGAACGTCTCCCAATCTCCCGTCTTAACAACTGGCTTTAAATCGTTGTGCAAAAGATTGTATGCGAGCCACAATTTCTTATCGTTGTTTCGAGTCTCTGGATATTTGATGAGAATAACTTTAACCCTGTTCTCCACTGTTTTTAAATCTTCGATGACACTCATAACTCTTCCAAATCCATTTCAAATCTTCGCGCATCCATCTCTGGATCTGGAAGATCAATCTTGAATCGCCCAATAATGTTGTCGATTGCGTTTGCCTGTTTATCTGTGGGCTCACGATTGCCATGCTCCATCTGCGAAAGAACGCTCTTAATAAATCCTTCGTCGAACTCTGGATGCTCATCTGCCCAATTTAAAATGTGTTTACACTTTTCAATGTATGTCCCTCTTAAACTCATGCTATAACCCTTGAAATTCCTGATTTCTTTTGAACTGTCCAAACCATATCAAACATCGCCTTGAACTCAGCATCATGATCCACCACGAACACGCGCTTCTCTCTGGCGATTTCACGCAGCAAATTCATGAATCCAACTCTTCCGCCTTCGTCCATGTAACCTGTCTGCTCATCGAACACGACCATGCTAAACTTCTGGCCGTAATACTCTGACATGATCTCACTCAATGCCATGTCCACTGCGAGCGATATCCTGCGCTTCTCTCCGCCTGAATATGATTCGTATTCGACGCGCTCCCCGTCCTTTAGTATCTCGCAATCAAACTTCTCTCGAAGCTCTCCAGTCTTCAGCTTCTTCTGTGTGTCGAACGAGATTGTGATCGCCCCATCTGTAAGAATGTTGAGATATTTGTTCGACTTATTTGTAAGGCTGGAACATATCAAATCAAAGATGAAAGACTTGATGCCTGAATCACCAAATGCGTTGACCCAAAAATCGTAGTAAGGCTGAAGATTCTGGATCTCGATCTGCTTCTTCTCGATCTGCTTGATCTTGGCCGCGATCTCCTTCTTGCGCTCTTCATCTTTCTCTTTGCGAGCGAGTGCGGGATTCTCTTCATCCTGCTTCTCTTTCAGCCGAGCTTCGTAGTCTTTCTTGCGAGCATTCAGTCCACGGATCTTTTCAACCACGGCTTTGTTGGCCGCCAATCTGTTGCGCAGAGCTTCGATCTTTTCTGAGTTCTCTTTTCTTTTTTCGAGCGCGATCTTTTCTAATTCGGTGACGCTTTTCAATTCGTCGCTCAACTTCTGGATCTCTTTGTCGTTGGCCGCAATCATGTCGGCCTTCTGCTCTTCGTCGATATCTTGATAACAAGTAGGGCATTCACCTGAAAGATCTTTAAGCTCTTTGTTTTGGTCTTTCAGCGCCTCAACCTTTGAGCGTATCTGGAAGTATTTGTTCTTGATGGACTCTGCGGATTTTTCGAGCTTTTCTTTGGCGAAGTTCAAGTCCTTCATCTGTGAGTCTGAGTCTTCAGTCGATGATTTCAATTTTGCGCTTGCAGTTTTTATTTCAGAAGTGATTGCGTCGATGTCTTCTTGTATCGAATCAATGGCTGCCTGTCTCGCATCTTCAAACTCTTTGATTTCAGATTCCCAATCGACTTGCGCTTCAAGGTGCGAATTCAATACTGCGAGCTTGCGCTCATTCTCTGCGGCTTCGTTGTCGAACTTCTTGATTATTCTCTTGGCTTCATCGAGACCATTCGAGTAATCAACTCTCATCACTTTCGATAGAATTTCTTTTTGAGCCTTGTTACCAGCGTTGACAAAATTGAAAGTCTCTCCTTGAGCAAACAAAATTGAACAACGGAATAATTCAAAATCGATTTGTAGAAGCTCAAGAAGCGATTTTTGAGTATCCGCGAGTGTGCCGAGTTCTGTTGTAGCTCCACGATATGTAAAGAAAAGACGATCACCAAAACGAGAATGCTTGCGGTAACGCTTGATTCTGAGTTCATCGCCTCTGAGCTGTATTGATAATTCAACTTCGCAATCCTTTTTGAACTTTCTATTTATCACGTCGTCGTTCTTGACTCCGCGAACTGTCTGTCCAAATAGTATCCACGATATTCCATCCCAAATGGAAGACTTGCCTGAACCATTCGGCCCTTCGATCAGTGTCAACTCTGGATCTGAGAGATCATCAAAGTCCTGTGACTGATACGACATAAAATTTCTGAGCTTTAAACTCTTAAAGTCCACGCTGTCCCCTTTAGTCTTGTTCTTATATTCGCCGTGTACTTCACGCGCTCTTCTTTGCGAATCATGTTGGTGAACCCAAACATCATGCTTTCAAGATCTTTGTTATTGAGCGCAGTGGATCTGTACTGCTCAAACAAGTTCACCCATCTGTCTCTAAACCTGTTTAAATCCTTCACGTCCTTGGGCTTGTATTTGATGAGCCCTGCGACCGAATTGATATAGAATGCGCGATCACGCTCTGACCATTTACATTCAGGCACGACCTGAGAATTGTCGGCCATCTGTTCTTGAATCTTCTTATGAAGCCACGCCATCATGCCTCACCCTTCTTGATTCGAGTGGCCGCTGCGGATCTCACCGCATCGTCGTAAAGCCTTCCGTGCTTGTGGCGAACCTGGTCTAATTCTTTTTTGATGAATCGCTCTTTGAACGATTTCTTCATCTTAGCGACATATTCATCTGAACCAGACTTTGTGCCGACTGAAGGTGCGTGTCGCCAAACGCGCTCCATCTCTGCCTCTTCACAATTAGGGCACTTGAGTTCGGCGCTCATTCTTTGCTCTCGCTCTTCGTCGGTGTCACAACCTCTTAGGTCGATTGAACGCTCTTCTTCGTACTGACATTTCGGGCACTGCAAATCGATAGTTTTGAAGGAAGCTGCGCCAACTGATTTTACTGTATAGCTCATGATAACCCCGCAAGCTCTCTGCCGACATCCATCAAACGCTTGCGATCAAGTTTCGTTTCGATGAAGTCCACATACTTCGACATGATCTGCTCTTGGTTAAGAACATCTGTCGATTTCAAATTCAAACGAGAATAATGCTTCTCGCTTACCTTTCTTTCTATTTTGATATCGCGAGCGTTGATCTTTTCAGAGATCCAGCCCTGCGTGACTCTTGCGCATGACTCCGCATCTCCCTTCACAATGACGCGAAGGAAGTCGTTGGTCATGTCATTCTTAAATTCTGTGTCATCAAGTTGTGCGGAATCCAATTCGATCTCTCGATGGATCGGGAATCCTTTAAGCTCAATGAATTGCTTTTTACCGCTCTTCTGTGAATAGAACATCAAGCCCTTCTCTTGACCCATCTCTCCGAAGTTTTGTTGGATGGGCGAGCCGATGTACTGGACGTTTTTATAAACGCTCCTGTAATGATAGTGGCCTGAAAAAACATTTCTGAATCCACCGAGCCACTCTACGGGAACGCCATCATTGTCTGTGTTGTGATCGTTTCTCTTCGCTCCACGAATGCCCCAATGAACAAAAGCATCATAGTCCTTGAACTTGGCTCCAGACTCATCTGTATCAAGCCATGCGTTCACTTGCGTTGGACTCATGTACGGGAAGAAGATTGTTCTTTTGAATTCTGGAATCACCATTGGCTTATCCACCACATACCAGCCGCTCCACTTGGAGAAAACTCGCATAGGGTGGATCTCGCCAGCCTTGTCCTCTTGATCGTGATTGCCAACAAGGATGATCTTCTTCAATCCTTTTTCGTGCATCAATTGACATTTAGAATAGAAAAGATCAAAGCAAGAAGTTCGGATCAGGCCGCGAGTGTTGAATGTGTCTCCACCGTTCAAAACAACAACCTCTTGCTTGATCTTATCCTGAATTCGCAAAGCGATATCCAAAACCTTATCAAGAACTTTACCGCAATCTTCCTTGCGCTCTTCTCTTAAATGCAAATCTGAATACATCAAAAAATTCACTGCACCGATCTCCCTGTCACTCTTCTTAAATCCTGTATCTGTTCTTCAATCTCGTTTAACTTCTCAAGATTGAGCCCGTGTTCAATGAAGGACGCGAGCAAAACCTCAAGGAGTTCAACCTTGCGAGCCACTTCTGGCGTGATCGAAGTAAACCTCTCTGCGATCCGATCTTCGATAAAAGTCCAACCGACCGTGATGAGAGGCTTAACCGCGTTATCATTCGCCCTCTTCAGTATCTCGGCTTTTCTTTGTTGAATGTACTTTCTTACTTCCACCTTTTCTCTCCACCTGTCTGTCGAAGACAAACCCCTTATAATCAATCGCGAACTCTCCAGTTTTAAATGGAGTTCCAAGATGATTTTTCTCAACTTCCATCACTGTTTTTATCGCACTGAAATCAGAGTCTTTTGCATCGGTAGCTGCACGAAGCCTTCCAACTTTTTGAAATTCGATTCTCAAAGCAGAATAAAACTTTGGTGCGAATCCGCCTTTAGCCTGCGTCTTCTTGCCAAACGATACGCCGATCTTCGTGCTGATCTGGTTAATCATCACAAATGCGATGCTGTAATCGCGGATCATTGCCTGAGTCTTTCTCAACAAAACCGTCAGCGCCGCAGCGTTGTCCGCTGCGAAGTCACCGCGTTTTTCGTTAAGCTCTTTCTCGCAAGGTGTAGCCGCCATCGAGTCCCACACGATTGTCACAGGCTTATCCTGACCCTTTGTTTTTTGGATCAGAGTAATAATGTCGTGCAATTGTGCGCGAACATCTTCGATAGTTTTTGGCCGACGAATCATCATACGCTTCACGTTTAAGCCCATATCCTGAGCGCGTGGAAGATCGTATTTTAGCTCCGTCAAAAGCAGAATCGGTATCCCGCCAATTGTTTGCGTGTTCTTGAGGATCTCGTTACAGAATGTCGTCTTCCCTGAATCTGGATGTCCGTAAACCTCTGTGATGAGGCCGCACGGAATTCCAGGTGCGCCGATAACTTCGGCGATAGGTGTTGGCATCGGGACATAACGCTGCACTTGCAATAACGGCTCGTTTTCGTCGATTGGGACGATGAACGATTTGTCTCCAGAGCCCTTCGCTGTTTCGATAAACCTATCAAAGAATCCATCATCAATATCCTCTGAAGCGTCGATAACTTCGGGCTCCACTTTTGGTGGAGCCTTCTTGCCAAAACGCTTTTTACCTTCCTGCTTTTGCGACCGATCTAAGCTCATCTAATTTCTCCTCTGCCTGTCCTTCAACGAATTTGCGAACTCGTTCAAGTGCTTCTTCAGGCGTTTCGTCTTCCTTAACATCGCTCGAATAGCTAATGTGAAAGTCGGCTGATTCATAATTCCCAAGATTTACCTTGTGACCAAAACTGTAATTTACTCTATCTAATTCTGGCATCATTCAACTCCAAGTGATCGAAGCTCTTCTTCGAGATCTTCGTCCTCAGCGTCGATATCAAGATCTTCATCTTCTTCTTCGACTTTCTTTTTTACTGGCTTCGCCGCTGGCTTTGCTGCCGCCTTTTTTGCTGGCTTGTCTTCAGGGAAGTGATCTTCTTCGTCTTCAAATCCACCTGAACGATCATCGTCTTCGTCTTCTTCAACCGCTGCCGCTTTAGCTTTTGCTGCCTTGGCCTTTGCCGCTGCCGCTTTAGCTTTTGCTGCGCGATCATCTTCTTCGTCGTGATCCACGTCAGTATCTTCGTCCACATCCGCACCCAAGAACTCAAGCATCTTCTTCTTTTCGTTTGTTGCGAAAAGCGTGTCGATGTCCACCGCTTCTTCAACGAGAGCCTCAAGTTTTGCAGGAATGTCTGTCTCTTTCATTGATGGACGGATCGTGTAATCAATCGCCATTTTAGATTTGCCATTTTGCTTCTTTGTCAGCTTCCAATCACGCTTTAATGCCGTGTCTGCCAGGTCTCCAAAGAACTCAACGATACTTGTATGAACTCTGATTCCAGCCTGCCAAGGCTTAACTGTCTTCGTCGCGTAATCGATAATCATATAAATGTATCTCTCTGTTGCGCGAAGATCTTTGGCGGCTTCATTGTCAGTCTTTCTCAACTTCTCATGTTCCTGACAAAGAGGACACTGTTCTTCAAAATCCTCAAGACAACGAACTGGAATTTTAGCGAAAGATCCATCTTTCTTTTTCACATTGATGAAGTGAACTCGAACCTGTTTGTAAGGAAGTTCTTCGTCGTTTTTTAAATTTGGCAGAATACGAATCATGTGTTCGCCGACCTGTGGTTGATACCATTCAACCTTTGGGCCGTACTCACCGCGCTCGGCTTCTTTCTTCTTTAAACGCTCGGCCTCTTTTTTCATTTTTTCAATTAGCTTACTCATTGTGTCTCCTTATTTTTTGTTAATTTCTTCAAATTTGTTCATGAAATTGTTTGCAACGTCGCCGAGTTTTTCGAGCGAAGTCATTAGTTCAACGATATCGTTGTGGATCTTGCCCTTCTTCATTGAAAGCTCAACGATGGGAAGATTCTCAAGCAAGTATTCAACTCTTGCCTTGCAAGATGCCGCAGATGAGTCCGCATCTTCTTCAAGCTCTTCATCATCGAAGTCTGGCTCTTCAGCGTCAGCATCCTCTTCCACTTCAGAATCGAACAACGAATCATCAAAGTTCATTTCGTCGTCGCTCAAATCCTTTGCGAGATCCTCTTCAAGCTGGCGAACGGTTTCTTCCGCCTCTTCCACTGTCTTTGCAGAATCGCGCTTCGTTTTTACGATCAACGTCTGAAGCTGATCTTTCAGGCCACGATAGCTAATTTTTGCATCCATCAAAGACTTGCGAAGTCGAGAGATCTCTTCCTTTGCAACCTCTGTTTTCGCAGTCACAAGGCGATAACAAGCCTCATACGCTGGAAGTCTGAACTCTGGATCTTTTTTGATTCTCGATTCCAAAACATCGTGCCACTCATCAACAACCGCGCAGAATTTGTAAATAGTGTTCACGTCAACAGAAGGGTATTCAGCCGAGCAGAAGTCTTTGAAAGAATCGAAGCCGTCCTCTTTGCCAAGAGAATCCTTGCTCCACGCATCTTCCTTTCTGATTCGATGGATCGACTTTGCGAACTCCCACCATGATCTCTGCATATTGCCAAAGCACTTTCGAGCTTCGTCAATCAGCGAATGGGCATCATCCACCGCTTTCTTTTTTACCTTCTCCACTTCTTTGCTCATCGTGTCTCCTTCCGCCGATTCGCGGCTTTTGTTTGTACGAGGTCTTTTTTAAGCTCGAACGCACGGGCAATGATCTTCAAAATACGACGATGCTCATCGTACTGAATAAGTCTCACCTGATATGCTCGATACTTTGGTTGTGATTGAACGTGGGCTCGCATTTGAGCCTCTGTGAACGCCTTTTTGTTTTCACGCGCTCGCAACATGATCTGCCGAGATTCAATCTCAGCCTTCCATTGCTCAAACGCGAACTTCATCTTTTGATAGCGAGTCTCTGCCTTTTCAGATAGCACGGCATAAAAGCCATAGTGTGATGCCGCCCGATCAACTTCAGTATCAAGGTCTTCAGATATCCGAAGATCTTTCTGGATCGAGACAACAACGCTTTCTGGAAGGAGCCCCTTCACTTCGTAAACTAAATCTCTGCTCATATTTAGATTATACGAATTGACGCAACACAAATGTCAGCATGAGTGAATTTTTTCGACTTCAATCGCATTTTCTTTGTTCCCCCATGATGATTTTCTGCCGCCAACCTCAACGATTGAGCCATCTCGTATCAATTCTCTGTTTTCTGCCCATGTTTCAGGGAAGAAAGTAAGATCGATCATTTCATCGAGATCCATAAGAGTCGCAAACCCCATCGCATCGCCGCGCTTGGTTTTTGTGGCTCTGACGTTCACGATCATGCCGCCGACCCTGACGTGTTCTCCAGGCTCATATTCACGCAATTCTGCTTCAGTGATGCAAACATCGCTGAAAGTTTCTCGAACGTCCTTGATTTTGCGCTCAAAGAAGCCCATTGAATCAAAGAACCGCTGAACGATGTCGTCGTCTGTTAATGGTTTGAAACGCTTCTTGCCGTGATCTGATAGCTGTTTAAGCAGGTCTTTGCGGTCGCCAAACTCGTCCATCGCTCCAGAGCAGATCAAAGCCTCAATAACATTCACTTTCACCTTGGCCTTGTTTATCCGCTTATGGAAGTCCTCAAAACTTGTGAATGGCTGTTTTGCAACGATCTCTTCCGCCGCTTTCGGGCCACAACCTTTGACCGCGCTGATCGGCCAAACAACATCCTTATCTTCGACGTAGAAGTTGGTTTTGGATCGGTTCACGTTGGGCAGGACAAAAGCTATCCCCATTTCTGAAGCTGCCCGCCTGTTGACGAGCATATCGTCGGTCTTGCCCTTGCGGATGTCCCAATCAAGCTGTGCTGCCCAAAAGTGCGCAGGGTAATGAACCTTTAAATACTGTGATGTGTATGCGAGGACTGAGTAGGCCGCTGAGTGCGATTTGTTGAACGTATATCCTGCCGCCTTCTCGATCTGTGACCATAATCCTTCCGCTGCGCTTGTACCAATTCTTTCACTGGCACCTTTAACGAATTGCTCTCTGAACTTGTCCAGCTTTGCCTTGTCCTTCTTGCCGAGTGCGGAACGTATCGTATCCGAATCGACGAGACTGATTCCACCCAATCTATGAATGACCGCCATGAACTGTTCTTGATAAACAATGACACCATAAGTTTCTCCCAACGCTGCCTCAACATCTGGGTGAACATATTCGACTTCTTCTTCTCCATGCTTTCTCCTGCAATACTGCGTGTGCCAGCCGTTCTCAAGACAGCCAGGACGGAAGAGAGCATTCGCCGCGATTAAATCATTGATTGAATCAGGTCTCATCTGAATGAGAAGCTCCTTCATGCCGTCAGATGCGAACTGAAACACGCCTTCTGTTTTACCTTTTTGGAACATTTGCCAAACCTTTTTGTTTGGCTTAATTCTTTCTTGTTTTTGGATCTCTTGTTTGTAGTTTTCAAATGTGAAAGGAGTGCCAGCGTTCTCAATCACATATTTGATAACGTCGTATTCTTTAAGACCCAAGATATCCATCTTCATCATGCCATTGGCGATAATGTACTTGTCTTCTGATTGCGTTGTGATGATTCGCTTGTCCTTCGGCTCACCATCCACACGCTCTTCGGTCTTTAAAGTTTTCTTCTGTGTTTTTACTGGCGTAATGTCTGCAATCTTCTCAGAGCAAATTACAAGTCCCGCAGGATGAACTCCTTGAGATTTGATCTGTCCAATGATTTCGCGAACAATAAATCCATACTCTTCGCTGGAATCAACCAGCTTCTTCAATCTTGGATCGGATTCAATGGCCGCATCGAGATCGTCAACATCTTCCTTGTCGAGATCGAGATTTGTGGTGATCGCATGAAGCTCCTTCTGCGTTGCCACGCCAAGTGCTTTACCAAAGTCGATCAAAGATGTTTTGAGCTTCATGCGACCATAAGTTCCAATTTCGCAAACGTAATCTGAACCGTACTTTTCAAAGATGTACTTTTTGATTTCGCCACGTCGATCAGATTCAAAGTCCAAGTCAATATCTGGAAGCTCTCCAGACACGCATCGATTCTCATTCAAGAAACGCTCGAACAATAATCCATATTCAAGTGGATCGATCTTTACGATTCCAAGAAGATACGAGATCAAGCATCCAGCCGCAGAGCCACGGCCAAGTCCCACATAGATTCCCTTGGTCTCCGCGTAACGAACGATGTCCCACACGATCAAGAAATAATCTTCAAGACCATAAGTGGATATAACCCTGTACTCTTCTTTGAAGCGAGAGATGTACTCTTTTCGAGTGGCGCGAAGATCTTCAGAATCTAAAAATGATTTCAGCTTCTTTGTTGCCAGCAATTTGAAAAGATCTTTCGATGGCTTGTCTTTTTTAAAAGTTGGAAGATACCGCTTGCCTGTTGGGAGCGCGAACTTTGAACACTTCTCAAGTATTTCTTGAGTCGCAAGCATTCCATCCGCAACGAACTTCATTGGCAGATATTCGTGATGCTCCTTGAATGATTTCGCAATATCGATTGGCTTTTTGAGCCAAAGAGAATCACACTTCGATTCTTTTGATACTGTTGCAGAGTCTCCAGCGCCATCTTTCGCTCCGCCCTTCCAAGACATATCTTTAAGTGTTGCTTGGATCATGGCGTGTTCGGGCAAAATATAATGGCAATCGTTGGTGACAACTTGCTTGAAGCCCTTGCGTGTACGAAGCCTATCGTAAAATTCCTGATTGATTAGCGCCTGCGAATTGAATAACTCTCCGCTTGGAAGGCTTGAAATAACATTGTGGCCTTGGAATTCGACGTAAAAATCGTCGCCAAAGATTTCTGAGAACTGATCGAATCTTCCTTCAAGATCCGAATCTTCTCCGCGAGACTCCTTCCAAACTTCCTGCGAAAGAACTCCGCCCATACAAGCCGTTAAACAGATGAGTCCATCCTTGTATTGCTTCAGCCACTCAAGTCCAATTCTGTTTTTGTAGTAATAACCCTCTGTGAAAGAGAGCTTCGATAATTTGCAGAGATTTTGATAACCATCATAATCTTTCGCAAGCAGAATCAGATGCGAATTCTTTCTGTTGTCTTTATCCTTCTTCGTTGGATCTTCATTGTAATAGAATTCCACGCCGAGAATTGGCATCATCTTCTCTTGCTTCATGAGAGAATAAAATGGAAGCAAAGAAGTCATCACTCCATGATCTGTGATCGCGTGTGATTTGAATCCTTTATCTTTGAGAGCGCCAACCCACGCCTTCGGGCCGAATAAGCCGTCTGCGATGGATGCCTCTGTGTGACTGTGCAGATGTGTAAATTTCAATTTGCCCTCACTATTGTCGAATTTATTTCATCGACTTCTCCCGCCTTCATAACTGGCTGAACATCCATAACGTGTCTTTGAAATTTGCCAGCCTTCTCAAGTTTCTCTTGGCAGAAAACACAAAGCTCCGTGTTGGGCATTGCCTTCACGCGCTTCTCTGGAATTTCTTCTCCGCAATTCGAGCAGTCCTTCATTGTGCCGCCTGTATGAAATCAAACGTCAATTGATTTGGATCTGGCTCAACGATTTCACCAAGATCTTCCACGTCTTCAACTTCAATTGTGAAATGATGATTTGGATGAGTCTTCTCTGTGAGAATTTTAAAATTGTCCCACGCCTGATCTTCGTTCTCTGCCTTGATGATTAGCTCATCGCTGATTTTTCTCGAATAATCGAATCTAAATTTGTACTGCCTCATTCGTTGTCCCCTCTTCTTTTTTCGCAAGCTGCCCCTGAAGATCTGCGATCCTCTTTGCTTGCGCTTCTTGAATGCTCATAAGCTCTGAAACACAAGTACAGAGTGAAGAGATGATTGTTTCTATTTGATGCCGATTTGGAGTACGAACAACGTCGCCAGCCGTGACTTCAACTTGAACTCGCCCCTCTGGAGAGGAGACAATCGTTTTCACCTTCTTGGTGTTCCATGCAAAACCAAACATATATTAACCCCTGAAAAATGTTTTTTGCCAAACAGAGCTTCCGCCAAGCTCTGCGGCTTTGATGGATGCAATGTTAAATTCAATATCTTTAAGAATAAGATCTGCGCGTTTTGAAGCGTCGATCTCGACGATTGGAACTCTCACATTCTCAAGCCACTTGTTGTATGCGGCTTCTTGATATTTGAATTCTTGATCGCTCAACGGAATTCCACGCAGCTTTGCACGATCAAGTGCGCTCCACATTGGAGTCTTCATCGTGATTAGAACGTGCGGTGGATCGAAAACATCGTCAGCAAAAACTCCAGACATGAGATTCAAGAGCTTCATGTCTTTTTCGTTCAGATAGGTCAACTCATGAGATCGTGGAATGTAAATGTCCCGCGATTCAAAGAAAGTCCGCATTGTAATCACATCTTTGCGATTGCGAACTTTTGATGCCTGTATTTGGGTTTTTGCTCGACTGAGCATGAACTTGATTTCGGTTTCAAGAGGCTCCGCAGGATCGGGGACAACGGGCTCATTTAAGAACTCGTATCCTTCCTTCTGAAGAGCCTCAACCACAAAATGCTTGCCCGAACCAGTCGGGCCACAAACTACTATCCACATACTTAGATTATACGAATTGACGCAACACAAATGTCAGCGAAGCCAAAAAAAGTGAATTATCCGTATCTTTTTTTGTATTCATCTTTCAAAAGCTGCCTAAATTCCGTCATCGTCATGCTGAGTGCGCCGCCTGGATCGTTCTTTCTCCAGCGACCGATACCTTTCGGGCCTGCCACTTCATCGTGACCAAGAACATAATCGAAACTGAAAACACTTGGATTGTTCGCCTTCGCCCACAACAAGAATTCGATCAGAGAATCTTCCTGTGCCTTCGTGTATGGCAAATAAGCTCCAGCCAAAATGTTGTCCGTGTTCTTTTCAATCACGCGAACTTCGCTTGGATCGATTGGCTTGGTGAACTTCGTGTCCCAATAAGTGAAATACTTCCCGTCTTTTTCTGTCAGCCTTCCAGGATTGTTGATCTCAATTCCAACAAGATAGTTGGATACGCCGTTTCGCTTGGCTCCAGCGATCTCCCACGCGCTCTCTCCAGCGTGATAACCCCACTGATTCAAAGGATTGGCCTGAACCATCTTCCCATCTGTCCCAAGGCACAAAAAGAAATATGGAGAATCCTTGATCGAATCAATCGCATTCTGAACGCCTTTTGAATACTGACCAGCCGTGAAGTGGACAATGGCTCCATAAGGATAGCCCTTTGGATATTCGCCCTTCGCTTGGCGCTTGATATCTGTGCGAACAACCGCCTCTGGATACCACAATTTTTTCTCACCAACTGGATAGACCTTTTTTGATGAAGACTCCTGTGGCTCTTCGCCTTTGCTTGGTCGATCTGGCTCAGGCGGTGCGAACTCTTCGGGCACAGGTTCGCCCAAAAGCTGAGAAAGAATTTCGATTTGATCTAATGCGAGGGCATCAACCTTTGGATCTTGAGAGACCCGTGCAATTTGCATTGCATACCAGCGCAGGGTGTATAACTTCTGCTTGTCCATTTGTTCTCCTTAATAGGTTTCAAGCCTATCTTATCGGAGAGCTTCAAGCGCCTTGACGAATTCTGCCTTCTCTTCAACTGATTTTTCTTTGAGATGCTTCGAGATCGAATCAACCAACTTCTGTGGCAATGGCTTTATGAACTTCTCGAATTCTTTAACAAATTCACGCTCAGATTCCACCATCTCGGTCACAAGGGCTTCGACCAACATATAAAGAACCGTGCCCTCTTTAATTTCGCCGAGAGCCTTTGGGAATCTGGATTTAACACGATCCATTTTGGTGACAACGTATGTGTCGGCAGTGACCCTGCCAATCATGTCCTCAAAATCTTTGAGAACCTCTGGCGGCAAATGGATTTCATCTGACATCATGCTATCGCCAACCCAAAATTCTCACGCAATCTTTTCACGCGCTCTGAAAGAGAACCCTCTCCAGAATCAAACGAAAGACTGCCAGATGAGAGAGACGCACTCAGATCGTTTTGGAAGTGAGGATTGCCGCCCTGCCAGATCATATCCTCATCAAGCTCAACGAGAACCTTCATGTTGATAACGTGATCTGAAGGCGGGCACTCGTTTACCGTATGGATGCAGATTTGCGCGAACTCTTTGCCGTCTTGGAAGACTTTGACTCTTCTGCGATCATTGAAGATCTGATACCAGAGAGAACTTCCTGACATCTTTTGAGAGATCCCAACGCCAAACTTCGGAGAAGTAAATCCTGCTCTTCCTTTGACCATGATGAATCCATTCGTAACGTATCTTCTCCACTCTGCTTCAGTAAGCATATCTCTGAGAGTATCTCTTGCTTTAAGTTCTTGTCCTGAAACTTGTGTAGGAAGATGAGATCGGCTTCTTCCTGTTTTAATGAGGAGATTCGATCTGATAATCTCTTTGATCGAATCGGCAAGATCGATTGCCCCACTAACGATTGAAGATCCTGAGATCGTGAACGTGGTAGCGTCCGTGGCTGTAACGTAGATTCTGTATTCGTTTGTTGTCCCTGCACTTGTCCCCCATGTGCCCACAGATATCGAATCACCTGAAATGGTCGTCGTTGCGTCTCCATAGCTAATTCCATAATCTGTCGAAATTGTTCGAGCGAAATTGTCTCGAACGATGTTTAAATTCCAATTGGTCGCCGCTGTTGTGGCCGCGCCTTGTGCGAAGTTTGTTCGATAGGTGTAAACGCGATCTGTGCGAACGTAATCAGTCGTCGCCTCTGTAATCGATGGAAGAGAATCAGCCGAAAACCATGTCGCTTCTGTTGGCTTTGTGATTTGGATCGTGGCTGGCTTTGGAGAAACGTAAAGAGATTTCTCTCCCAACTTTGCGCCAACGATGCCGTTGCCATAGCTTGTTATTTCTGGCTGAACTTCTACGTCGAAGTTTTGCGCTGGCGCTGCGACCATTTTAAATCTCCCTTCATAACCGCTTGATCGACCTCAACTGGATCGAACTTCCATAATTTGCCAACTCTGTGCGCTGGAATCTTTTTGGCTTCCAGCCATCTGTAAACGCTCTCCTTGCTCACGCCAAGATGAACGGCAATCTGTTGAACGCCCATCCACTTAATCATCCAGGATACGTCTTTGGCAGAAGAGCCACATTCTTAAATGTTTTTACGAAATCAGCGAGCTTTGCTGAATTCGATTTTTCTGTTTTCTTTGCTGGCGCTTCGCTTTTGATTTTTGTGGCGAAACTTGTGAGCTTTTCAAGAGCCGATTTTTCATCGAAGAAAACTTCCTGAGTTTCAGAATCGAATCCATAGATTCTGCGTCCACGCTTGCCAGAATGATCGATCATGTACGCCTTCCAGCCCTTCTCCAGATATTTCTTGAAGATGTCTGAGGCTTCTTTCACTTGCTCTGGATCAGCCGCATTCCAGATCAGCCTGCGATCTCCAGTCTCATCAAGGATTCGCACAGCAAATTCTGTTGGCTGAAGTTGAACTTCGCGGATCACAATTCCTTTGAGCCACGGTCTGAAAGATTCCACTGGCTGTCCATCAAGCGTTTCGATCAAACGGCCTTCTGATTTGGCCTTGCGATAAAGATCTTTCGCTTCTTCGATCTCCTTCAATGAAGATTCGTCCCACTCGATTCTCATTGCGTTTGAATTCATGCTGTTGCTCCACCGTTATAGACTCTTAAACTTCTTCTGCGGAATTCTGGATCATCATGCCAAGGCGTATCTCTGATCGTTGATTTGAGCGCGAGAATAATTTCTGCCTTGCCCATTCTTTCATTGTGACGATCTGCCGTGACCAGTCCTTCTTTGATAACTCGGAAGTGATGATGGCCGCAATTCGGACATTCCATTGTGTAATTGCCGAACATAGATTCACGAAGCCAAGTCTTGAAATACTTGCCGCATCCACCGCCAGACTTATCGCAGTAAAACTCTTCTTCACGTCGGCTCATTCAGCTTCTCGACATTGTGAATTGCCATGCCCTTCTTCGCGAAGAAACAAGCCTCTTCAAGTTTTGTTTTCACAATTGAAAGCTCTCGCCCCTCTGGGACGTGGCATTTGATCTGTTGAAGAAGCGTTCTAAAATCAGTCGCAATCATCTGCGCCTTTTGCTGCCCTTCTTCTGTCAACTTATGAAACTTAAACAAATTTTCATCACTCATTTTTTTCTCCTGCTTGCTTGCTCCTGTTGTTCAAGAGCTTTTTCATTCATTTGAATCACCGTATTCACTCGATCAGAGTCTCTTTTGTAATCGAGATAAATATAAAATGCCGCCACTCCTGCGAGAGAGATCACGCATACACAAAAGCAAACGATCAAAAACTTAACCAACTGTAGGTCTATTTTGATCTCCACCATTTGCTCCCTCTCTCTTAATTAGCTGAAAGTAGCGAGCCATTGAATAAAGCCCGCGACCTTCGCCCTTGCCGTATCCGCCACGGCCATTGCAAGCCTTCCATAAACCTGTCGAAGTCCACCAATGCACTTCACGCTGTCCGCGATCCGTTGTGAAACTGATCGTGTATTTCTCTCCACCTGAACCGTCTGTCCCAACCGTGTAGTTCACATTTGGAAGAGTTTTTAAAAGATCAAGATCTTTTGGTGTTGTATTCTTTTGGTGAAACTCTTTGCGCTCACGACGATGATCTTTCACATCGCTCCAGAATTCACCCATCGTAAAACCATCATCTCTTCGTGCAGGTCTTTCTCTGCGCGGCTCTTCGTATCTGTTGCCGTAATCATCTGGAACGTGATCTCTGCGTGTGCGTTTGTAGCCTTTATCGTTGTGCATTTTATTCCCCTCTTATTTTAGTTCAGAATACTCAGATGCAAGATTGCAAATTTCATCAATGTGAAAAGCCATCGACTTTAAATATGAAAGAGCTTTTCTGTTGTACTCTTCTCTGCCTTTTTCAGTTGAAAGCTCGGCTTCTTTTTTAACGATGAGTTCAGAAAGTTTGTTCTCAGCCGCAACGACATGATCTGCGAAAGTTTTCGCCTTCTCTTCTGGCTCTTCACGCCTTCGCTTTGGAAGAAGTTTGCCAAGCACAGAATCCTTGGAATCCTTCTTGGTCAGATCGGTCGTTTTCATATTATCCTTGCAATCGCCCACGCGCTTTCTCCTTTTACGTTTCTTGCTCACAGTGCATTCCTGAAAGATCAACTGTGATCGTTACTTGTTCTCTCGCATAATCAAAATGAACATCATCAACTCTTCCAGTGAGAATGCGGCTTTTCTTGTCCTCATAGGTGAACATATCACCCTTCCTTGGAAGATAGCCGTATGAGCGTTGCTCATCGATGCTCGCATCTTCATCGTTGCCACTGTAATCGTATGGCCTGATTTTAACCCGCATTGATTAGCTCTTTGAACTTTCGTGAAACTTGAAACTTCACTCTGTACGAAGGTGGAACCTTGATGGATTTACCCGTTCTTGGATTCCTTGCGTTCTTCGCCTTGGATCTTTTCTTTTGCAAAGTCCCAAGCTCGTAAAGTTTCACTGCTTCGCCTTCTTTAATTGCCTGCTTCATCACATTGATTGATTCTTTCAAGATGATTTCAACGTATGCTGGTTTTGCCTTTGCCCTCTGAGAAACCTGTTCGACCATTTGCTGTAAATTCACTTCTCATTCTCCTTCGATAAGTTTTTTGATAATTCCTGTGGCCTTGGATCTCGCTTCAATCTCCGCAAACTCTTCTTTCTGTTTGCGAATCCATCGAAGCACTAATCGTTCAATAGAAATTCCAAATAATTTGTGATGCCATTTACGATGAATGTGATCTCTCACAACAACTTCTTTATGAGTGCGATCTTCAATTCCATCTGCGCGATCAAGAAGAAATTCTGGAACACCTTTTTTCTTCAAAACCTCTTTAAGAGGGATCTCTGTGTAATAAACACCGACCACTCCGTTTGAGCATGGCTCAAGATCGAAGCGCAAAATCTGTCCTTCAAAATTGATATCGTGATTGCTTCTCTTCTGAAGCTCTGGATGAATTTTTATTACTTCCAAAATGCTGTCCCCACACTATTTCTAAATTCAGTGTAGGCAGTTGTATTACAGGCTTTGAAATTATGTCAAAAGAAAAACGCAAGCCGTGTTTAGCGACTTGCGGCGGGAAGGGGCGAAATAAAAAGGCTCCGTTTTTAGGGGAGCCTAATTATACCTGTTTAACTGCATCCAATCGGATAAGGCCATCCTGATTGTACTCTCATGCAGCCGAGGGCTGGATCGGTTTGGAGATCTATTCCGCCAGCGATCTCTACTCCCGCATGGCTATGCTCACACGCTTTCGCGTAGAACTCTGAGATGCGGGTGTGATCTCCGAGATGACGTTGTAATATGAGCATGAAAGATTTACAGGCGCAAGAAAAAATTAAAGCCAACTTTTTAGGGTTGGCTTTAAGAACTCTCCTGTTATTGAACTAAATTTACTGTGGGACAGCGACTTAATTTTTTGGCAGGAGAAGAACGAAAACAAGAATGGCAGAAGAGATCCAACATCGCAAGAATAAAATCACAAGTTTTTAAGCGCCGTCGCAAATGCTTTGGCACTGGCGATTTGCTCTGCATTGATCGCGTTCGGCTTCTCTCTCAGAAAATGCTCCATCGCCTCTTCGCCGAGCTTGTGCCGAATGAGATTCACAGCTTTGAAGTGTGTGCTTATAAGTCCTTCATGGCTTGAATTTCGTTCTTGCCAATCTTTGAATTCATCACCAAGAATTCCCATATCATCAAAGATCATGGTCTCAAAAAGTATGGGCTCTGAGCCCTTTTTGAACGAGTGATCGATTGCCAAAAAAACAGATGAAACTGTAACGCCTTGCTTCCAAATTGTTTTCGCCATGATTCGCTGATCGCCTTCAAGTGCAGCGATGCCTTCATCTCTTTTGGCTCTGACAGGTTTGAAATCATCATCGAGCTTCCAGTAAAGATCGTTATCCATTCCTGCGATGTAACCAAGGGCATCTGTGAGATCTGAATCTGATTTTGCAGATCGTGAAACGATATCTGAAAGAGATCGCATCGTTGCATCTTTGTGCTTTGGATCTTTGCCGATCATTTCGAGTTCTAATTTTTTAGCGAGTTCTTTTGCAAACTCAGGAATTGTTTTCGACATGGGAACTTCTACGTCGAAGTTTTACGACGGGTTTAAATTCTGGTTTTGGCTTCTCAGGTTTTGGGCGATAGACATAGGGTTGAGCATTTTTAGCGTTCACAGCCATCACGTCAGCCATTTCATTCCACTTATTGCCCGCGTGTCCCTTAATCCAGTGAACGGCGATTTTGGATTTGTGAAGTTTTTTAAGTTCATAAATGCGTTTCACAAGATCCACATTTTTGATTTCTACAAGTTCGCCATCTTCTCTTCGCATCCAATCACGATTCGCCCACGCTCCAATCCATCGGTTGTAGGTATTCACAAGAAGCATTGAATCCGTGTGAATGATAAGTCTTCCGTGATCTGCATAGAGTTCAATGGCTTGAATGAGCGCCATGTACTCCATGCGATTATTTGTTGTGTGTGATTCTCCGCCAACGTGTTGAGAGATCTTTTGATCGTTCTCAACAACAACAAAAGCCCATCCACCTCTGCCTGGATTTGGGAAGCAAGAACCATCTGTATAAATTTTAAGTACACGCATCACTGTCCCCTGAAGTTTACGAAATCGCATCTTTTTACCACATTGTCACCTTTAAATTTGGGGGTTGAAGTGCCGCTGTCGTACTCTACGCACCAGTTTCATGAGTTATCCACAAAGTTATCCACAAAGTTATCCACATATCCACATTGCTGCCTTGATCCATCAAACCCTCTTGTCAAACAAAACCAAAAGGCATACGGTTCCAATCCTAAACAAAGAGGATTTCTCGTAAGCTCTTAAAAATCGGGAATAGCTCAGAATCCGTGAGCAAATACTTGGGGACAGTGAACACAGGAATAGATTGCTGAATCAATCGCCTAATCCGCCCCACGGTGCAAGGGGAGCAAGTGACTCAGACTCAGGCGAGTGAAATTGAAAGTAAAAGCCATAGCCGTGCGTTGAGCCTTGTTTATGATCTTAAAAAAATCTCCCTGATAGAAAACGCAAGAGTAGAGAAAGCAAACACGCTGTTAGGACATGATTGGGATGAGACCCAAGAAGTGATCTGCTTGTACTTTTTCAATTTGCTTCAAGATAAGACCCGCCTCATGTGAACCATGAGGACTATCCCTATGAACAAAGCCATCTTAGGCTTAGGGAGCGAGAGGGTTGAGCAGCATGGATTCGCTGTTGGTGACTCTCGCAGATGGGTGTTGAATGCTACTCAATCTTGCTTTGTGTTCTCTAGTTCTTCATGAATGATTCTTTCATAAGTAACTCTTATGGATGTTTCATAAATGCGGAAGCTCGATGCGTTCTCACGCTGCCACGTGCGGCTCTATGAGGGTGTGTGGAGAAGGGCTTCCTACGCTCAAAAATAAGAAACACAGTAAAAATCAACTCAATAATACACAGCAACACAACAGAATACGAGAACACACGCTGAAACATTGACAAGATCCAACGCATACGAGAACTTCTACGTCGAAGTTACAAGGGGACAGCATGAATCAAGAACCTATCGAAATCATCGTCACAGACACAGAAGCAGACATCGCAAGCAAGAACGGATGGAGACCCTTCCAGTTTCTTCAAGCAAGGTTCAAAGCACGTCACAATCTTGAGTTCCAAGAATCAGATTTTGAAAACACTGAAATGTTCGAGTTTTCACACAACGATGAGAAGACCGCTTATCGCGTAATTTACAAAGGCAAAGCTCAGTGAGCGAAGATCCATTCAAGCTCGACATCAAACAATTGGGCAAAGATGTTGCGAACCTTCTGTGCAATGAGGCCGTATCCAAGGGTGCGTCGTATGAACTTCGCTCAAACGAAGAGACCAATGTCCACGATCCGAAGATGGCGACGTTCGATCTGGTTTTAACAGATCAGTGCATTAGGGTGAGGATTGAATCGGTATGATGGTCAAAGTTATTTCTAACAATGCGCGTTCACAGCTTGAGTGCGGGTATGAACTTTTGCAAGAAGCTCGCGCTCACATGAGCTACAAGGTTAAAGGGGCTGAATTTGCCACCGCAGCGAGCCCGTATTGGGACGGAACGATCAAGTTGATGAATCGGGAAGGGTTCTTCCCAACAGGGCTTATAGGGCATTTAAAGACGTTTCTCGATGCCAAGGGTATGAAGATGACCCTTGAAGACCAAAGATACGTTCCAAAGCCATCCTTGAGCCTTAAACTGACTCTCCCGCATGGATGGGCACCACGAAATTACCAACTCACAGCAAGATCAAAGGCCGAAGAGCTTCCGCGTGGCGTTTTTGTGATGGGCACTGGAGCGGGCAAAAGTTTGACGAGTGCGTTAATCGTTGAGCTAAAACAGGTTCCGACTTTGATCGTGGTTCCAGACACAGGACTTCGCGAACAATTGACAGAAGATTACAGAAATTGGTTCGGCCATCGCAAAATCGGTAATAAACTTACAGACGATTGCCCGATCATTATCAGCAACATTCAAGCGATTCAGAAAAAGCCCAAAGAAGATTTCAAGCGATTTGAAATGCTCATGATCGATGAATTTCATCATGCCGCTGCCGACACATACAAAGACATCAACAACAATTGCTCAAACGCATACTACAGGTATGGATTTACGGGCACCTTCGTTCGTCCCGATGGATCTGACATGGAGATGCTGGGCGTTCTTTCAAACGTGCTGTTTAAGAAATCAACGAGCGAATTGATCGAAGAAGGTTATCTTGTTCGTCCCTACATCACGATCTTTCATTACGATCTCAGGGAATCCAATGCTGGCAAAAGAATGCGTATGCGATATCAAGATGCGTACAAATTCTGCACCATTGATGCAAAAATCAACACAGGGATCGCGGCCATCGCCAATCAAAAAATCAAAGAAGGCAAGCAAACGCTCGTTCTTGTCAGACTCAAAGAACACGGCGAGCTTCTTCACCGATTGATTCCAGATGCCTATTATTTGAGCGGTTCAGACGGAAGAGATCATCGCGAGAAAGTGAAGCGAGCGTTCATCCAAAGAAAAGTGAAGTGCATTATCGCAACAAACATTTTTGGTGAAGGCCAAGACATTCCATCCATCGATGCCTTAATAAACGCCAGATTTCAAAAAACTGAAATTCAAACCTTTCAGGGCATTGGTCGCGCACTGCGAAAGACCGAAGGCAAGGATAAAGCAGAAGTGTTTGATTTCTTTTTTGTCGGCCACAAAAACCTTGAGGATCATAGCGTTGAGCGTCTTAACACCTATCGCCGCGAGAGTGCTTTCAAAATCCAGGTGCGCCGAGCCAAGTTCTAAACTTGGAATTTGATCCTTGAAACATTGTATTTTTTTTGCAAGGCTTGTCGTTCTGTGAGGGGACAGTGACAAGCAACATCGACGATTTCAACACATTATTGCAGTATCTTGTTGGGGAGTTTCTAAAGAATCATTCTTTTGAAGGCAAGCTCAACGATCAACGCGATGATCTTTTAAACGAAGCGCGAATTGCTGCGTGGAAGGCTATTGGAGATTTCGATGAAGATCGCAAGGTCAAATTATCAACTTGGATTACGAGTTCGGTAAAATGGCACCTTGGACATCTTTACGACAAATCTTCGGCGAACAAGCGCGGTGTCCTGTCCGAACTCACTGATTGTGAAGAAGATGCTCCGATAGCGGAGTCCCAAGAAATTCACGATTTAGAATTCCTGCTCTCAATGAAGGCAGTTTTAACGGACGAAGAGTTTGCAGTTTTTGATATGCGCTTTGTTCAAGATTTTAGTTTGGGCGAGATTCAGAAATCCTTGGGTCTGACTCGCAGAGGGGTTGAATCATGTTTGCACCACATCTGTCAGAAATACTTATCACTCGAAGAGAACCTGACAAGGAATTTAACGCAGATGCAGCTTCGGCACAAGTGGCTCGAAAGTTCGCACGAATAGCAGAAAAAATTGTCTCGCAATCTTTAATCAATGCTCCAGTTGATCCAAAAAAGAAGGCCAAGGCTGAAGACAAAATTCGTGAAGCCATCGAAAAAGATGAGCGCATGAAGGGTGTCAGAAAGTTTATGGAATTCTGGAACGAGCATCGATTGAGATATTTAAACCTTGATCCAATTTGGCCGAAGAACAAAGGCCAATTAACCATGATCGAGAATTCAATCATCTTTGCTCAAGAATTGGGGCTCAAGCTCTACATCTTAATTGGTTGCATTCATAAAATGTACGAGAAGCGCAGGGTTCGTCCAGGCTACAACGCAATCATTCTTTATGGAGAAGATGCCTATGATCACTTTCATGATGCCGTTCTCTCTGATCTTGACCGCGAAGAGTATGAAGAACAAGCGGCGATGCGGAGAAGAGAATGAGCAAGATAGAGTTTTCATTTGGGCAGGAGTTCCAAGATCAAATGATCTCGCTTATGCTGCGAGATTTTTCTTTTGCTAAAAAAGTTTCAGATTACATTCCAGTTGAACGACTTTATTCAGAAGCTCACAAATATGTCTTTGAGCAAATCAAAGAGAATCTGAAAAAGAACGAGCTTCTCACGTTTGTTGAAATTGAAGATCGCCTGAAGACGGTTGATCGATCCAAGCGTCGCCTGATTAAAGCCTACGCCAAGAAAGTTTCTGAGCTTCGTGTTGAGAATCCAGATTTCATGAAAGAGAAACTTACCGAGTACGCCAAGAAATGTGCGTTCGTTGATGTTTTCATGACGGCTCAAACATTCTGGAACGCCAAACAACATGGCAAAGCCTACGAGTGTGCGATGGAAGGCATAAACGAGCTTTACACAATTTCTTTTGAAGATGATGCCATCATTCCAGTTCAGAATTTTGAAGAGATCCGTCAGACCTTTGTTGCAGATTCAATGAAGCACTCGATTCAGATTCCAACTTTAATTCCAACGCTTGATAAAATTCTGCGCGGTGGAATCACAAAGGGCGAGCTTGGAATTTTATTAGCCGAGCCCAAGAAGGGTAAATCTATTGGTCTGATCCACATGGGAGCCTCTGCTCTCACTTCTGGCTTTGGCCGCATTGCTCACTTCGTTCTTGAGGGCACGACCGAGCAGACTGTTCTTCGTTATCTTTCAAGGCTCACCAACATTGAATACGCTCGACTTGAAAAAGATGAGATCACAAAAGAGGAGCAGGAGAAGATCAACAGGATGACCAAGAAGATGAAAGATCGCTTGGATCTCATTCCAATGAACAAGCACTGGAACTACACGGTGTTTGATATCGAATCCAAAATCAAAGAACTCAAGGCTGTTGGCCGCAATCCTGATCTTGTGGTGATTGACTACGCGGATCTTTTGAAATCTGGCGATTCAAATCTGGAGAAGCGACACGATCAAACGGAAGTTTACAGGAATGTGAAGAAGCTCGCAGTGATGGGCAATTACGCCATCTGGACAGCTTCGCAGGCGCAACGACCATCGAAAGAACCAGATGATACTTATCTTCTTCGTGCGAAAGATATTTCTGAATCTTATGAAAAAGTCAGAATCGCGGATCTCGTTGCAACGCTGAACCAAACTCCAGCGGAGAAGGCGAACGGCATTTTGAGATTTCACGTTGATATTTATCGATCAAACGATACCGATCAAACGATGACTCTGATTACAAACTACGAGCGAATGATTTTTTACTCTCCTCTGTATGGCGAGAAAGATTGGAAGCACGATCACTTTGAGTGGATGGATAAGAAAAAAAGATTATGAGCTTGGATCGATTCCCTAATTTTGATCTTGATAAGTTTTTAGGTGATTGCGACGTGCAGTTTAAGGTTCACGATGCCGTCGATCATATTGAATACGCCATGAACTGTCCAATGTGCCACAGGCGCGGTGAGCCCTCTGAAGATACGCACAAAAAACTGTGGCTGAATCTTAAAGAGGGAGCGTTTATTTGTTACCGTTGCGATTGGTCTGGATCGACAATTCGATTGGTGCAGACTCTTGCAAAATCTTCTTTTGAAGATGCCGTGAAGCTCTTAAAGGGCAAAGCACTGGATCCGCTCCAGCACTTGAATCTTCGGCTGGTTATCGATGAACCTGACCCACACGATGATGATGAGCATCTCTTGGTGGACGTTGAGCTTCCTTATGGATTCAATCCAATTGAAAGTCCTCACCCGTATCTTGAGAAGCGCGGAATTCCTTGGCAGTACGCCGCCAAACATGATTGGGGAGTTTCAGATGCAGGATTCACGAAGGATCGCATCATTGTTCCAACATTCATGAACGGGCGGCTGGTATTCTGGCAAGCGCGAGCCACATGGGACGAGCCTGAGAACAAGGATTTTAAAAAGGTTCTCAATCCAAAAGGCGTTTCAAACCGTCCGATTCTTTACAATTATGATTCTGCAAAAGAATTTGAAACAATCATCATCACGGAAGGATTCATGGATTGCGCCAAGGTCGGCGCAGATGCCGTCGCAACAAACGGCAAGAGGCTTCACGGTCAACAAGTGGAGTGGCTGACAAAGACAAAGGCCAAGACCATTGTGATGCTTTGGGATCGCGATGCGTGGACAGATGCAAGAGTTCGCAGAGGCAAGAAGACTCCGCCGAGCGTGGTTCAAGCTGCCGATCTTTTGAAGGCCGCAGGGTTCAAGGTCAAAGGCGTTAAGCTGCCAGATGAAAAAGACCCTGGCTCATATCAATACAAGTCCAAGAAACTTCGCGCACTTATCGATTCGGCCATCCCGCTTTAAGACAATTTCATTTCTCCTTGACTTTGAGAATACACTGTAATACACTGTATTCAGGCTAACAAGGAGAATACTATGTCAGTGAAAACCCAAGCACTTGCAATCTGTATCGCTCGAATTCAAGAGAAGATCGAGCATACTTATGAAGTCAACGAAGGCTTCGATGGCGAGATCACGGCTGAACAATTGGCCGATCTTGTCTATCCTTCTTCACGTCCAGCGCGTCCTGCTTTTGTGGCTTCAACTTCTACGTCGAAGTCAGGCACACGCAAAAAGGCGACTTGTAAATACTGTGGCTCTGAATCAGTGAAGTGGACACGCGAAGGCGGTCGTTGGCAGTTGTTGAACGTCGATGGCTCTTATCATGGCTGTCGATCTGAGCGTCCTGCTCCTGCGGCTGAAGAGCGTGTTTCTCGCGAACACTGGCACAATCTCGTTCGCATTTTTACTGATCTCAAGGCTCAAGGCGTTCCACGCAATGAGGCTTCGGACGCTCTTGAATATGATTCAGATCAAACTCCTGCACCAAAATCGGTGATTGAAAAGGCCATAGCAAAAGTCTATGGCCGCGAAGTCGAACAACCAAAGAGTTTCTCTGAAGCTCTGAAAGCGATTGGAGAATAATATGTCAACATACGAATTCAAATTCGATTCAGATCATTTTTCAACTGACGATCTTTGCAACGAGATTGAAGTCTCTGTCGATGTCACTGCGTATTGCGAAGATGATTACAATTGGGAGATCGAATCGATCTTCGACAACACGGCCAATTGCGAGCGCAAGCTCGAAGACTTCCCAAAAGAAGAGCAAGCAAAGATTGAAAAGCGAGCCGAAGAACTTGCGCATGAACGAGCCTACGATGCTTATCAAGATTATTGTGAAGGTGCGGCTGACGCTGCCTACGATGCTTGGAAGGATCGCATGATGGAAGAAGGAGAATAATATGTACGAATTCACAACACCAAACATTGAACTTGATTTGATCGACCGACTTCCTGAGATGTCAGAGTCTTCAAGCTGTTATCGACAAAAGGTAACGCTCAAGTGGAGCGTTGAATTTGAAATGCGCGAGTGGGGAATCAAGTCCTGCATCATCACGGTGCCTGAGCAAGAAATCACTTTTGAAATTGAGCTTGATGAGCGCGACGACTTTGAGACCAAGACGGTCACGGTTCTTTTGAAAGAAATACACACCGATGTCTCAGATCAGATCTGTCTCAATTTGGTTCCGCGAAAGCTCGAATTTTACAGAGGTAAATGGACTTTAAGTTTTTAGTGGACTTTGATAGTACGCTGTACTATACTGTATTCAGGCTAACAAGGGAGTTCAAATGTGCAAATGTAAAGAAGTTCATTCGTGTGATGATCTCTGCGAATCATGCAAGTCAGATTATTTGGCTTGGCTTGAATCCGTTGAGGCTTCCGCAGATGCCGATGCTCACTTGGAAGCAATCGAAATGGGTTTACAAAAATTAGAAGACGAAGGGAGCATTTATGGCAATTAAGAAGAAAACAGATAAGCAATCGGTCGAGTTACCAGCGGAGTTTGATTCTCTGGTTTTGAAGGCATTCACTGAGCAGTTTCTTTCTGCGAAGTACGATGATCTTTTCAAAGAGAGCAAGGCCGAAGTTCTTGGTTACATTGAGAAGAGTGACGACATCGAAATCACTGAAGGCGAAGGGTTCAAGACCGAGTACGGTTCGATCATTCTTTCTTCGCGCTCGAATTACAAGTACGACAAGGACAAACTTGCGGAGCTTGTGAACGATGGCACGATCACAGTCGATCAACTTCTTCAGTGCGTTTCGACGTTCAAAGCTGAAGAGCTTGAGAAGACTTTATCGACCACGGTCTTCAATAGCGTTGCAGAAAAATCTGCATCTCAGACTTTCACTTTCAAAGCGACTGGCGATTTCAAAGCGAAGTGTGAAGAGAATTTCTCTGAATCTGCGCCAAAGCCAAAAGCGGCTCCAAAAAAATCTGCAATTGCCAAAGAAGAGAAAGAAATTCGCAAGCTCGAAAAAGAAGGGCTCACGACTTCGGATGCTCAAGGCGTTGTTGAGGCAAAACTCTTGAAAGCGAAAGCTGCCGCTGCGAAAGCGAAGGCGAAATCTGCAAAATCAAAAAGTGCTGACGACGACTTGGATGCAATCTTAGGAGAGTAAAATGGCGATCAAAAAGAAGCGATTTGAAGACATTCATGATGCAGCATACGCGCTCGAAATCGATGCAGACTCGGCGGCCACTGTTGGCCGTTACGAGTACAGCGAAGGCGGCTCTGACAAGTTTTATGAGCTTCGCATTGATACCAAGACAGGCGAACACGTTGTCACTTGGGGACGCAACGGAAGACCGCCACAAGGCGAGCAACGTCTCGACAAGTACGAAGCGATCAAGAGAGTGAGAGAGAAACTTGCCAAGGGCTATCGTCGAGCGAGCGAGCCAATTATTTCAGTTGAGGATGGGTTCATCGTTGCGCGTGAGAAATCTTTTGGAATTCCTGAGCGTGATGCGCGTATTAGCGCAGCGGCTCGAATGGATATCAAACGCGAAGTCAGAAAGGCAGAGCTTGATGAGAAGCAAGAATTTCTCAAAGCACTGAAGAAGTTATGAAAACAGAATTGTACGCACCTTCAAGATGCACGGCCAAACTTCCTGACATTGTTGATAAGCCGTACTACGTCGCTGAAGAAAAAATCGATGGCTCAAGATATGTGCTTTACATCGCTTGCGATCCTTATGAGCGCAGAAGTGGCAACACTCTTCTCTCGCGCAGAGTTTCGACTGTTGATTTGAAACACGTTGATCGCACTGATAACGTCCCACATATCACAGGCATCGAGTACGAAGGTCTTGATGGAACTGTTCTTGATGGCGAAATTGTGGCCGAGAATTTCTTGGGCACGAATTCTGTGATGAACTCTTCGCCTGCGGAAGCTGTTCGCAAGCAAAAATCTTCAGGACTTTTGAAGTATCGCGTTTTTGATATCAAAGCGTTTCGTGGCAAAGACATCCGCAAGCTACCACTTGAGAAGCGCAGAAAAGTTTTGATCGAAGTCGTTTCGCGCATGAACAATCCACATATCACAGTGATCGAACAAGTGACTGTGAATCTCGAAGGGTTCTTCAATAAAATTGTGAACGCAGGCGGCGAAGGAATCATCGTCAAAGATATCAGACAGGCATACGGCGTTGGATGGAGCAAGTGGAAGAAGTCGTATGATGTTTCGTGTGTGATTTCTGGTTTTAAAGAGGGCGATGGCAAGTATAAAGGTTCAATCGGTTCAATCGCTCTCTCTGTTTATCACGAAGGCCGATTGATCGAGATTGGATTCGCATCTGGTTTCGATGATAAAATTCGCCACGATATCGCGAAAAATCCAAAGAAGTACATCGGGCGCGTGGTGGATATTTTTGCACAAGAGATCCAAGATTCAAAAAGATCGGCTGACAATATCGTGGGAAGGCTGCGTCATCCAACTTTTTATAGATTCCGAGACGATCTTAATGCTAAGGATTGTACTTCTGAAAAATTGTGGAGCGACCTGAGAGCGGCAAAAGTAAGAAATAGCAGAAAGAGAAGAGATGAATAAAAACACTCCAGAGCGCATCACATGGATGTGCATGAATCAGAGAGTAAAATCGAAAGGATACTACTCAGAAAGAGGCATTAAGGTTTGCAAGCGTTGGAATAAGTTTGAGAACTTTCTTGCAGACATGGGAAGGAAGCCTTCACCAAATTATCAGCTTGATAGAATCAATAACGATGGAGATTACGAGCCATCAAATTGTCGTTGGGCAACGCCAAAAGAAAATTCAAACAATAGAAGATCGAACACGTTCGTCGAGTTTGGCGGAGAGAGATTGACGCTTTCTCAGTGGGGAGATCGCATTGGCGGCAATCGCCACACAGTAAGTGATCGCTTAAAAAAGGGATGGCCGATCCAAATGGCTGTCACCGTCCCCGTTGGATGGACAATGGTTGATTTGTGGAAGAGCTTCACAGGGTATCAAAATAAGACACAAAAATAATCTGTTGACTTTCATAGTACATTAGAATACACTGTATTCAGGCTAACAAGGAGTGTATTATGAACAAGTTAATTTTAATAGTTTTAGGTCTGGCACTAAGCGCGTGTTCTTCAATGCCGAAGTTGAAAGATCTTAATAAGATCGACGCAGGCATGAGCAAAGAACAAGTGATCGACATTCTCGGCGAACCAACTGAGAAGAAGTTTGAAGGCAATCGCGAGCTTTACGAGTACGCTGTCGATTTCGATGGAACTCAAAAGCCACGCTTGATCGTTTTTGAAGACAACGAAGTTGTTTTCTCTGGCCGTCCAGCCGATTACAAGGCGCAAGTTGAGCGTGAGGCTTCCAAAAATGGCGGCGCTTCCAATACCAACACAGTCACAGTCAATCCATCGATCAACGTGAATCCGATCTTCAATGTTGGCGGCGGTTCAACTGGTTCAGACTTCAGAGCGCCTGCATCGATTCAAAAACCCGCTGGCAATGGTTCATACTTTCATGAGCATCCGACTGTAGGCGGTTCAAATGAATAAGGTTCAATATATTTGTTGGAACTATGGGAAGATTAGAACGAGCGTCACAGAGGGAATCCAAACGGTTCATCTTGTGAGGCTTGCAGATGGCAGAGGTTTAATTTTAACAGATGCACAAATGGTGAAGCTCGGCTTCGCCAAGTGGATGAACTAAGGGCTAACAAGGAGAAAATATGCAACGCAAAGGTGATTTAATTTTCTGGTCAATCAACGAACTCGAAACAACAAAAGATGCGCTCATCGATCTTGGCTTTGATCGCTTTGTCCCGCGCAACGATTACAAGTCTGCGCTCATCAAGGCAATCAAGAAGATCACACGCGGCGATGATAAATTGTATCGTCGCTTCGGTGACGCTGGCGATGAAGTGAAATTTGCCGTGTTCAACGAAGTTGTTTCAGGCGATGAGCTTAATCTTGATCGCGAGCTTGGCCTTGTTCTCAACAAGAAGAGCGGCGTGATTTCTCCTGTGCGAGCAGAAGACACAGATTCAAGATTGTACGCGCTGATCCAAGAAGAGTTCAGACGTGCGGCCAAGACCATCGATTCAAATCAGTTTCGTCAATTGGTTCTTCGCATTGTTCGCCAAGAAGGATGGGGAGTCGCCATGCGCGATGGCGGTGGAATCTATTTCGTGGATGCGCGTTTTGACAAAATGCTTGAGCGATTGCAATCACTGTTCACGGCGTTTCAGGCTTCCGCCACTCTTCACAGGGTTCCAATTTTTGACAACGCTGGAACGCATGAGGCTCTTTCAACTGCGATCTCTGAAGACATCGCTGGCGACATTGCTTCGCTTGTGGCCGACATCGATAAGCGATTCAAAGACGGCTCGATCACCAAGCGTCAACTTGAAGGCGACATGGCTCGCGCTGCCGACATTGTTGAGAAGTACAAAATTCACAGCGAAAACCTTCGCGCTCGCGCTGGAGCGATCAACGCAAAACTTCATAACGTGATGACTACACTTCGCGAAGTTCAAGATCGTGTTGAGCGCGGAATCGTTGAGCCAAGTGATTTCATGAAATCTTTGGAATCACTATGAACATAAAAGAAGATCTTCAAAAAATTAAACGAGCTAATCCCTTCGGCGTGAGTCGAAGGGTTCTCGTTGAGCGCGGCCTTGCGGCTGGAGATCGAAGCCGTCCCTATGTTACTGACAAGGGCGACGATTATTTGGCAAATCCTGAAATGGTTGAACTCAAAGAAGCACTGGAGAAATTATGAGAAGAGCCAAGGTTCCAGAAATTCAAATCCCAATCGAAAACGGAATTCACACGATCCGCTTTATCAAGAATGATGGCGATCAATTTCGGTTTTACAGAATCAAATTGAAAGATGGCGATGAAATTTCAATCCGTGGTTTTATCGCGCACGGAATTTTAAAAATTCACGAATCGTTGAATGCCGAAAACCAAAGAGAGATGGAGTCGATGGAACTTCTGGCCCTTCTGTCTCTTTATGAGAAGGCGATCCAAGATAAGGTTCTCTCCCCGCCAATCCTTCGACTTCAGAGCGGTGATTACGATGTTTTTGAGAATAAATGGATTTCACGAAGGAAGACTTGACTTTGAGAATACACTGTAGTACACTGTATTCAAGAGGTAAAGCATGAAAGCAATTAAAGTTTTTTACAGAGATGAGCAAACGGTAACAGATAACACGTCTTTTTCGCCTTCGGCTGGCAAGCCTGCAAAAGTGTTGGCCTCTTGGCAGAATCTCAACGTGCCAATCGAGCAAAAATCTTTTAAGCCAATCACACGCGCTCACATCGCTCTCGCTCATGAGATCGATCATGTCGAAGCAATCTTGGCCTGCCGTCGATCAAATGGTTTCGGTAACACGCTTCCTTCGGTCGCAAAGTCTTTGCGTTACACGACTGGCTCGCTTGCTGCCGCTGCAATCCACGCATTCAAGACCAAAGAGATTTGCGCTTCGCTGACTTCTGGCTTCCACCACGCAGGCTATTCGAGCGCCTCTGGTTTCTGCACGTTCAACGGTCTTGTGATCGCTGCGCAGATGATTCGCTTGTATTCGCCAATGCACTTCGGCGCTGTTGGCATTCTCGACATGGATCAACACTATGGCAACGGCACCGACAACATCATTCAAAAACTCGATCTTAAATACATCAAGCATTGGACTCTTGGTTCAAGCAACGTGAATCGTTCAAACGCGAAGAAGTTTTTTAAAAAACAATTTCGCAAGATTCTTGAAGAGAATTTTTCTCGCGTCGATGTTTTGATTTATCAAGCTGGCGCTGACCCTTGGATTAACGACCCGCTCGGTGGACGTTTGACCAAGAAGCAATTGCGATTGCGTGATCGCATGGTCTTTGAATTCTGTCGCGAGAATAAAATTGGCTGTGCATTCAACTTGGCTGGCGGTTATGCTCCTGAGTTTCAGAATGTTCTCGACATCCACAACAATACTCTGATTGAAGCTGGAATCGCCTGCGGTTTGATTCCTGAATCACGAAGAGCAGACTGCAACATTGACGATGGCGTGGCGCGTACTCACTATGAAATTGAAGACGATCACGATCATGAAGTTCAAGACAGCGATGAATTTCACGGAATTTCAGAGCAAGAAGTTCACGCTGACGAGTTCGGCAGCATTTGGGACGATATGGATTCGTTCAATGCGAGCTACAGAAAATGATGGATTTTTGCAAAAATACACTGTAATACCATAGAATCTTATGTGTGAAGGAGACAAGATGAAAACCCTAAAAGATCCAAAGACGGTTCGCAACAAGATGACAACTCTTCGATTGAACGAGCTTGAAGACAATTTTATTGAAAGCATGAAAGAGAAACTTGCAGAGATGAGACCTGTGCTTGGCGCAGCGGAGCCAACAAAGACCGAAGCTCTTCAGGTTCTTCTTGCGATGGGAATGGAAGCGTTCTCGGCTAAGTATGGAGATCCACGAAAGAAAGCCAAGAAAAAGATTTCTTGACGCGCATAGTACATTGTACTATACTGTATTCAAAGGGCTAACAAGGAGAAATTTATGTCAGACAAAAAGCGTTTAACGTGTAAGATTTGCGGTTTTCGTTCAGACAACCTCATTGACCACATTGAAACCGATCATGCCGATGAGCTTCAGAGTCCAGATGGAACTCTTGTGGCATACATGGTCAAGTATTCACTCGATCAGGACGACGTGATACATCCAGAATATACAAAAGAAAAAAGCAGGGGGACAGCAATGGCAACGAAGCCAACAGACAAGGGTTTTTCAATTCATGGTGTGACGCTCGCAAAGGGCGCAGGCGGCGACTTCGTGCCTTCTGTGAATTCAGCATATCACTTCAGCGATACTGCAAAATGGATTGCGATGGATATCGAAGAGAATCGTCGAGTTCTTTTGCTCGGCCACACAGGTTCGGGCAAGACTTCAATGATTGAACAGATGGCAGCGCGAATCGATCAAGGTGTTTTGCGCGTGAACATGAACGGTCAAACGACAATCGGTGATTTCGTTGGCTTGTGGACTGTGAAGGGCGGCGAGACCGTATGGGTTGACGGTGTTCTTCCAAAGGCAATGCGCGAAGGCTTGTGGCTTGTGATCGACGAATTGGATTTCGCGGAGCCTGCAATTCTTTCTGTGTTGAATGCGGTTCTTGAGCCAAAAGGCAAATTGATGCTCAAAGAAAAAGGCCATGAAATTGTAACGCCTCATGCGAATTTCAGATTGTTCGCCACTGCCAACGGCGTTGGCCGCATGGCTCAATATCGTGGCTTGTATCAAGGCACCAACATCATGAACGAAGCGTTTCTTGATCGCTGGCGCTGTTATTACATTGACTATCTTCCGCCTGAAGAAGAAGTGAATGTTGTTATCAATTCAATTCCAAAACTCGCTGCGAATCCTGCGGGTTCAAAGTCTGTCGCTGTGACCGTTGTGAAGGTCGGCAACATGATTCGCGAAGCCTTCCGCAAAGAAGAAGTTCAATGCACTTTCTCTCTGCGCAGGATGATTGATTGGACTGAGAATCTTATTCGATTCAAAGACCCTCTCAAAGCGGCTGAGGTATCAATCTTCTCGAAGGTCTCTCCCGAAGATGCCGAAGTTATCAAAGGTCTCATTGTGAGAAACATGACCACGAAGAGCGGTTAATCCGCTCTTGACTTTGAGAATACGGCATAGTACACTGTATTCAGGCTAACAAGGAGAGAATCAATGAGTCGTGTTAATTTTGAATCAACACTCGAAAAGATCGGTCGTATCATTGGCCGATCATACAATCTTGAAGTTTTGTTTGAAGGCAACGAAGCGTACACCGATGGCAAGCGCATCGTGCTTCCGTTTTTTCAAACTATCGATGAAGAGATGAAGGCCGATTTGAACGGCTATCTTGACCACGAAGCGGCTCACTGTCTCTTCACTGGCTTCGAGACTCTCAAAAAAATCAAAACACGTTTTCACAAAGAGATGCTGAATGCGGTTGAGGATGTTCGCATCGAGCGATTGATGCAAGAAGAGTATCCAGGAACGGCATTCCATTTGCGTCCACTTAACGACAAGATGCGAGCGCGTGTGATGGCCGAAGAGAATTGGTCGAGACTTCCTTGGCCGATTCGTACAATCCTTGCTGTTCGAGATATCATGGAAGGTCGCGCACCACGCATCGATGAAGACATCGAGCGATTTGTTGACGTTGTGAAGGATGCGGCTGTAGAACTCAACGACTGTAAATCAACTGAAGAGCTTCGAGTTAAGACTGAAGAAATTGTCAAAAAAATCATTGAAGAGCGTGAAGAAGAAAGAAAGGAATCAGGCGATGGGGAGCAAGAAGAAGGCGAAGAAGGTGATTCGAGCGAAAGCAAAGCCAAAGGCAAAGGCGGCGAAGGCGACTCCGAAGGTGAAGATTCTGAAGGTGAAGACGACTCCGAAGGGGACGATTCTGGCGCTGGCGGTGCTGATTCCAAATTCGACTCGATGCTGACAGAAAAAGAAGGCGATAAAAAATCTGAATTCGACAAACACGCCACTTCGATTCACGACATGATGAAAGAGAAGATGGACAAGGCTCTTGCTGAGGACAAAAAATCTCTCGGCAAAGTGAAACCAGGATCAGGCCACTATCCAACTCCTGAGTTCGGCACTGCGACTTCAATTCCTGCGACAACTCGCTTCGACAAAGTGACCGATCATTCTGGCAAGGGCGATATCAAGTCCTATGCGCGATTGAAAGATTCTGTGAGACCAAAGGTCGCTCCAATCAAGAATGCGCTTGAGCGCGTTCTCAAAGTCCGCGAGAACGCCAAGTGGAAGACTGAGCGTGAGCGTGGCAATCTGAATGCGCGAGATCTTTCTCGCCTTGCGAGTGATCGATCATATCGAACTCCATTCAAAGAATTCACGCGCACTGAAACGAACAATGTTGCCGTTGAACTCTTGATCGATCTTTCTGGTTCAATGGCAGGGCACAGAATTCAAGTCGCAAAGATGAGCGCGATTGCAATTTCTGAAGCTCTCAAAGATTTGCAAATTCCTTTTGAAGTAACTGGTTTTTGCTCTGAGCCTGATCGCAGAGTTTCAGAGTACACGGCTTCACTTGCCGATTCGACTCGGTTCAATCGCAAGCATGAGCGTCTTGATCTTCATGTGTTCAAGCGTTTTGATTCGCACACTCTTCTTGGCCTTGAGGCTATCAAGAACGGTTCACAGAATCCAGATGGCGAGTGTGTTGCGTGGGCAGCAAAGCGCCTTGCAGAAAGAAAAGAGAAGCGCAAGATCTTAATGGTCTTGTCAGACGGACAGCCAGCCACAGGCGACGGCGATCATCGGAAGCTCTGCACAGACCTGAAGAAAAAGATTGAGCTGATTTCAAAATCTGGCATTGAGATCATCGGTGTTGGAATTGAGACCGATCATGTAAAACATTTTTATCCTGATTTTGTCATTCTGCGAGACGTGGATGAGCTTCCGAAAGCGGGACTGGCAAAGCTCTCCAAACTAATTCAACAAGGATGATATGAATAGAACGAAGCTCCTTCAATACTGCGAAGCGAATAAGATAGCCGTCCCCAAAGATGCAACGGTTGAACAACTGAATGCCGCAATAGTCCGAGCGGCATTTCACAAAACTGAAGTGAAACAGGACAAGACCAAAAGCTGTTTTGGTTTTTGGGAGAACGAAGATTCAAATTGTGGAACGTGTGACTTTGAAGGCAAGTGCTTCAAGGCATCGTTCGGAGTGGATAAGCAAACGTACTTCAAAAAGATGGAAGCGATTGAGAATCCAAGAATTCGTTTCTATGCGAAGCCACTTGCAAAATTTAAGAAAGCGAAGTTATGATTTGGTGTCGGGCAAAAATTCCTTGTTAGCCCAAGAGTCTTTAAGCCCACACCAGCCCCTCTGGAGCGATCCAGAGGGGTTCTTTTTTATTACACATCTTCTACGTCTCAGTTCGTAACACCCTGAAATCATTTGTCTCTTTATTGTACGCCATTCTTTTTCGCTTGCATTTGAGAATACACTGTAGTACACTGTATTCATAGGGCTAAACAAGGAGAAAAATATGGGCACACAATACTACTTAATGAACGGAGTCAAAGGTCAGCCACACAGCAATTTGCGTGTGAAGATCATCGACGATCAGAATGGCGGCAATTACGTTTTAGTTCAGGTCTGCGATATGCGCTTGATGGATTGTCCTCAATCGATCACTGAGCGAAGCAATTTGACCTTGGCTGATTTCGATGCCGATGAGATCGATCAGGCTTCATTCGAGCTTTACAATCACAACGACACGTTTCTTGGTGAGTTCGACACGCTCGAAGCTGCGAAGGCTGAAGCTGCAAAATACACTCGCGAGACTGGCAACGAAACTTCAATCAAGAAGGTGCAATAATGGGCGCGATGAAAGAACTCGTTTTCGACATGGTAGAAATTTTTGAGCGCACAGATATCGATCACACAGATCTTGAAGCTGTTCGCGCAGTTTCAAAAGGCACTGTTCTTGAGCGGTATCTTGCGAGCTTCGATCAGTTTCGTTGGATGAATGAGCTTCCACACTTCAAATCTCTCGCAGGATTGACCAGCGATGAAGATGGATGCGTGACCTTGGCTGAACGCGCACAGGTCTCTCTTGAGGCTTCTGCGCAGCTTATCGAGAACGCTGCACGATCTTTTGAAACTTCAAACCCACAGGTCGCCATCGCACTCAAACACGTTGCGAGCGAGACACGTCTTAACATCAAATTCTTTGATGAACTTCTTGAAATTGTGAAAGCGGCTTAAATAAAAAAGGGCAGGATTTGACTCCTGCCCTGACAACATGGCAAAGAAGAAAGCAACTACTTCTTTGAATCTATTTTTTACCGCCTAAGAACCCTTTGGCAAGATCAATCCACGCATCATATTTCGGCCCGACCATTGGCAATTCTTTTATTGCATCGAGTAATTGGTGAAGGATGATCGCTCCACCGCCTGCCATCGCCCAAGCCATCAAAGCGGCTCCTGTGATTTTACCATCGACCGCGCCTGTGCTTAAACTTACCACGCCCATAACGAGAGCGAGAACGGGAGCGGCGAGAACCTTGAAGGCTCCAAGTTTGTCCCACAACGGCTTGAGGACGCTGACCTTCATGCTGGCAATGAGAAGCGTACATACAGCGATCACCTTCAGACCCCAACTGAGTCCCCCGAAATCCTTCACTGCCGCGAACACTTGCTCTAAAAAAGAGGCAACAGGCAAATCAGGTACAACTGGCGGAACAGGTGCAACGACCTCTTGAGCAAATGCGATCCCACACGCTGACAGACAAAATGCGATCAAAATCATAAATAGTTTCATGGTAACTCCTTTTTCATTGTTAAAGTTTGCGCATAACCCTCTTCGGAATGCCCTATTCCGCCTCTTGAGGCTTGATTAGCGGCGTGTCAAAGACCTTTCTGGCCTAATTGCTCATCCATCCTGCCAGCTCTTCTCTCCCAGCCGCTTATCGCCGAATCGCAATTCCCGTACTTTTTGCAAGTTTTTATGATGTAGGACTTGATCTTTGCCCACGTTCGCGCAGGCACCTGAACCATCGTCGGCCTGATCTCCCACCAAGTTTGCTTGCCCTTGCCATCTCCCCAATCATAAGGATTCTCATCATCGATGTAAAATTCCTTATCTGAAATGGTCATCGTACACCATCCCTTTGATTGATGGATCTCGGTGCAAACTTCGCTATCGGGTGGACTTGTAGCGCAGGCTGAGAGAAAACCGCTCAAGATAAGTATCAACCACAATTTCTTCTGTTGGAACAACGACATCTCCCACTCTCCTTACTCTGACAACTTGATCTCTGTTCAAGCCTCTTTTGGATCTAATCATGTGGCTCTTGCCGTCTTCAGTTTGAACAAAGCCAAAATTAGCCCATGAATTAAACCAAAGCACTGTTGCCATCATGTTGTGAATTTTACGAAGCTCCTAAAAGAATCGATCAACTCTTTCTCTGCTTTCGCGGCCTCTTCTTTTGAAATCAATCCGTGTCGAAGTTTATCTTGAGTGTTGCGGTTGTTGATCGCAGCTTCTTGAAAAGCTCTTCCCTGTGCGGAAGTTCTTAGATCAATATACATGAAGAACATTCCCATCTCGGTCTGCTTGATCGCGATCTCTAAAACTTTACCAACGATCCATGCGACAAAGGGGTTCACCCAAGAAAGCGCAAGCCATGATGCTTTTGAAACAAGAAACTGCATCACAGCTTTCTTGCCAATATCAAGAGCCGCATCTTTTATCATCTCTGCGTATTGATCTTTGTTCACGCGCCTTCGCCCTTTTTCTTGGTGCCAATAATCACAAGAGTCTCAGAGATCTTTGTGATCTTGGTTTTAATTCCATCGACTTCTTCGCGGGTTTTCACCATCGCTTTTGCGCCAAGAGAAAGAGAGTGTTGGTGCTTGATAACTGTGTCTTGCAAACCAACAACGGCATTTTGAATTGTGGCGACATCGGCTTTCACCTGTGTCGTTGCCTTGTGAACTTCGTGGATTTCTTTATTGATTTCTTTTTGGAACTCAAGAGCCGATTGCTCGATCTTAACGGCAGACTCATTCACACGATTTACCGCCTGAGTGACCTGTCTGCCATTCTCTTCAGCCTTGCTGCTCAAAGATCCAAGTTTCTCATCAACCTTCTTGTGATGGTCATCATTGTGTTGAATAAATCTGCGAACGAAAAAAATTAGCCCTGCAAAACACAAGGCTAATGCACTCATCAAGATCCAAGCAACAATCTCTTGTGTTGTTGTTGGCACCTTCATCATGCTCCTTCGATAGCGGCCTTTTCATCTTGGAATTGCTTAATGCGTGTGATTCGAGTCACCGAGTATGCTACCACAGCCGCAAGAGCCGCATCTGCATAATCTTCGCACTTCTGAATTGTATCCAAGGCATCGCCAACTTGAAAAGAGCCATGCGAGACATGAGCTTTCATCCCAAGACTGAAATAAGCTGAAGGATTTGTCTTCATCAACTGCCAAGTCTGATGCCAAGCCGTAGCAGAGTCAGGATTATTCGTTCCGAAAACTGCTGCCATAGACGCATAAACATCTGTATTCATGTCGTTATACCGCTCAGTGATCTGCGCCGCCTTATCTGCGGACACTTTCGCAGCAACCTTCGTTGGTGATTCTTCAAACGTCACCTCACCATCGACAACCACTCCCTGCATGATGCTCATGTCGAAATCATCTGCAACCTCAACCTCTTTGATAGTTCCACTCAAAATTGAGCCTGGATGATTCTCTGGAGAGAACACATCATGGATGTCACCGATTTGTCGGCCTGGATATTCTTGAATAAAAACTCGTGCTATTTTCATTGTTACCTCTCCTTAATTAAATTTAGTAATCTGCATCAGCAGTCCATCCACAGACATAAACATTTGTTGGGTTAGCAGTTGTCAGTCCAGTGGAGTCAATTCTAGTAAAACCATTGCTATCTACAATACTTGCCGTCGCCGCATTTGGATGATCTCCTATATTTACACGATGTATCCTGTTTGCATTGCCTGAATTATCGTAAGGAATCACCGATGGAGCGGTCCTCATTGGGACAGGGAACATAGTTTGTCCCCACACCTCGGTTGAAACTGTCGCCTTACCTACATAGCCCTGTCCACCAGTCGCAGATACAACAGGGCCTTGCGGAATTGAAAGAGTATAATACCTCTGGCAAAGCCTGAGTTCTTCATTAACGCTGCCACCAAACCTTTGGAATGGTTCATCTGGATCAGTCACCAACTGAAGCTGTGCAAGATAAAGAACATTGGACAAACTTGAGTGGAAGTTTTGATTCGCGCTTCCTGTTATTACCCAGCCCGTTGATGTATTCCAATTTCTTTTATTCGCTGCCGACGTTTGATGGCTCGTCCCCGCCACAGTAGGAACCGCGATAACTAGACCAACTCCCGCATCGTAGAGCCATGTTCCGATTGCTGGGTTGTGAGTGACATCCAGAATAAAATCCGTCCAAGTATTTGCAACAGGCACACTGATCTGATCGAGCCAGCGATTGCCTTCACCTGAGTTTGCAAATCCAATCGTCCAGTTACCTGTTACATTTGTGTAAATCTTGCCTTTTAAGAAAAAGGTTTTACCCTTCAATGCTCGAAAATAATTGCCCTCAACTCTATGTCTAAGCAATCCAAGTGCGCCTGCGGCTGGAGCCGCATCAATGATCGAGGTCTGTGCCTTCATAGAATAAGGGGTCAACCCATTCGGAGGTATGATTGAAGCCTCTCTTGACCACGTTGCTCGGCCTGGAGAAGTGGCGTAACCAATAGCAAAGCGATCACAAATCTTGCCTTCAAAAGAAGTAAAGGTTGTGTTTCTCTGCCAGAAATCAAACCCACCATTCATAAAATGATTCTTGAATGGGGAGTCGCTCGGTTGTCTTAAAGGTATTCTTGCCATACTCTCTCCTTATAGCTCTGCATCGAACACAAAATAGCCGCCATTATCAGACTCGATAGAGCAGGGTCGATGTGTAACAACCCAGCCACCAGATATATTAAAGTATTGAACTCTTCTAATTGATCTATTCGGTTCGTGCGAAATGTTGAGGCGGCCTGATACGCACCTGGAAAGTGAACAGTAACGTCCCCAAATTTGGTGGGAACGGGCGCGGCCCGCATATCAACAGGCATAATTATATGACAATATCCTGCCCCAGCAGTTGTCCCGCCACCGTCACCAATACTCGATGTTCCGCCAGTATCCATATCAGTTACAAAACAGTACCTCTGACAAAGACGAAGCTCCTCGGCGTAGTCTCGACCAGCCATTGAGAACTCTTCGTGATCTTCAGCTTCACCAATAGTAAGTTTCATTTGCGACAAAAATAGAGTAGAGCCGTTGACGGCGAAGAGATTTGCAAGACCAGTGGCTCCATAATACTGACCGCTTTGCCAAGCATCTACGGTGCTTGATAGCCAATTTGTGCCAGCCGCCAAAGTTACCGCGACCCGCAAGCCTGCGCCCGAGTCATAGAGCCATGTGCCAGTTTCATCATGAGTGAAGTTGATAATTACTTTCTGCCAAGTATTAGCGACAGAGATTGTGAACATCTTTAACAGTGTTCTATCAACAGCACCATTTCTGAAAGACAAATACCAGGAACCAGTCACAGAGCTTTTTACATAAAAACTTAGCGTCAAGTCTTTGCCTCTGGCTGGATGAAATATGTTCCCCTCAATGACTTGTTGAAAAAATGAAACCTCTCCCGCCGCAGGAGCTTGTGCCGCCGTTACCGTTATCTTGGCAGAGTATTTTGATGCAGAGTTCGGAACGTCTGTCGATCTCTCAATCGTGGCCGCTCCTGTTGCCAGAGTTTCAGTGTGACTCCAGCGATCAGCCACATAGGGAACAGAACTGATTTGAGTCGGACCAACACCCCTCTGCCAGAAATCAAAATTACCATTGATGATGAAGTTTCTATCCAAACGATCTAAGCGCGGCGCACTCATGTTGCCTCCTCATATCTTAAAGTCTTATCAAGCCTTGGTGCTGCCATTACTTACCTCCCAGGATGTACGGATCTCGCATGGCTCGGAACCCAATAAATCGGGACACGTTAGAGTTTGCGTTATTGTTGAGCCTAATAGCCGCCACCCAGTTGTCATTGATCGAGAAGTTCTGCCACCCCTCGCAGCCCCATAAAGATGCTCCGCTATTTGAGCCAGAGAGTATAGCGTGTCTTGAGTTACCGCTATCGTCTTCAAAAATCATAGAAACAACGGAGTTGGCGTTCACCCCACATCCGAACAGGTATGGAACGTGTCGGTAAGGAAGTTTCGCGGCACCATTTGCAGAGAGTCCTGTGAACCCAACATTCCCCGCAATCGTGACATTAAACACGACTCCGTTGGTGGATGTATTAGATACTCCAAGCATGATGTGTTGAAAGCCTGGAACCACAGGATAGAGACCGCCGTTGTTTGTATGGAACGCTTGAAAGTAAGTTTCTCGTTGCTGTTTCACAAAATGAACAATGTCTCCACGTCCGTAGGAATTGTTGGTCGCATCCCAGAAGTTGCCGCCATTCCTCACCAGACCAAGATAGCGATACTTTGTAAACCCGACGGGGCCGCTGCCGCCCGCTTGGTATGGGGCATTGGCAGAGAACCGCAATCCGTAAGAGCCGTTTGATCCTGGCACCGCGTAGACCGCGTACCACTGATCCTGTGCTTCCGCTCCAGTGTCGAGCCCGAGATTTACAGCACCGAGAGTCAAGTCCATCGTGAGATCGGTCAGCGAGTAATATAGAGCCGCATCTTCGAGAGTATTCGCAGTCCCGATCAAGATTCTCGACGAGGGCACTCGGATCGACTTGTGATCGAGATACTGAAAGTCGTTCACCTTCTCATCAAGCAGTGCGATTGGATTTCTAACTAAAAACATATTTCACTCCTCATAGTGCCCTTATAACCAAAGAGCCAAGTGCTAATCGACTGGCTTGAGCCAAGAATTGTCCAGAAAAATTAAACCTAACTAGGCCCGCAGAATGATCCACTCCGCCAGCAACAATCGAGCCTGGTGCCACGCCACTATTTATATTTGTCCAAAATGTGCCGCCAATATATTCAATTTCTTTGCCACTAAAAAACGAGAACTGTGTAAGATTAAGAGAGAAGAGGTCGAAGTTGTTGCCAGTCGCCATATCAAAGTTAAACGAAAAACCAAGAGTATATGTTTTGCCGCGCCTATCCCCAAAAAATCGCAAATTTATTACGTTGGAGACTTCTGTCCCTAAAGTTACAGACGGACTCGCTATCATCTCATTGATTTGCTCCCAATAATTTGCCTGATTCCACTCTCTACCCAGGAGATCAAGTACATGATCGCCAAACGCTCTGCGCTCAACTTCACTTGGATTTGCAGTCAAGTACCGAGTGATGTCGTAAGGGCCGAGGTCTTTCACATCCTCTGCGAGCTTTAGGACTGAGCCGTAAAGGGCTTGGATGTCACCAACTAAAGAAAAGTCGCCAGCGTACTCAAGTCCAAACTCGACAACGATCACATCGTCTTGACCAGAAGGCGCGACGTTAAACTCAATCGTAGTGCCAAGCCCGTTGCCAGCGTCGATCTCTTGGTAGTTACCGTCAGCTAGTGGGTCAGCCGCTACGTTGTCTACGTTTCTAAGTTGTGGCCCGACACCGTTTCTGAAAACCCTGATCGCGCCAAGCTGGGATGTGATGTTTCTGCCAACCTCGTACTCACGACCTAAATTCAAAACCGTTTGACCATCAGCGAGGATGTACTCTTGGTACTGTTTCTTATGGTCAGTCGTGATCGTGGCGTTCGATTGAACTGGCACCGCGTAGATCGTGAACACCTCGTTCTCAAGTGCGCCGCCAAGGTCAGCGATGTTGCCGATAAGCTGGATTGTGTTCTGACCTGTTACAATGAAATCCTCATACAACTGAAGCCAGATGCCTCGTGATGAGTGAATTTTGAGATTCTTTTTATTTACGAGAAGGTTTACCGCCGAAGGATTGTCCTGCACAAAGCCGTTTGCCAGAGCATCGCTTGGAGCTACGAGCGCAGTTGTGTCGATAACAAGATCGCCTTCGCTTGCTTGGTGCTTGAAGATCAAGGTCTTCGTGGTGTTGATCGAGCCAGCGCGACTCTCCTTCAACTCCTTCTTGCTATAACTAATATCTTCTTGTCCAGTTATGCTCATTTATTACCTCACAAGTCTTTCAGCGGAGTCTCAGACAATCCTTGAGCCTCGTATCTAGTTGTGTAAGACCAATACATTGTCGCGTTACTGAACGCATAATAGTTCTGTCCCCAGCCGCCACCAGCAACACTTGGTTGAGTCTGAAAACACCACACGCGGGCCTGAGCGGGACTATAGGCGTATGGCTGGAGAATAGTCATGGCATCTGAAGTGCCGCCGACAGTCACATGACCCTTGCCAATGTGACTTCTCGCATCGTAAAAACCACCCGCTCCAGCATAAGAATCAGTATTCAGAGAATAAATTGTGCTTATTGGGAATGGGAGGCCTAGTAGATAGTTACCAGCCCCCCCTGCCGCGCCCGCTGTGGTGTGTGCATACTCGTGGTAAGTTTGAATAATTTTACCATTTCTTTCCCACCTGAATAGGTCTGTTACTGGGGAGCCGCCGTTGCCCTTTGTAGGAACACTTGATTGCGACCCAATAACATTTGCACCACCCAGCACCATCTCAGATCGTGGCGTTGTGGACACATCATAAATAAAAGTTCCAAAGGCAGATAGTCCATTTGAATAAAATCCACTCACCAAAACCGCTGTCGGATTTGAAATCTTATACACACTCGGCGCACTGGCAGAGATTCTCAACGCTGGAATACCTGAAACAATTTGAACGTAAACAAAGTAAAGAGTGTTCGCCGCCAACGTCACATCTGCCGAAATCAATCGAGTCAGTGTCGAAGTCCTATACTGCCGTCCACCTAAAGTCAGAAGACTCGGCGGCAGAGTGATCGTCCCTGCGGAGTGACTTGGTGTTGAGATTTGATCTGCTTGAATTATTTGTCCCATCGTCTCTCCTTATAGCTCTGCATCTGCCGTGTACTGCAACGTATATGCTTCGGCGGCTGTCGATAAACTCTGAAATTCTCCAGAGAGTCCAGAAACACTCCTCGTAACGCTGTCCGAGAAAGTCACCAGAGTTTCAGAGTTGTAAACCGCAATGTTGTTCGCCGTGTTCGCAACATCATTTCTACCTGGATAGAAAGTTATTGTCGGGATAACTCGCATCGGAACAGGGAACGTAACATTCATAGACGCTCTTGTTGTCGTTGTTCTAAATCCTAGAGCCTGAATGGCTGCGTTTGAGGCCTTAGTAGAAGATCCAGGAACCCACTCGTTACTTGTGTTGTGGTATCGACCGCTCTTTGTGTAATAGTAAGAGCAAAGAAGCTCCTCACCGAGAAGAGTGACTCCTCTCCTCTCAAAGGGGGCAACAACTCTACCTTCATTTAACATTACCTCAGTCAAGTGAACGTCTACCCCACCAGCGTAGGCCACACTCTCGAACTGAATGTCTAGTCTGAGGCCGTTTACACAATTTGCGTGCAGGGGGATGTCGTTTAGAGAAAAGAACTCATAACCGCCAAGGCTATGAACCAAGTTTGTTGTATAAAACTCAGTGCTGCTTGACCAATCGTTAAGTGCGACTGGATAAGACAGTCCGACCCGTATTCTCTCCATAGTTGTTGACTGGGCAATAAAACTTAGGCTGACGGATTTTAAGGCCAGAGCAAGATCACGAACGGCGTCTGCAATAATTCTTTGACGAAATACAAAGAAATCTCCTGCTGTAATAGTCCCACTACATGACCCCTGTCTTGTGCTTTTTGTAGCAAGCGCAACCGCGTTGCCAGTGTTCTGAGTTGTCGGACTCACAACGCCGCTGTGACCGACAAGCCACCTATCAGAAGCAAGATAGTTACCACCAGTGCTTGTAATTGCGGTGGAACCAGTCGCTCGTCTTTGAGAAAAATCAAAGGCACCGTTTATGATGAGATTCTTTCTTTCAAACTGTCCAATCGTTGCTACTGGGCTACCCATTCATATCTCCTTACGGCACCGACAACACAACTATGTTGTCAAAATTGTCGAGCGTGATCTCTCTCTTTGTCCCATCTGGCCTTTGTACAATGATGCCTCGTCCTGGCTGTGACCGATCAATCGTCGCATCCGTTGAACCAAGATGGTTGCTCGCTAATAAGTTTGCGTTCATGTCAGAATTATCAAAAACTTGAGCTTCTGACTGATCGACCAACACATAAACTGTTTCGCCTGGAATCAAAAATTGACCTGCGGCAAACACAAGTTTTCGTCCATCGACCGCAAACGCTGGCCAACGAATAAC